CGCCGTCGCGCAGCGCCACCGCGACCCCGGCGCCCGGGGCCTCCGCCGTGCCTCCTCAGCGGGAAGCACAGGAGGGCGGTCCGCCCGTATCTGCGCAGTTCATCGCATAGGTGAACCCGGCCGGGCGGGCGGCCGACCGGCCGACCGGCCGAACACGCAAGGAGCCTCGCTCCCCATGACGGGGGCGGGGCTCTTCCGGTTCCGTCCGCGCGGATCACACAGTGCCCGGCCGGGCGGCCGGGCGGCCGGGCGCCCGCCCGGGACAATGCCGACATGACGATCTCCGTTGACTTCGACGTCCCCGTACACGACTACACCCGGGGCTGGCAGGACGGCTCCATCTACGGGGATGAGACACCCGGCGCCTTCGCCGCCCTGCGCGGCCTCATGGCCATCGACTCCGTGTTCATCCACACCACCCGCCCGGCCGCGCCGGTCGCGGCGTGGCTCGCCGAGCACGGCGAGTTCGAGACGCTGGCCGATGACGGCACCCTGGGGCTGGAGTTCTGGAACCGGCGCGGCGTCCTGCTGGTGACCAACCGCAAGTACCCCGCCCACGCCTACATCGACGACCGCGCCGTGCCCTTCACCGGCGACTGGGACGACGCCATCGCGGCAGCGGCGGAACTCGTGCCGGTGCTCAGGGAGCGGGCGGGCGGCCGGGCGGACGGCCGGTGACGCCGGACGCGGCCGACGTCCTGGCCCGGCTGCGCCGGTCCATCCGCCGGGGCGACTGGCCCACCGGCTCCCGGGCGCCCGCGCTGGCCGACCTCATGCAGATCCACGGGCTCAACCGGTCCCAGGCCTCCCTGGTCCTGGGCGCGCTCGCGGACGAGGGGCTGATCGTGCGGGCGCGCGGCACCGGGCCCACGGTCATGTACCGCCCCGGGCAGCCCCAGGAGGGCGGAGCTGAGCCGTGAGTGCGCAGCGGCCCGGCCGGTGCCGCTCACGGGATGCTGAGCGACCCTCACGCCCGTATCTCGTGTCACCCGGCCGGGCGGGCGGGCGGCCCCCCGGCCGCCCGGTCGTGACACGTGCACGGGCAGTCGTCCTCCCCCTCCTCGCAGCACGCCACCACCCGCCCGTCCACGAAGTGCCACCCTTCACCGCGCGCCGTCCTGTCGCTCTCGTCCACGGGGATCAGCCCAGGCGGATCGCCGCGCCGGTCCGCTCGCTGAGCCAGCTCTCGTACAGCCGCTGCTCGGCCTCCGCCGCATCCGCGAGGGCCGCGTAGAACTCGGCCTCGGTGATCACGCCCTTGCGGAGCAGCAGTCCCACCAGTGCGGAGTGCTCCACCATGGTGGAGTTCACGCCTACCCGCAGGTGCTTGGGGCTGGTCTCCGCCCCGTCGTACTCCATCTTCGCCGCGACGCCGGACTGCACCGCGTGCATCGCCGACCGGTACCGCTCCCGGTCCTGTTCCAGTGACATGACCCGCAGCGTATCCCGTGTCACACGGCCGGGCGGGCGGCCACCCGGCCGCCCGCCCGTAGAGGTGGGGTCAGTGCTTGCACCCGGCGGCGCACCAGCCGCCAGCCTTGCGGGCGCCCCGCTCGTCCACCAGCTTGCCGAGCGCGTAGGCGGTGCCCGTGTTCACGCAGATCAGGGCGTACTGGCCGTCGCGGCGGCCGACCTGAGCGGCCTGGCGCGGCTTGTCGTACAGCAGCTCCCAGCCCCTGGCGGCCGACTCGCCCAGGCCCGCCCGGCGGCCGGTGACGGCCTTGCGGGGGCGGCGGGGGGCCGGGCCGTTGGGAGCGGCCTCGATGCGGGCGGCGGTCTTGACGACCATCGCGGACAGGACGGCGGCCACGCCGGTCAGGGCGTCGGCGCGGTCCTCGGCGGCGAGAGCGGCCTCCACCTCGGCCTGGTCCGCGATGACCAGCGGCTCGGCGACGGCGGTGTAGCTCAGGCGGCCGGTGGCGACGGTGGTGACGGTGACCTCCAGCCCGGTGGCCTGCGCCCGGCGGTTGGCCTCGCGCTTGGCGGCGGCCAGGTTGGCGTAGGGCTTGGCGGCGAACTCGGCGGCAGCGGCGACGGTGTAAGAGGTGGCGGCCATGGTGGGCTCCTTCGGGAGGGAGGTGGTGGGGGCTCTTGCCCCCCGGTGTGACACCAGTATTGCATACGCCGTTCGGCGAATGCAAACCCCGTGTCTCATCAATCCACGGGGATCAGGCAGGCCCGGAGTGCGGAGCGGAGCCGTGAGTGCCCGCCGACCTGCGCGAACTCCTCACGCAGTAGCACAGCGACCCCGGCTCCTGAACAGATATGGACACACGGCCGCCCGCCCGGCCGGGCGGCCAGACGGGCGGGCGGTGGGGCGGGAACTCAGCAGGACGGGCACCAGCCGCCCGCCTTGCGGACCTGGCCCTCGTCGCTCAGGCGGGCCAGCGGGTGGACGTGGCCGTGAGCCTTGCAGATCAGCGCGTACTCGGACTTCTCACCCTTGGCCCGGCGGCCGACCTCGGCGCCCGCCTTCGGCTTGTCGTAGAGCAGCTCCCAGCCGGGGGCGGAGGCGGCGCCCAGGGCGGCGCGGGTGGTACGGGCGGCCGGGCGGGCGGCCGTCATCTCCTTGACCTCCACCACCGGCGCCGGGACGGCGGGGGCGTGCTTGCAGCGGTCCCAGCACGGCCGGATGTCGTGCAGCATGACGTCCGTCAGCGGCGCGTACAGCTCCTCGCCCTTGTAGTTCACGAGGGTGATGTCGCCGTAGCCCTCCACCTCGGAGTCGTAGCGCCAGGCCAGGACCGGCCCGGACTGCGTGGCGCCCACGCCCACCCGGACGGCCGCGTGGGTGTGGACACCCTTCGCGTCGGCGGCCTCCAGCTTCGCGGCGACCTCCGCCATGTGGCGGTCCAGGTTCGGGTTGCGGGAGGCGCGGTGGCGCTCGTCGGCCAGGCGGGCGGCCGTCTCGCCGCAGCAGCCCTCGGTCTTGCTCCAGCCCCACCCGGTGCAGACGCGCTTGTTGCAGCAGACGGTGTAGCCGTCGCCGTCGTCGGCGGGGTTCAGGTCGCCGCAACCGGCGCAGTGAACGGTCTCGCGGAGGGCGGCGGCGGAGAGGAGGCGGGCCATGGTGGGCTCCTTCGGCTGGAGGTGGTGGGGGGCTCCTGCCCCCCGGTGTGACACCAGATTAGCATCCCCGTTCGCGGAATGCAAACTCCGTGTCACCCGGCCGGGCGGGCGGCCGACCGGCCGCCCGCCCGGGGCGTCAGCAGGAGGGGCACCATCCGCCATTGGACCGGAGCGCCCGCTCGGCGGTCAGCCGGGGCAGCTCGTGGGCGTGGCCGTGAGCCTTGCAGATCAGCGCGTACTGGGGGCGGCCCTCAACGGACCGGCGGCCGACCTCGGCACCCTGCTTCGGCTTGTCGTAGAGCAGCTCCCACCCGGCGACGCTGGCGACGCCCTGGGCGGCGCGGGGGGTGCGCCCGGCCGGAGCGGCGGCGGCCTCAGCCTCGGCGGCCTCCGTGGCGGCCATGGCCTCCAGAGCCTCCAGGCACTTCTTGCAGAGCTTGTTGCTGGTGGCGACGGCCAGCTTCTTGGCCTCCTCGATGACCTCGGCCGCCGTGGTGGCCTGGGCGGCGCGCTCGCAGAAGCGGACCGAGCGGGACAGCACCGGGCAGGCGCTCTTCGCGTAGTCGAAGTCCGTGCCCTGGGTGCGGATCTCGGCGCCAGCCACGTGGACCGAGGTGCGACCGTACTTGAGGGTGAAGGTGGCGGCCATTTGGAGCTCCTCGGTTCGGCGGTGGTGGGGGGCTCCTGCCCCCCGGTGTGACACCAGTATTGCATACCGGTTCACCATTTGCAAACCCCGTGTCTCATCAATCCACGGGGATCAGGGAGGGCCGGAGGCAGGAGCCGGAGCCGTGAGTGCCGCTGGCCCTGCGTGAACTCCTCAGAACGGCGCTCAGCGACCGAAGCGACCGACCCCCGGACACACGGCCGCCCGCCCGGCCGGGTGGCCGGGCGGGCGGTACGCCCCGGGGGGCTCAGCCCTCGTCGGTGCCCTCGACGGCGCAGCCCTCGCACCAGGCAGCCTTGCCCGCCTTGCGGACCAGGCGCTCGTCCGTCAGCTTGGCCAGCGGCCGGGCGTAGCGGTGGTCGGTGCAGATGAGCGCGTACTTCTTGTCGCGGCGGCCGACCTGAGCGGCGATGCTCGGCTTGTCGTAGAGGAGTTCCCAGCCGGTGACGGCGGACTGGCCGTCGGTGAGGCGGCGGGCGCGGTCGGTGTTCATGATCCGCTCGCGGTCGGCCTCGGCCGCCTCCTGGGCGGCGTCGAAGACGTCCTGGAGGGCGGCGCAGGACTTGCAGATGGAGTTCGCCTGGAGCTGGCGGACCATCGGGGCCTGGGTGAACTCGGCGCCGCACAGGTTGCCGGTGCCGACCCAGAGGTGCGTGACCTTGGCGGTGCGGGAGGAGACCGTCAGGGCGGTGTAGGTGGAGGGGGCGATGGAGGCGGAGGTCTTGGCAGCCATGGTGAGCTCCTCGGTGTGGTGGGGGGCTGTTTGCCCCCCGGTGTGACACCAGTATTGCATACCGGTTCGCTGAATGCAAACTCCGTGTCTCATCAATCCACGGGGATAGAGTTCAGTCCCCTGATCAGGGCCGTTCCGTGAACTCCCGTCCTCCCCCGTATAGAGGAGACACGAAGTTTGCATGACGCGAGCGTCCATGCTAATCTCATGTCACATGAGGGGGGCGCCGCCCCCACCACGCTCCAGTCCAGGAGGACCACGTGAACGCAGCCTTCATCGCCATCCGCGCCGCCGCCGACGCCGCCCGCCGCGCCCAGGCCGCCACCACCAAGGCCCAGGCCGCCGCCCTGCGGGAGGCCTCCGGCGACTGGAGCATCCTCGCCGACCTGATCCTGTGCGGCGCCCGCCTGCCCAAGGCGTGGGTCCGCCAGCACGCCCTCCAGGCGGACATGGTCGCCGCCCGCGCCGGTGAGTTCGCGCCCCCGGCCCGCGAGGACGAGATCATCGCGGCCCTGTTCCCCCGCCGGTAGCCGCCCGGCCGCCCGCCCGGCCGGGCGGGCGGCCGTTCACGTCGGATCGCTGAGCGGTCTGTGAGCGGCACCGCCCCCGAGCTGCGCACTCATGGCTCCTGGACGTCCCTCCGGCCGCTCACGAATGAGACACGGGGTGTGCTCACCCCACTACCGACCGATAGTCTGGTGTCACACGGCACCGGCAGAGAGGACCCCGATGAGCCACCAGCGCTACCCGCGCGCCGTCGACCTGGCGCAGATGGCGCACTGCTCGGTGTGCGGCGAGACGAACCCGATCACCGACGACGGCGGGGACACGACCTGCTGCGCCCGGCGGGAGTGCCCCGGCATGGGGCCCGAGGCCCAGGACGTGTGCTGCCAGGCGCTCCAGGACCGCGTGGACCACGAGGCCGCGTACGGTACGCCTGCCTCCCCGGTCCGATCCACGTGGATTGATGAGACACAAGGTTTGCGCACGCCGAACGGTGTATGCAATACTGGTGTCACACCGGGGGGCGCGGAGCCCCCCACCACGACCGACCCGAAGGAGCCCACGATGGCCCTCTCCACCGCCGCCGCCACGTCCGCCGTCTGCCGCAACCTCTTCAAGGACGCCCCCAACTCCTTCGAGCCGGTCGGCTTCACCTTCGGCAAGGACCGCCAGCAGTACGAGGAGATGGCCAAGGCGTACCTCGGCGACAAGACCCGCCTCTCCGGCTCCACCATCGACGGCGCCGACTGGGACGAGGTCTTCGCCACCTTCGTGGAGGGCAAGTACGACGCCCCGGCCGCCGCCCCCATCACCCCGGAGCTGCCCGCCGCCTCCCGCGTCACCACCCCCGAGAACGCCACCGGCACCACCACCAACGAGCCCGCGCTCACCCCGGTCGGCTGGGTCGTCTCCGTCCAGTACGACGCCGAGTTCGCCCACCTGGCCGCGTCCGGCGGCGCCGACTACATCGTCAGCGACCTGACCCTCGCCCCGGCCGCCGCCCCGGCCCCGGCGCCCGCCGCCCCGGCCGCGCCCCGCAAGGCCGCCAGGGAGGCCCTGGGAGCCTCCAGCGCCACCGGCTGGGACCTGCTCTACGACAAGCCGAAGGCGGGCGCCGAGGTCGGCCGCCGGTACGTGGACGGCAAGCCCGAGTACGCCCTGATCTGCAAGACCCACGGCCACGCCCACGGACTGGCCCGCCTGAGCGACGAGGGCCCGGTCCGCAAGGCGGGCGGCTGGTGCCCCTCCTGCTGAACTCCCGCACGGGCGGGCGGTCACCCGGCCGCCCGCCCGTGCGGCGAACGCCCGTTCGTTCAACAGGTGTTTATGGTCTGGCACCAGGCTGGTTCCCGGGCGGCCAACTCCGGCCGCCCGCAGTCCACTTGGGCGAAGAGGAGTTCCATGCCAGAAGCGAAGCACGACCATTTCATCCACGCGCCGGAGCGCCGCGTCGGAGCCCTGGGAATCGTGCGCAACACGGACGGTCACGTGCTGTTCGTGGAGAAGAAGCAGCCGCCGGAGGAGCACCCCGTCCCGTTCTACCTGCCGGGCGGGTGCGTGGAGGAGAACGAGCCGCTGACCGACGGCCTGGTGCGTGCGGCCCGCCGCAAGACGGGCGCCACGCTGGAGCCCGGCCGCCTGCTGGCGGTGCACCACATGTACGGCAAGCAGTGGCGCACCCACTACTCCCGGGAAGGTCTCAACCTGCTCTACGACTGCGGAGTGTGGGACAAGGACCCTGAGTTCACGCTAGGGCCGGACGTGGCCGGGGTGCGCTGGGTGGACCCCGGGGACATGGAGGAGCTGCTGATGACCTTCACGGCGGCCCGCGTCCACGCCGCGCTGCGGGCACTGTCCGGCGGTGACGTGGAGGTACTGGCCGACCACTGACCCCGTCGGCTCCACGGCCGGGCGGCCGACCGGCCGCCCGGCCGTGTGACACGAGATTTGCGTTCGCCGAATGGCGTATGCAATACTGGTGTCACACCGGGGGCGCCGCCCCCACCACGCCCAGGAGCCCGCCATGATGTCCACCGCCGAACTCATCGAAGAGCTTCAGATCGTGGCCGAGCTGGGCGACGCCGCCGACGTGAAGGCGCTGGCGGGCCGTCTGGTCAGCATCGACCAGCGGGTGGCCATCGACCTGCGCCGCGCGGTCAAGGGCCAGGATGTGGACCGCGAGGCCATCGCCGCGCTCGCCGTCCGCGTCGGCCGCGACAGCCAGGCCGCCCGCGCCGAGTACCACCGCATCGTCGCCGCCTGGGGTCAGGGCCTGGACGCCTGACCCGCCCGCCGCCCGCCCGGCCGGGCGGGCGGCCCCCCTCCCGGGGCGCGAGCCCCACCACGATCCACGCAGACAAGGAGAGCCGTCATGCTCAGCTCGCTCAACGACCCGACCCTCACCCCCCAGCAGGCCACCAGCCACCTCGCCCGGCAGCTCCCCGGCTACGTGGACGTCTGGCTCAGCCAGGCCGACGGCTCCGTCAACGTCGCCTTCTACGACGCTCCGGACGCCCAGGCCCTGCTGGACGTGCTGAACGCGGGCTCGCCGCAGTCCATCAGCCGCCACGCCACGGTGATCGACGCCCGGCTCCAGCACCTGCACTTCGCCTTCGCCGACTTCCGGCGGGCGTCGTTCTTCGGGTCGGTCCTCAACCTGGCGGTCGTCGGGAACTCCGGCTTCGCCTGGCCCGCGTAGCCGCCCGGCCGGGCGGGCGGCCTCCTGTCCGCCCGGCCTCATCCCCGTGGATTGATGAGACACGAGGTTTGCATAACCTGAACCGCGTATGCAATACTGATGTCACACCGGGGCGCCGCCCCCACCACGCCCCAAGGAGAAGGCCATGAACCGCTGGGTCCTGGAAGTCCGCACCGCCCCCAACCAGCAGGCCGCCTTCGGTACCGCCCTCCCGGACGTTGTCCCGGTCGACTACAGCGCGCCCGGCTCCGAGATGATCGACTACTTCGGAGGCACCCCGGCCTACCTCGTGTGCGACACCGAGGGCCCGCTCAAGCCCCTCCAGGAGTGGGCCCTCGCGAACTGGGACGTGGCTCACATCAGCCTTGAGTTCAGGGCCCAGCCCGCCTTCCGGAACGCCTGAACCTCCCGGCCGGGCGGGCGGCCCCCGCCCGGTCCATCCCCGTGGATTGATGAGACACGGGGTTTGCGTAACCTGAACTGCGTATGCAATACTGGTGTCACACCGGGGGGCAGGAGCCCCCACCACGCCGGAGCCCAGGGGGCCATCATGCTGGAGATCACCGTCACCGAGACCGTCATCGTCACCCGGACCGTCACGGTCACCGTCGCTCCGGCGGCGCCCGCGCCGGTGGTCCCCGTCCTGGAGGTCGCGGAGGACGCGTGCCCCGACTGCGGCGGCGAGATGGGCGACTGCTGCTCGGACCCCTCGTGCAACCGGTACTTCTGCGAGTGGTGCGAGTTCGGCCCCGGCAACTGACCCGGCCCCCCGCCCGGCCGGGCGGGCGCCCGGACAACACGAAAGGCCCGACGCTCCCGGCGTCGGGCCTTTCGGCGCTGCTCACCTTTTCCCTGCGTGCACAAGCGTACACGGAGCGTTACCTCACTCGAACCGGCCGCGCGACTCCCGCCCGCACGCCGTGCACCGCACCCACGGCCACAGCCTGGCCCCGGCCTCGTGACTGCACTGCTCGCACTTGAGCCACGGCCGCTCCGTCGCCGACACCTTCGGCTGGACCCCGGCCAGCGACGCCCCCAGGTTCGCCACCAGCCGCGTCGTCCGCGTCAGGAAGTCGCTGCCGCAGCCCCGGCACGCCGCCGCCAGCCGCGCCGCCGGGACGTCCGGCGGCCAGCCCCCGGCGGGCGGGTCCAGGTACTCCAGGCGATGCTCCAGGACCAGCGAGCCCACCTGACGGCACTTGGCACACGGGCCCTGCACCGGACCCTCCCGGGGCCACATCTCCGGCGGCAGCTCCCGCTCCTCAGGCACCGGCCGCCACCTTCTCCCGCGCCACGCACCGGCGGCAGATCACGAGCAGCCCGGCTGGCCCGGCGGCCAGGTCCTCCTGGAACACGTACTCCTCGCACCCGGCGCACAGCGTGGCGCCCTCGCTGACGCGCTGCATGGCGTAGGCCGCCGCGCCGGAGTTGGAGCGGGTGTCGAAGCCCCCGCCCAGCAGCGGGTCGGGCTGCACCGGGTTGGCCTGGGACCAGGTGTGCACCGCCTCCGCGAACTCCGCCGGGTGCAGCTCCTCCAGGTCCGGCCGGGTCGGGTCCAGGCCGTGGGCCTGGGCCACGGCCACGGCCGCGCACGCCTCCGCCAGTCGCCGCCGCGCCTTCCAGTCCTTCACGTCAACGCCCACCGCGTTCCTCCAGCAGTCTCGCCCGCCGGGCGGCCCGGTCGGGTTGTCCCTTGGTGCCGCCGTGGAGGCGCACCTGGCGCTCCTGGTCGGCTGTCAGCAGCCTGCACGGCAGCGTCGTGACGCCTTCCGCCCCGGCCCGTGCCAGACGATGCCAGCCGTCGATCACGAACGGCGAATCCAGCTCCTTGAGGTAGACCGCCAGCAGCGGCTCCTCAAGGTCCACCGTCTTCGCATGCTCCCGGTCCACGCGGATGAAAGGCAGGAGCTGGAACGCCGACTGCACCGTGAACGGCTGGACCGGCAGCCCGGCCGCCAGCGCGGCGGCGGCCGTCACGTCCCACGTGTACGTGAGGAACGAGAACATGTCCCGCTCCTCCTCGTCAGTCGTCATCGTCGCCCCCCGGATCGTTGGCGAGCTGACGGCCCCACGCCCCGATCACCGCGCACATCGCGCGCGTGTCATCCGCGCACACGTCGATCTGGGGCCAGCCGTCGCCGGTGCCGTGGGCGGCCACGGCGTCCCCGCGCGGCGTGATGTAGCCGACGTGCATCGGCTCGCCGTCCTTGAGCTCACACGTGATCCACTGCCTGCCGTCCAGCCCCGCCAGCGCCTCCACCTTGAAGGTGATCTCCACCGCGCTCATCACGTCAGCCACCGCCGCCGCCTCCTCGCTTCGCCGTCTCTTGCTTCATCCACGCGGATGCGTACGCCTCCACGTCCGCCGCATGCTCCCGCAGCACCCGCTGACGCGCCATGTGCAAAGCCAGCTCCCAGCGCGCCCTGGGGTCGCTGGAACCGGCCGCCCGCAGCGCCGTCCTGATCTGCCGGGCGGCGTCCGCCGTGGCGTACGCGCGAGCCTGCTGGTTGCCCCCACGGAAGAACACCCCCCGCGTCAGCTTCCGCCACTCGCTCCGCGTGTGGACCACCACCTCGCCGTCCCGCACCATGTGCGACAGCAGGGTGGTGAACACCTGGTACGGGAACATCTTCCGCAGGTCGTACGAGCCGCAGCCCTCGGTGTCCACCCCGAGCACCGCGCACATCGCGAAGGACAGCTCGCCCACGGTCTTGGGCTCGCCGTCCACCAGCGCGAACGCCTGCTCTATCGTCTCCCGCGTGGGGACCGGGTCCACGGCCCGGCCCCCCTCCGCACTCGCCATCGCCTACTCCTCCACCGCCGTGTGTCCCGGGTTGTACCGGACGTTCCTGTTGCCCCGCCTGGGCTTGTAGGGGATCTCCGCCCCCATCAGCCCCAGCATCTCGATCGCCGCCGCCTCGTCCACCTTGTCGCCGTCCCTGCCGTACGTGATCGCCATGGGCCCGTAGACGCCCGGCTTGGGCCGCCCGATCATGGCCGCGTACATCTCCTTATCCTTCTCCAGGGGTCCGATCTGCGCCCTGAGTTCGGCGTACTTCTCCGCCGCGAACGCGATCTCCGGAGCCGTGTGGACCTGGAGCGCGGAGCTGTCGCCCGGCTCCGCGTCCGGCCCGAAGCACGCCCGCAGCCACGCACAGCCGTCACACACCCACGACAGACCCGGCCCCCGGTGGCCGCGCGGCGCGGCGTCCGGCGCGGCCGACAGCCGCACCAGATGACGCACCTGCTCCTCGGTGGCCTCCTCGGCGTCCTCGCCGAACGGCTCGATGTGCACGGCGACCTCACCGTTGGCGCGGTCCATGTAGAGCCAGGCGATCCACGCCACCGGCATCCCCCACTGCCGGATCCCGGTGGCGTAGCCGCGCACCTGCACCCGGTGCTCCTCCTTCACGCCGTCGTGCTCCACCCCGCCCAGCAGGTAGGCGCCCAGCGTCTTCAGATCGATCACCCCGCCGCCCATCACCTCCGTGTAGCAGTCCGTCGTCCCGTCGATCACCTGGTTCCGCACGAACTCCCCGGTGTCATCCGCGTAGATGGGCACCTCCAGCCGGACCGGCATCTCCACCGCGCCGTCCGCCAGCTCGGCCGCGAAGTACGGCAGGTACTTCTCATGGATCCACGTCCCCAGCAGCGCCTGCCTGGCCTCGGTGTCGTAGGCCAGCTCCGGGTCCGACGGCGGCACCCCGGCCAGCTTGTACGCCGACTCCCGGGTGCAGCCGCCCAGCCCCGACATGGACAGCAGCCACATCCTCTCCTCGCCGCGCCGCTCCTGGTTCTCGCGGTTGGCCTTCTTGAAGGCGCGCCCGGCCGCCCGCTCCAGGCCCTTGCGCAGGGCGGGGACGGCCGCCAGCGGCAGCGGCCCGGTACGGGGGGCCGCGCCCTGGGGCTCCAGCGCGGTCACTCGCCACCGCCCGGGGCATCGGTGCAGGCGTCGGCGTGGAGGCCGGTCTGGATGACGTGGTCGGTGAGGCAGCCGCACGGCAGCCGGTCATCGTCCGGCCGCCCGGCCGACCGGGCGGCCGGGCGGGCGGCCGGACTGGCGGGCGGCGCCGCGCTCGCCTGCTCCTTGCTGGCGGCTTGGGGCGCCCCGGCCTCGGCCTGGCCTCCGGACGTCCCCCCGGTGCCTGCCTGCTCCTTGCTGGCGGTCTTCTTGGCGGTCGTCTTCTTCGCGGCCCGCTTGCGGGGCTTCTTCACCGGCTCCGGCTCGGGTGCGGGAGCGTCGGCGGGCTCCGTCTCCGCCGGGGTCTCCCCGGCCGTCTCCGCCTCTAGCAATCCACGCAGATCGGCCAGGGTCTTGGGGCCGTCGTCCGGGCTGGCCGGGTCCAGGATGCCGCTGCTCTGCTCCCCGGCCAGCGTGTCGGCCGCCCGCATCGCGTCCGTGAGCACATGCCGCACACTGACCTGGCCGGTCTCGTCCGAGCCGTAGTCCAGCAGCGTTCCGTCCCGGCACTCCATGAACAACTGGCGCAGCAGGTTGAGGCGCATCTGCCCGTTGGGCTGCTTCTCGGTGAGCTGCATCAGCCGCAGCGTCTGGAGCACCTGGGCCCGGCGCTCCTCCCGGATCACCACCACCTGGGACGCGTTCTGCGGCTCGTCGGCGTGCTCCTTCAGGTCCGCGCCCAGCCCCAGCAGCACCTCCGGACAGAACCAGTTGACCGCCCTGGTGGTCACGCGGGCGACGAGCATGTCCTCCGGCATCCGCGTCCAGGCGTCGGCGTACTCGTACGACGGGTCGGTGTAGCCGCGCTCCATCGCCTCCGTGATGGTGAAGCTGCACTCGTGCTTCTCTCCGTCGGCCAGGGTCACCAGCGCCACCGCATGGAAGCGGTCCCGCTCCACGAAGTCGATACGATGCCCGGCCCGCCGCGCCAGCGCCCGGACCAGCTTGGCCCGGCGGCCGACGTCGCCGTCCTTCGTGGCGTACAGCTCATCCCAGGCCACGGCCAGGGGGATATCCATGCCGCGCGCCCGCATCATCAGCGCGAGGATGTCAGCGGGCTTGCCGTGCAGGTGGGAGGGCATGAACAGGTGCGCCTCAGCCAGCATCTCTGCCATCTGGAGCATCTGGATGAAATCGGTGGGAACGTCCGTACCGGGCAGGCCGTGACTGGACACGTCCACCAGTCGCGTGGATGCTGTAGCGGTCGGATGGTTCTGGGGAGTCAATGGCTTGGTCCTCACGATCTTCTTCGACGCCGTGTAGGTGGCCCCCGGTGCGTGCCGGGGGCTACCGCTTTTTCTACTTCTTCGCGGCAGCCTGGGCCCGCTGCTTCTCCCGCCACACTTCCAGAGCGTGGTTCACCCGGTCCTCAAGGCTGGGGTGGCCTTCGGCGGCGGGTCGCTCGGCGAGCCGCTTGCGCACCCAGGCGATGTCCGGCGACAGCCCGAACTCCGCCGTCCGCCGCACCACCCACCGGTCGATGCCGTCGCCGTCCAGGCGGCCGGTCTGCTCACCGAACTCGATCACCCTGGGCTCGGACCAGCCGTACGTCTTCGGCTCGATCTTCACGTCGGCGGGGATGAACGCGCTCCGGCTGCGCATGAAGTAGACCGCGTTCTTCTTGAGGCCGTAGGCGTACGAGCACAGCCACGACGACAGGTACACATCGGGCGTACGGCTGTAGCGCGTCTTGACCAGCGTCTCGGCCTTGGCCAGGCTGCCGTCGGGGGGCGGCCCGATGGGGCGGCCGTCCGCGTCCAGCCGGTCGGCCTCCATGCCGAAGCGCTGCGAGCGCTTGGGGTCCCAGCCGAACCGGTCGGCCGCGATCACGATGTCCGGCCCGAGCATGTGACCCTGGTCCAGGAGCCGGTACAGGTGTCCGCGCGACAGGTACAGCCCCTTCGCGAGGTCCATGTGGCTCCAGAAGACCCTGGTCAGGCCCTCTTTCTCGTCTTGTTCCATAGCGTGCAAATCTCCTGTCTCGGATACATGAAGTTTACGCGTGGGGGCGGGGGCTGCTACGCCCCCACGCAGGCGGCCTACAGGTAGATCCCGTAGTACCGGTCGCTGTCGTACTGCCCCTCGTACGGGCGGCACTCCGGGCAGTGATCCTCCCGGGGCATCGCCGGTGCCACGGAGCAGCTCGCACACTCCACCACCATGGGCGCGTCGCACATGTGCGCCTGGTGGGGCTCACCGCACGGCTCGCCCCCATCCGCGCAGTCCGGGCACATCAGGTTCCCGGCGGCGTCGGCCACGTGAGCGTGCGTCATCTCGTACTGGACGGGCATGGGCCGCCCGAGCGTGACCACGATGCGCTCCAGCTTCACCGGCTTCGGCAGCCTGATCAGGAGCAGGTCACACTCGGCGCACAGCCCGGCCTCGTGCTCCCAGTCCCACTTGGGGTCGGGCTGGCGGATGACCCGCTGGCCCTGGGCTTCGATCAGCGTCTGGGCGGTGTCGCCCTCCGCGATGAGCCGCGCCAGTTCGGCGTGCGACTCGGGCCATCCGTTCTGCTTCAGCACTGCGTCTGCGGTGAGCTTCATGGCGTGGTCCCTTCCGTGGTCCCCCCGGTGCCGTGTGACACGAGATTAGCACGCGCGGCATGCGTGCACAAAGGTCACGGCGCCCGGGTGACACGAGATGAGCCCCTGGCCGACGGGGGCCAGGGGCTCAGGGGCACCCGGCGGCGGAGGAACTGCGACGCCGCACCATCCGCCGGGCGGAACCCCACACTCTAGGCCGGGCTCCCCCCCGCCACCAGCGCACGGATGTACGCCTTGACCTCCTCCATCGACGCGAACGACGACTTCGGCGGGGGCAGCTCGCCGCCCTCCTCCTGCGGCGCGTCACCGTCGTACAGGTGCCAGGTCCGCCCCGCCTCGTACCACCACGGCGCGAACTCGCCCTTGCTCTGGCGCGGCTTGCTGGCCCACTGGACCACCGCCCACCGGCGCTCATCCACCACGCCGTCCGCGTCCGTGGCCGTCAGCGCGAACCGCTGGCTGCGGCCCAGGCGGCTCGCCTCCACGTGGATCCCTTCGGGCTGCTCGTGCTCAGACACCGTTCACGTCCTCTGCTCGGTCGTTCACCTGGTCCATGCGCACCTGGGCCGCCTCGGCCAGCCCCCGCTGGATCAGCCCGACGGTCTCGGTGTGCCCGTCGGGCACCGTCACGCGCGGCATGTCCCCCCAGGCCCCGGCCATTGTGAGCGCCTTGCCCACGGCGGTCAGGGCGACGGTCAGCGTCCCGAGCAGCACCCCGTCCGGCGGCAGGAACTCCACCTGCTCACCGCCCAGCGCGTAGTCCCGGGCGCCGGTCCAGTGCCGCGTGTGGCTGGCGACGTCCGCGACGATCGCCGCCGCCGCCACTCCACGCAGATAGCCCGCCAGGAGGAAGTCCACGTGCTCCGCCTGGTCGTGGTGGAGCGGCGCGCCCAGGGTGGCCAGCGCCTCCAGTGCCCCCACCAGCAGCGTGTGCCGCGAGCCCGGCCGGGCCTGGTTCATCAGCTCCCCGGCCAGGGCCTCGCCCGGCCAGGTCTTCAGGGGGCGCGGGGTGGTCCATTCGATCATGTGTGTTCTCCTCAGTTCACCCGTCCGGCCGGGCGGCCGGGCGGCCGGACGGCTCACAGCCATGGCACGTCGATGAGCGCGGCGGCGAGCTGGCTGCCCGCCGCCCGCATCCACATCCGGGCCAGCTCGTGGTCGCCGGTGCGCCAGTAGTCGGCCGCTTTCTCCAGCGCGACGGCCGCGCCGTACTCGACGACGGCCCGCTCCGCCTGGAGCGGGCTCGCTCCGTCGGCGCTCAGCCGCAGCGCCTGAGCGTGCACGGAGCACGCCAGTGCCCAGTCGGTCTGCGGGGGCGGTCTGCCGAACCTGACTGCCATGGCTGGTGATCCCTTCGGTTGCCGTGTGAGACACGACATTAGCGGGCGCCTACTGGTGTATGCAAACCTCATGTCTCGCATGACTGGCCGGTCGGCCGCCCGCCCGACCGCCCGGCCGTGTGACATGAGATTTGCATTGAGTATGGGCCGACGCTAATGTCATGTCTCACACCGGGGGCGCCGCCCCCACCACCAGGCACAGGAGGCCACATGATCAGCCAGCTCCCCAACGACGGCACCAGCCCCATGCGCCGCGCCATCGAGCGCCGCATCGAGGCAGGCGACCCCAACGTCAGCCGCCTGAGCGAAGAACTCGACATCCTGGACGAGGCCATCCGCGCCGTGTTCACGGCCGGAATGCAGAACGTGATGCGCATGGTCCCCGGCTCCTCCGCCCCCATGGCCGAACGCGCCCTGCACTCCCTGATCCTGGACCGCGTGACCGTCGCGCTCGACGAGGAGCTGGACACCGCCGACCAGATCCGCCGCGACGGCTGACCGGGCGGGGAGGGCGGCCCCCGGCCGCCCCCCTCGCTGGCGCCACGCCCCCGCCCGGGGGGGAGGGGGCGTGGCGCCTGCCGGGGAGAGCCCCCAGCCCGAACGAGGAGACACCTTGAACGACACCGCACCCACCCCGTCCGACGACTACCAGATGGGCGTGAGCACCATCTACGGCGAGCTCACCGACGAGGAGAACGCCCCGGGCTGGACCCGCGCCATGGAGGAGCTGGTCCACCTGGTCCACACCACCTACGAGGAGGAAGTTCTCCCGGTGGCCTACGGGCTGACCGGTGACGACCCGGTGAGCCGCGCCATGGGGCGTGAAGCGGCGGCCTCGCTGGTGCTCACGCGTCTCACCGAGGCGGCCCAGGGCGCCCAGGCGGCGGCCGAGCTGGAGGACCTGCCCGCCACCGAGGACTGATCAGCGTGGATGGGCGGCCGGGCTCCCCCAGGGTCCGGCCGCCCGCCCGCCCGTGTGACATGAGATTTGCGCACGCGGATCAGAGTATGCTAACTTCGTGTCTCGTAAGGGGAACCGCCCCACCACGCACCACCCGACTCGCCGAGGAGCCCGTCATGGCCACCGCCTACATCGTCGCCGCCACCCCCTCCAGCCCCGAGCCCAAGCGCATCTCGAACCTCAAGAGCGCCAAGACCGAGGCCGACGCCCGCGCCAAGCTGGACCGCGTGGATGTCGAGGTCCGCACCGAGGCCACCAGCAAGCTCACCTACACCGCCCAGGGCGCGCCGGTCGCGACCGCCCCGGAGCCCGCCGCCCCGGCCGCCGACGACGAGACCACGCTGTCGGCCGCCGCCGTGACGGAGACCCTGGCCAGCGAGCAGGCCGGGCGCGACGCCGAGGACGCGGCCGTGGCCGAGGCGAACGCCGTCGCCGAGCGGGCAGCCGACGACGAGGACGGCGAGAGCGGCGAGGAGTTTGACGCCCTCCTGAACGCCGTGATCGACGAGGCCACCGCCACCGTCGCCCAGGCCGCCGCCATCACGGCCGCCCTGGAGAACGCCCCCGACCAGGAGGACGAGAACAGCGACGAGGACGCCGCCCCGGCCGCCGACGCCCACCGGGGCCAGGCCGCGTGCGGCTGCTCCGTGGAGAAGATCGTCGAGACCGGCGAGCACGGCAAGGGCTGCGCCGACGCCCCCAAGGCGGCCGAGGCGGCCAAGGCCGTGGAGCGCGACAAGCCCGCACGGGCCCCCCGCACCGGCACCGGCGGCGGCACCCGCCGCGAGGCCCAGGGCGACGCGGCCGTGGAGGGCTGGGAGCTGCTGTACGACAAGCCCAAGCAGAAGGCCCAGGTCGGCCGCAAGGACGGCAAGTACGCCCTCATCTGCACCACCCACAAGCACGCCCACCCGCTCACGCGGCTGGTCCAGGAGCGCGGCCTGCGTGGTGGCCGCCGCTCCGTGTGGTGCCCGAGCTGCACCGACAAGTGATCCACGCGGATCACACTGGCCGCCCGGCACCCCGCCGGGCGGCCAGCCCCGTGGACAGAGGCGTGAACCCTGATGTCACCGTAGGTACGTGACACGGGATTTGCGCACGGTCCGAGGGGTTGATAGTTTGATGTCACACCCCCCGGCCGCCGGGCCGGGGGCCAAGCCACCGGAGGACCCCATGGCGGACACCGCCACCGACACCACCCCCGAGCCGCGCAAGGTCCGCGACATCGCGGCCGAGATCCGCTCCACCTGGCCGAAGATCTACTTCGGCGCCGAGCCGTACATCCAGGCCATGGAAGGGCTGGACAGCGTGGAGGACAGCTTCGGCGACGACTCCGGCGACGGCATCGTCCGCCGGTTCCTGGTGAACGCGGGCACCTGGCGCGGTGAGGACGCCCGCCGGATCAAGGCCGAGCTGAAGGCCATGGTCGGGCTGAAGTAGCCTGCCCCGCCTGCTCACCTGACCGCCCGCCCGCCCGGCCACCTGGCCGGGCGGCCACCCCCTGGAGCTATCCGCGTGGATGAGGACATCGAGACCGAGGTCTGGGACGACGACGAGGACGACGAGCCGACCCAGAAGGTGTGGACGGACGGCGGCCTGGTCCGGCTCATGGCCCGCCGGTGCGACACGTGCATCTTCCGCCCCGGCAACCTGATGCACCTACAGCCTGGCCTCCTGAAGTACCTGACGGAGTCCGTGACCCGCGAAGAGAGCTTCATCACCTGCCACGACACCCTCAGCTACAACCCGGGTGAGCTGCCGCAGGCGATCTGCCGGGGCCAGGAACAGCACCCCGAGGCCGGGCCGCGCTCGCTGTTCCTGCGCGTCGCGAAGGCCCAGGGGGAGATCACGCTGCTGCACCCGGACGGCCGGGAGGAGACGGTGCCGTACACGGTCACCCCGTCCGCCTACACCAAGGAACAGGACGAGCCGGGTGAACGCCCTGCTTTCATGCACGGTGAGTGACACAAGGTTTGTGCACGCGCGCCCTGTCGGATAGCGTGATCACACACGGCACCGAAGAGAGGATCACTCCATGGGCGAAGAGCCCAGCGACATGAAGCTGGAGCGCGGCCAGCGGCTCCGGCTCATCTACCACCCGAACAACCACGGCCCCGGCGGCTCCACCGACCCGACGATCGAGGAGTTCCAGTCGATCGGCCGCGCCCTGGACGAGTTCGGGCAGCGTGTCCGGTCCCAGCGCGGCATGGTCCGCCAGGCCGGGAAGTTCGGGCCGCCCGAGCCCACCCACTGGCCCGACGGCAACGACACCGCGTTCATGGAGGTGTGGATCGTCAACAGTGCCGACGTGAAGGGCGAGGCGCCCAGCGTCCCGGAGGACGTCTGGCAGCGCTGGACCTGGGCCGACGACGGCCAGGTCTGGCGGCAGGACTTCTAGGAGGAGCCGATGGCGTACAGCCTGCTGATCAACAGGCCTCGCTACCGCGAGATGCGGATGGAGGCCGCCCGCTACACCCACGTCACCGGCGAGCAGACGTACCTGTACGCCTACTCGCCCGGCGGCACCGGCACCGACGCGGGCACACGGTTCGTGTTCCGCGACACGGTCTGTCACGGCATCGGCGCCGCCCTGAACTACGCCCGAGCACTCGGCGCCCTCGCCGAGCAGCGGGTTCGCGATTCCGCAGCAGCGGACGCGCACCAGGAACTCATCGACAGCACGAAGGACTACATCACGTGAACAAGAACCAGCTCGCCGCCGCCATCGCCGACCGCATGGACGGCGCCACCCAGACCCAGACGAAGGCGTTCCTGGATGCCCTGGTCGACGTCGTGCAGGACACCGTGGCCGCCGGGGACGAGAAGGTCGTCATCCCCGGGTTCGGCACCTGGGAGCGCAAGTTCTCCGGCGCCCGCACCGCGACGAACCCGGCCACCGGCGGGAAGATCGACGTCCCCGCCCGCTACCGCGCTTCCTTCAAGGTGGGCTCCACCTTCAAGGACGTCGTGGCGACGGGTAAGACGGCATGAGCCTGGGCAGGCGGCGCCGTCCCGGACGGCGCCGTCGCGGCCCTGGGGAGGCCGTCTGGGAGTGGCTGGGCGCACGCCTGGACCGGGCCATGGACTGGGCCAGCGGCCGGTGCGGCAGGGCGGTGAACGGCCGGTGGTGAGCCCGAGCAGGATCGTGGTGGTGGCCCACCACCAGAACGCGGGGGCCACGCAGACCGGCGACGGGGACTGGCGGCCGGACGCCTGGTACCGGCCGGAGTTCTGGGAGCCCGACCGGGCCAGGGCGGCGCGGGCGCTGCTGGACTCGTACCTGTCCGACACTCCGGTAGCACTCGCCCACATCGGCTACCTCGTCGATCAGTGGGTCCGGCCGGGCGGGCGGGCGGCCGACCGGCCGGATGCCCCCCCGGCCGACCTCAGGAGCGAACGCGGCGTCAAGGCGGTGCACATCGTGGCGCTCTGGCTGGACGAGGTGCTGTACGGCCAGGGCCGGGAGCAGTTCCACCGGGAGGAATGGCCCGCGCTCCAGCTCACCGCCGACAGCATGGCGCGGGCGGACTTCTGCCGGATGGACTTCCGCGCCCTGGTGTCCGAGTGCCTGGAGCGGGGGGTAACCCCGGCGCCGATCTCCTCCGGCCGGTCCGGGCGTCCTGTCTGAATTCCCGTTCAGCGCATGGCATGATGCCCGTAGGGCCTCGTCGCTCCCTTCAGACACGGTGGGTGGCGGGGCCCTGACTCGTCCCTGTGATGAGACACGAGATTTGCGCGCGGTATCCCGTGATGCTAATCTCGTGTCACACGGCAAGCAGGAGACCGAGGGAGACACGATGTACCGGACGCGCACCCGCCGCCACCACCGCGCCGCCGTCCTGGGCGCCCGCCGCCAGCCCACGCTGATCACGGCCCGCACCCTCCTGGACCGGCTCGGCCTCGGCGACGACTTCGCCGCCCGGTACGCCTCCCAGATCACCCGCACCGCCAAGCGTCTGGGCATCGCCCCGGCCGCCCGCACCTACACCCTGGCCAACGGCCGCCAGCGGCCCGCCGCCGCCTACGACCTGGCCACCCAGGCGCTCGACCTGCTTCGTACGCTCCTCGCCTACAAGCGGACGGCCCTGGCCTTCGGCCTCGCCGCCTGATCCACGCAGATAGGACACCGACCCGTCATGACCGAGAACCGCAGTCCCAGCCCCGGCAAGAACGCCTGGCTTGCCCGGCCGCGTGCCTACGAGAACGAGACCGTCAGCGTGAATCGCGGCCCGGCCCACACCGAACACGGCTACACCCGCGACGTCTACGTCTCCCAGGTCATCGACGAGCCCGGCAAGGGCGGGAAGAACCCGCCCCGGCGGGAGATCGTCACCCGGCTGCACTCCGCCGACGCCATCACCCTGGGCCTGCACCTGGTGGAGAACGGCGTCTTCGCGGAGCAGCGCAACGCCGAGGAAGGCGCGGGCGGCGAGCGGGAGCCGTTCTTCGAGCACCCGGCCGGTCACGACGAGCGGCGGATGGAGGAGGACTTCGCCCGCACCAACCTCCGGCTCCTGGAGGCCGTCCTGGGCCGCGTCCAGCACTGGCAGGACACACACCCCGACGTGGCCGACTACCGCGTCACCGGCGTCCTGGACGAGGGCCGCAAGATCCGCAGCTACCTCCGGTACCTGGCCGACGACACCACGCCCGACCTGGCCGCCGCCCGCCGCCAGCTCCACGAGGACGGCTTCTTCGCCCGGGAGGACGACGGCGAGCCCGGCGCCCTGACCGGCCACGCGGAGACCGACGCCCGCCCGGCCAGCCGCCGCGTGCCGCGCCTCGCCGCCCCCGGCCAGTACTACGTCACCGCCACCCGCGCCGTCCCGGTCACCGTCACCGACGTCTCCACCACGAACGTCGATCTCGTGGTGCGCGGCGACGAGGCCTCCGACTACCCCGACGGCATCACGGTGCCCCGCACCGAGCTGGGCACCTGGCTGGTCCTGGACAAGCCGGGCGACTGGGTGGTCCTTGAGGAGCCCCAGACGGAGGGCCAGTGACCGGCGCGCCGGAGCCGACAGAACCGGCGGCGGACACCGAGGGGCTGGACTACAGCGAGCTGACCACCGAAGAACTCCGCGACGTGCTGGCCGAAGGCGCCTCCGTGGAGGTGGACCTCGGGCCTGCGCTGTACGTCACCGTCAGCCTGGCCGACGTGGCGGTGTGGGTGCGCATGCCGCTCCGGGGCCGCGCCCTGCGGGAGCTGATGGAGAGCCAGCCGGACAGCCTCCGGCTGGAGCTGCCCGAACTGGAGGACTCCGTGGAGGCCCACGACGTCGCCCCCGGCGAGCCCGCCCTGCTCCACCGCGCACTGGAGGCCAGAGCCATGCTCGTCGGCCGCCCGAGCCCCGACAACGACTGATCCACGCAGATAGAGGACCAAGCCACATGACCGAATTCCCCGTCCGCCTGGTGCCCGTCACCGGCGGCTACGCCCTCCACTACACCGACTGCGACTGTCCCGACGGCGAGGGGCCCGGCCGCTCCCGCATCATGGCCGTCGGCTCCGCCCACGCAGCCCTCGCCAAGTTCCACGCCGAGCGCCCCGGCGGCATCACCCAGCCCGCACGGATCGTCCGCCGGGCGTGCGCCGCCAACGTGCCCATGACCGAGCCGGAGCCGATGAGCTGGCAGGAGCGGCACGGCCACTACATGCGGGAGGCCGCCCGCGCCCTCTTCGATCACGCGGACCACATGGTCTCCATGGGCGCCTATCACGGCGCGAAGATCACCGAGTCCCGGTTCGACGAGGACGACCACCTCGATCCGATCTGGATGCCGGGCAAGGACCACGTCCGCACTCAGGTGCGCACCGCCTACACCACCCGGCAGCTCCTGATCTGCGTGCGCGGCGTGAAGGACCCCCAGGCCGAGGCCGAGCGGCTGATCGGCCAGGCGGAGGACGTGTACCGGCGGGAGGTGGAGACGCTGACCACCGACACCACCCAGCACGCCGACGCCCTGGACGGGGCGTACGCCTACCTGGAGCGCATGGCCTCCGTCCAGCTCACCGGCTGGCTCCGCCTCACCCTCAGCCCCATCGTCGCGCACCGTACGCTGCGCGACGCCGTCGAATAGGAGCGCCACCCATGCCCGTGAACATGATCAACTGGCCGACGCCCGGCGTGCTGTACGACGACACCGGCGAGGGCGGACTGTTCGCCTATCTGGTGGTGCTGGCGCCCGAGCGCCCCGACGACCCGTGCAACGTGGACGTCTACGCCTACCTCAGCGAGCCGGACGCCCGGGTGCCGTTCCGGATGGCCGAGCCGCAGATCTGGGACGAGGGCGGCTACCACGACCGCGCCCGCACCCGGCTGCACGCGGCCCGCGCCGCCCTGGAGCGGGCCGATGAGGGCGACCTGGCGAGGAGCCTGACGCACCTGCGCGGCGAGGACGAGCTGTCCTTGGGGCTGCGCTGGGCGGGGTTCCTGGGAGCCACCTCCGCGTCGCTGAGCAACCGGCACGTCGGCGGCTACTACGAGGCCATCCCGGACGACCTGACGCCCACCGGGCGAGCCGTCTACGACGCCCTGGCCAAGGAGTACGGCGAGGGCGACGTGCACATCATCACGCTCCTGGACACCTGAGAGGACCCGCACATGGCTACGCAGGCGATCATCGCCCGGCTCACCGACCCCGACGACCCCACGAAGTTCGCGGGGATGTACGTGGGCGGCGACGGCTACCCCACCCACACCGGCCGCGCCGTGTGGCGCCAGGTGGTCGCCCACTTCAGGGGCGACCTGGACCAGGCGGCCCGCTACTACATCGACCAGCACCCCACCGGGTGGAAGCTCCTCGGGGCGGAGGCCATCGGCGACGACATCTGCTACTGCCACGACATGCACGAGGGCGAGCAGGACCACTGGCTCAGGACCCAGGACCAGGTGGACAGCATCGACTACACCTACGTGCTCCGGCCCGAGGGCCTGGAGATCCTGCGGCACGGCCGGGGCGCGGGCAGGCTGATCGTGCCCTGGGACCAGGAGCGCGTGAACTGGGAGGCCATCCAGGAGAAGGCCATCGCCCTTTAGAGGGACGTGTGACATAACGTATGCGCCCCCCGTCCGTGGTGGATAACCTCATGTCACCCGGGCGGGGGCCCGGCCATCAGCGAAGGAGGACCGATGACCACTGTGAGCACAGAGCGGGAGCAGGCCGCCGCCGAAGAGGGCCGCCGCAACGTCGAGCTGCGGCTGACGCAGTTGCAGGGCGAGGACTACATCATGCCCGGCTGGCAGACCGCCTGGAGCGTGGACGACCAGTGCGTGACGATCCTGTTCCAGCCCTGCCACCAGAGGATGCCCGAGGCCATGAGCGAATTCGAGTTCCGCATGTGGCTGCGCGGCTGGGACGCCCGGCGGGCGGCCGTCATGGCGCGCAAGCCCCGGGCGGAGAAGGTCCGCAAGCCCTGACACCGCCCGTACTCTCAGCCGTACACCCTCCCGCACCCCACCCCCTACCTCTCCCGCCCGCCCGGCCGCCCGACCGGCCGGGCGGGCGGCCGGAAGGAGAGCCCCGCCATGTCGCTCTGGACGGCCGCCCGCCGCGTACTGGCCCGCGCGCGCCGCCGCCCCACCCCGGAGGAACGCCTGCTCTACGGCGAGACCATCCCGCTCCGCCTGGGCCCCAACTTGGTGATCAAGGTCAACCTCCACGACGGCCTGACCAAGAGCTTCACAGAGTCCGAGGCCATGGACGACGGCGAAGGCTACCGGCTGCTGCTGGCGGCCCGCCACGCCCTCACCTGCCCCCAGCCACCGCGCCGCCGGGGAGACCTCCCGGCCGTGCCCGACCCCGACCACCCCGGCGTGCGTACGATCCCCATCGCGCTCACCCACCGGCAGAACGAGCACGTGGGCGACATCCTGGCCGCCTACTACCGGCTCATCAACGAGGAGTAACACCGTGTCTGAACCCATCACCGACCCCGAGTGGGGTCGCCGAGTCGTGAAGGTCCTCAACGGCGACGAGCCCACGCAGGTCCTCAACGCGATCAAGCGGGCGCTCAACGGCCGCGTCGGCTGGGACCTGCCGCCGGAGTGGGGCCACATCTACCGGGCAGAGAACGGCCGGTTCCGCTGCCGCCCGATCCCGGTCCCCGACAGCATGTGGAACGCGGGCAACGGCGACCCGAAGAACGTCCTCGCCAGCTACCGGGAGTTCCTGACGGCACCGCGCGGCCCCCACCAGCGGGCCGCCGCCGACGCCATCCGCGCGCACATCCCTGACTCCCTGGTCGGCATGTATATGGTCACCGAGGGCTGGGCACCGCCCGCCCACAAGGTGAGGGCGATGTACGAGGCGTCCGAGCGCGGCGAGCGCACACCGGCCTACAAGGATCTCCCGGACCGGGTGGAGATCCGCGCCGGGGGGGCCGTCGACCTGGACGGCCGGATGTACCACGCCTCACAGCCCCGGCCCACCATGGTCCTGGACGGCTTCGTGGACGACCTGACCCCCGGCAAGATGGTGGGCGGGCAGATCCCGGAGCTGCTGCTGGGCATCCTGTTCTCCATCGCGAAGGACCGCACCGCCCGTACCTGATCCACGCGGATGGAACGCAGCCCCCGGCCGCCCGGCCGGGGGCTGCTGTGCGTACGGGGTCAGGGGCGCGCGGCCGGGCCTGCTGCCGGGTCGGCGGCGGCGGGCAGCGTGGAGGCCGTGCCGGGCTGGCCGACGCGCTTGGCGGCGAAGGTCTTGATGGTGACGAGGGCGATGGCGATGGGCAGCGCCCACCACACATCCAGCGGGGTGACGGCGACGATGACGGCACCGGCGGTGAACTCGACGGTGGACCACACGATGCGCTCCAGGGCATCCCACTTGAAGCGGGCAGCCAGAGCGGCGGGTATGGGCATGGGCCCCTCCTACTTGAGCTTGAGCTTCCAGCCGACCTCGATCTCGTCGGGGTCCTTGATCAGGTTCTTGTTGAGGGCCACCAGCTTGTCGACCGTGGTGTGGAAGCGGTCGGCGATGTCGCCCAGGGTGTCGCCGTCGCGGACGGTGTAGGTGGCCTGGCCGGGGACGCCGGGGCTCCAGGACGCCGGGTGCTTGAGACGCTCGGCCACGCGGGAGCGGATGGTGTTCATGGACGGCAGGCCGGGGCCGGACGGGTCGGGCTTGCCCGGCTGCCACTCCTTGTGGCCGATGACGCTGATGAAGCCGGTGCCGTCCTTGTTCCAGTCGTGGGCGCGCAGCAGCGCGGCCGACGCCCGCACCATCGCCTCCACCTGTGCGGGCGGCCAGTCGTCCGTGTTGTCGCCGAGGTTGATGGCCTCGAAGCCGTAGAAGCGCGCGTTGCCGTCGGTGTTGGCCTCGTCGTCTGCGGGGATGGGGGTCTCGTTGATGACCGCGCGCAGGACGTCGTCGTCGCCGAGCCCGGCGTGGTTGGCGCGGCCCCAGCCGACCAGGTAGACGGTGCCGTCGGGGGCGATGACGCCGTGGCACAGGGGGCCGGGCAGCCCCGTGTAGCCGTCCCAGCAGAGCTCTACGGACGTCTTGACGCGGGCGGCGGTGGCGCCGCTGGTGGCGGTGTGGTGGAGCATGACGCCCTGCATGGGGCCCCAGCCGTCGCCGCGCTGGCCTCGGTTGTGGGTCTTCCAGGTTGACTTGTATTCGACGACCTTGAGCCCTTCGCGCTTGAGCGCATCGAGGGCGGCCGTCGCGGAGAGTGGTTGAGCCATAACTGAAAGCTACCCGGCCGGGCGGGCGGCCGGGCGGCCGGGCGCGTCACAGTTCTCGAACGGCAGCGGGCACAGAAACGCCCCCGCCGGTCACCGCATGTAACCCGACAGGGGCGCACTGTGCGCGGACCTGTAACTTCGCTCCGTCAGCGTAGCGTCACGGACAGAAACCTGTATCGGAACTGGCCAAGAAAGTAGCGAACCGCTCGCACCGGGTGACGGCACCACCGGCGCCCCGCATGGCACAGGCACCGGCACGGCCGACCGCACCCCACACACACCCACGTGCAGCGACGCCCCCCTATGTGCGGGTGGGTCGAACACACGAGGCCCACATGCGAGCCGGAACACCGGCCCCCCTTACGGGTCAGGACACCGCTCACCCGTACGAGCCGCCCCCGGCCGCGCCCGCCGCAGCCTGAACCCCCGCATGCCCCGTTTCAGCCAGGCCACACCGACGACTTCCAGAGGCATCCATATCGGGCACCATAGGCCGGATGGAGCAGCCAGCCGTGGACCCGCGCCCGAACATCACATGTCCCGAATGTCTCAAGACGTCCTGGCATCCCGGGGACGTGGAGAACCGGTACTGCCCGTCCTGCTCGTGGTGGACCAGTGACCCGCTCCTGGCACCCCACAACCCGCACCCGTACGTTGGCGCCCATGACCAAGCCACGTGACCTCGACTCCGACGGCACAGACCTCAGCGTGCCGGAGCGCCTGGACGAAGCGGCCCGCCTGCTGCGCGCCCACCCGGCCAGCCCCCGCCACGCCGAAGTGATCAAGCTCCTCACCCTGGCCACCCTGCGCCTCGCCCGGCTGGAGGCCGCCACCCCCGCCGACTGGGGAGACACGGCGTCCCCCTACATGACGCTGAGCACCCTCGGCGCCCACCTGAACCGCACCGACTACTTCAGCGACATCCCGCCCCTGGAGCCGTGATCCGCGCGGATCAGAACAGGGTGCCCTCGGCCGGGGGCACCGCCCGCTGCGTGGTCGGCGGGTGATGGAAGATCTCCGTCCAGTCGTCCTCGTCCTCGGGGCTCACCCGCCGCCACGCGAACATCTCGTCGCAGCGCGGGCAGTACTGCGCCCAGTGCGTGTACGCCCAGTACGCCTTGCGCTGCACCTTGACCCACTTGGACCGGCCGTCCTTGGTCTGCGTGGATCGGACCACGCGCTCCCAGGTGGGCTCGGGGGTGTAGAACGTCATGCCCCTGGCGTTGCGCAGGGTGGGCCAGGCGCACGTCTCGCAGTCGGTGTCGGCCTGACCGCCGCCCACCAGGCAGATGAACGCAGGCAGTGCCCGCTCCCACCGGCCCCACCGGATCTCCCCCAGCGCGGGGTCCTCCATGGGCAGGGCCGGGATGATCCGGCGCGGCCCGCTCTCGAACTCGTCCGGCTCCGGCATCACGGCCTCCTCATGCAAACGGCCCCAGCGCGGTGGGAGCTGGGGCCGCCGGACTGCACGTCGGGCCGGTGCAGGCGAAGCGGTCTCAGCATGGCAGACGCCACCGACGGAGGGGCAGATTCCGCCCCAGTCCCCGGGGTTCGTTCAGTCGTGCGGGGTATGTTCGGGCAACCCCCAGTGACTCAAGCCCCACGCCCTGTCACAGTAGGCGGACGGCCAAGCCAGCCCCCTGCCGGGTGGAGGCGGGGCACCGGCTCCCCGAGCCCAGTGCCCCGCCACCCCGCTCGCCGGTGCTTCTCCCCAGTCGGCACCAGCTCCCCGCCCGCGTCGGCGGCTGCCCTGGGACGCCGTCCCGCAGTCCCAGGCTCCCCGCTCCCCGTTACCGGCCGCCCGGCCGGGCGGCCGGGCAGACCGGCGGATACGGGCCGCCGGGCGGAGGATCGATCCGCAGATCGTTCCCCACCACCGTGCCCCGGCGCATCCCCGTAGACGGCGAACGGCGTAGCCGGTTGGGCCAACTGGCAGAGCGATGCCCCCCGGCAGGGGGAAGCCGGGGGGCATCGTGGCGCAGCGCAGGGGGGGCGGCGCTACGCCTGCTGGGCGACAGGCTGCGGAACAGCCTGCCACTGACCGGCCGGGGGGGCGGCCGGGTGCCCGCCCGGCCGGGCGGCCGGGCCGTCGGACTGGAAGTTGCCCGACACGCGCAGATGCGCACCGGCCAGCGTCTGCACCCCCTGAGGCGCACCCTGCGGCGGGGCCTGCGACCCGACCGACATGAGCGGCGAGGTGTGCTCGGGGGCCGCCTGGTCCGACGGGTACAGCGGCGCGTCGTTCCACCACGGCTGGTCGTACAGCCGCTCCGTGCCGGGGCTGTCCACCGCGATCAGGCTCACCGACTCGCCGTCCACGCTCAGGTCCGTGACCGTCCCGTGGAACACCGCCCGCTCCCCGTTGCGCGGCGACACCCGCGTCAGGATCAGCGTGTCCAGCAGCGGCACCGACTCCACCAGCGGCTGGAACTCCCCGTCCGGGTCCTCCAGCGGCTGGGCCCGGTCCCAGTACAGGCGCGCCACGCGCACCTTGCCCTCGTGGACGCCGAGGTGCTGGCCCGTGTGCCTGACCGTGACCGGGACCGTGGTGTTGTCGTACCGCCGCAGGTATGCCTTCAACATCGTCTCTCACCGCTCCTGGCGTCGCTTTCAGGGTCCGGGCAGCGTACTGCCGACCCCGGCGCCCCAGGGGCGCACGCCCGCTCTTCACACGATCGGCTGGAAGCCCTCACGCCCCGTAACCAAATCACGACAGGGCGAAGTTGCGGAACTTGCCCTCGAACGGATTGACCGTGTCACCGTTGGAACCCTCCTCCTTCTCCAGCCACACCCACCCGCCCCGGTACTGCGTGTCGGCCGTCGTCACCGTGTACTGGGTACCGCCGCTCGTCGTCCGCCGGAACGTGATCTGCGTCGGCGAGACCGTCAGCCGGTACGAGTTCCACACGTCAGCGGCCACCGCCGGAGTCGACGCCACGGCCAGGTAGCTGATCGCCGACGCCTGGCTGGCCCACTTCGCGATCCCGATCTCGCCGTTCTGCCGCTGGAACACCCGGTACAAGGTCTTCTGGCCCTCGGGGTAGGCGGACGGGTTCTGGACCGCGTCGGCCTGTGGCCAGTCGTACGTGTCCCGGTCCGAGGTCGCCCCGAACAGCAGCCCCATCTTCGCCCGCGTCGCGGACACCGTAGCCAGGGTGTTCCACTTCATGTCCCAGTCCAGCGTCCAGTTGGGCGGGTTGGCCAGCCCGAAGATGGGACACAGCCACCCCAGCAGCACCGACGGACGCCCCAGGTTGTCACCGAAGCTGGCCGGGAGGATGAGGCCCTGCTCGGCAGCCTCCGTCCGGCCGCGCACGAACCCCCCGTTGGACGCCACCGAGTGCTGATCCGTACGGAAGCTGAGCTGCCCGGTGCCGATCATCCGGTGCTCCCACGGATCGGTCTCCGTCCGGTACCCGTACGCCCACCCGGACGCGCCGGTCGCCCCCCGGTAGTACACCGGGTCATCGGCCATCGCACCCCGGATACCCAGGGTGATCACCCGGGTCCGCTCCACATGCCGCGACGTGGTGTACATGAGGACCTGGAACCCGGCGTTCTTGTACGTCGTGAACACGCTGTCGGCGTACTTGGTGTCCAGCAGGATCCAGGTGATCCCCGCCGCCGTCAGCTCCGCCGTGGTGTACGGCAGCGCCGTGGTGTTGTAGGTGGTCGGCGTCGCCGGGATCATGATCGGCGTGATCCCCGCGTTGTTCACCGTCGTGGCGTTCGCGACCGTCCGCACCCCGATGAACGCCCACGCCTGGGCGCAGTACTGGAGCACCGCACGGATCGCCCCGACGATCGCCGTCGACTCCGGGTACGGCGACGTGGAGGCGGGGATGCACTCGATCAGCGCCACGGACTTCCCGTCGATCCGCGTCAGGAAATCCGTCAGGAGCTGCGTGTAGTAGGTCGGCTGAAGCCACCCGTACCAGCCGCCGCGCCGGTCGGTACGGTCGCCGCCGGAGGCGATGTTGAAGCCCTGCGGGTCGTTCTCGTCACCGGCGTAGTTGAGGACGGCCTTGGCCTGGGCCGCACTGAGCTGCCGGATGTCCTGGCTGATGTAGATGGACGTCCGGGTGTCGGTCAGGTCGTGGGTGCTCAGGTCGCTGATCACGCCCACGTCATCCGAGGAGGTGGCGCAGCGGAACTGGATGATGTCGCACCCGGTAGCCAGGCACCAGTCCACCTGATGCGGGCTGGAGTAGGCGCCCCTGAGCTGCGCCAGGTACGCCGCACCGACCGTGTTGGGCGCGGCCGGGAGATCGGCGATGGTCTGGAGGCAGGTGGCCGGGGTGGGCGGGGTGCCGCCCGACGGCACATACAGGCCGTCCGTGTTGAAGGCCGCCGCGTTCCCGGCCTGGTCCGAGAGCCGCACCTGGAGGTCGCCGGTGCCCTCGTTGTAGATGAGCCCCGGCCCCAGGTTCCCAGCCAGGCACGCCACGATTGCGGCACACCCGGTCTGGCCGCCCGCCGACAGACTGACCACGAACGGCGCCTGCACCGAGCCGTTCCCGGTCACGGAGATGGGCGAAGAGCCCTGAATCACGCACGAGCAAGTCCCGCTGCATCCGCACCTGGCCATGGCTAGCCCTCCTGGTTACCGAAGTCGTAGGGGATGAGGTGGTCGCGGCCGTCGGGCTCACACGCGACCTTCTGCCAGCCCTCGTCGGTGAAGAGCACGAGGGTGTCGGACATGGCGTGGACGGCGGTGAGCTGACGGCCGATCGCCCTCTGCGAGGCGACAGCCGCGCGGATCGGGCGCTGGCCCGCCCGCTGGCCGGGCAACGGGCTCATGTGGTCAGCTCCTCTTCAAGATCCGCGAGCGGCGTGAGGGTGACGCCGATCTTCTCCTGGCCGTTCTGCCAGGACCCCTCCACATCCGTGAGCGCGAAGCCCTGGAGCACCGGCGTGCAGAAGCTCTCGGCGAGGACGTCGAACCGCTCGCCGGGCACGAGCTGATGGAGCTTGACCGGCGCGGTGGAAGCCAGCGAGGAACCGTCGGGAACGCTGATGGTGATGGGGATGGGGTAGCGCCCGGCGATGGCGTCCTTGGCCGCTTCACGCAGATCGGCGTCGGTCACCTTCTCCTCGTCCAGCGACACCAGCACATCCAGCCGCCCGTACGCGGTCTTCGTCTTGCCGTACCCCAGGGTCTTGCCGTCGCTGATGTCCTGCTGGTCCTGGGTGGTGGCGAAGCCGTAGGTGCCGCCCTGGGTGCCGTCCTTGATGACCTCGATCTCGCCGGTGAAGTCCTCCATCGTCAGGCGCGCCTGGGCGCGGGTGGTGGAGGTGGGCCGGGCCCGCAGCAGGACGGTCCGGCCGATGGTGGTCCAGGTGAGCCCGCGCTTGGCCCACTCCCGCATCAGGTCACCCAGGTACGTGGTCCAGATGCTCGTGTTCGAGCTGCCGTCCTTCTCCACCTTGACGGTCGGGAGCCCGGCGGACCGCACGACCATGTAGTCCATGATCCCCGCGTAGTCGGGGTTGGCCAGCGACGACGCCGTCATGTTGAGGCGGATGTGGTTGTAGGCGATGGCCGTGATGGGTCCGGCCTTGCGCCCCTGAGCGTCCGCGGTACTCGCGGTGTAGGTGATCCGCCAGGTGTTGACCAGGTGATCGAACCAGGCGGTGACGTCCTGCGCCTGGATGGTGATGGAGTCGCGGCGGCCGGTGGTCTTGGTGACCGGGCCCTGCCACACCAGCTCGCCGTCCCGGTACAGCGTCAGCTCGTGCACCCACGGATGCATCTCCTTCAGGGCCTCGCAGCACTCCGTGCTGATGTTGCCCTTCAGGATCGTGACGGACGCCTCGGAGATGTCGTTGATGGTCCGGTTCCAGGTCACCTCCGTCAGCCGGTCCATCGCCGCCACGGCGTACGGCTGGGCGCCGCCGCGCCAGTGGATCTGTGCGGTGTAGGTGGAGGCGCACCCCAGGGTGTTGTCCTCCCCGCCCACGGCCGGGCCGCCCTGGTTGCAGCCGCCGTCCGGCACATAGGTGACCGCGTTGGAGACGTCCTCGGTGAGGGTGCCGTCGGTGCGCTGGATCACCAGGTGGTAGGTGATGGAGATGCAGCCCGGCGGCGCCGAGTCGAACCACGTGGATACGGCGGGGAGGGAGCCCGCGCCGGTCCCGGAGAACAGCGTCTGCCGGGTGCCGTCGACATCGCGGATGATCTCCCACGACTGGATCGACTCGGTGTCCTCCACGCTGACGGTGAGCTGGACGCCTTCCTCCGGGGCGACCACCACCTCCGCGCGGATCGGCTGGGAGGTGTCGACCTGGGCCGTGATCCCGTACAGGGCGACCCGCCGGGGCGAGTCGCCGACGGCGAACCCGAACGTGAACTGCGGGCCGGACGGCATGTCGAAGACCGCCACGGCCTCCGGCTCGCGGTAGTCCAGCGTCAGCCCGACCGTGTTCTGCACCCGGTCCACCACGTTGCCGGACCGCATATCGACCACGGTCCACCACGCGTTGCCGTTGCCGTCCGGCGGCGGCGGGTTGGTGTCGTCCTCGCTGTAGGCGCTGCCGTGCTGCTGGTAGACGTACTCGCCGAACGCCGTCCACGACTGGAAGTCCGGGTAGGAGGGGCGGGGGAACTGGTAGAGCGGCGCGGTGAAGATCTTCGCCTTGAAGTCGGCCAGCGTGAACACCGCGTACTGGGTGGTGCCGCCCGCGTTGTAGGCGACGGTCATCCGCCCGTTGACCAGGTCCAGGGCCGGGGTGATGGACGTGAGCCCGGTGAACGGCTCGTACGCCTGGGCCGGGGGAACGTCCTCGGGGTCGATGACCGCGTTGTTCACGAACTCGATCCGGCAGATCCGGCGGCCGTGCGCGTTCGTGCCGATCGGCTGCTCCACCGCGTCGAACGGCAGCCACAGCCACGTCTTGCCGGTGACGGCGTCGTACTCCACGCCGATGCCGGAGCCGTGGTCGAAGCGGCGGCAGTACATGACCCCCGTGACCGTGCCGTCCAGCGTGACGCGGTTGATGGCGATGTCGCCCCGGCTGTCGCGCACACCCGTCGCGGGCGGCCCGGACTCGCCCGGCAGCGTCACCCCGTTCCCGACCACCTGCGTGATGTAGATGAGCTGGGTGGTGGGCTCGTAGAAGGCCTGCTGGTGGACGCGGGTCATGGTGAGCGTGGGCGGCGAGGGGAACACCGCGCTCGCGCCCGCGCGCAGGTTGAACAGGACGTCAGCCATGGCGCATCACCCGGCGTCCGCACGGGGCACCAGCAGCACCCGCGCCGTGGCGTTGGCCGCTGTGGTGTCGGAACGGGACCACACCTCGATGCAGAGGCCGGTGGGGCAGGGGAAGGTGGGCCACGTGAAGTTCGCTCCTTCGGCGCCGTAGATGGTGGGGGTACTGGTGGCGATGCCGATGGGGAGCTGCGGGCACTCCACCACGCTCCGCTGCACACGGCCGTCCACGCGCAGCGTGGACCCCGCCGGGATGTAGCCGACGTTGATGTCAGCGCAGGCGTTGCACGGGTCCAGAGCGGAGTTGCAGGGGTTGTTCTGGGGGTTCGCCCAGAACCGCACCAGCACCCGGCGCATGGCCGTGGAGCCGGTACGCACCTCCAGCACCGGAACCGTCTCCAGCCACGCGGATTCGTCCAGCGGGGAGACCTGGATGCGGGAGCGGCGGAAGCTGGCCAGGCCGGTCGGATAGCACGGGCTCAGCGGGGAGGGCGCCTTGGGCGGCAGCGGCGGGGTGGGGCAGAGCGGGTCGGTGGCGCAGGGGCTGGGCTGGAGGCACTGCTGGTACACCTGGTCGGGGTCGATGTTGCTGACCAGCTCCCCGCTCCCCAGCGCGACCCAGTCCACGTTCGCGGCCAGCGGGTCGTGGTAGATCCACGGCTTGGCCGCCGCGAGGGTGAAGGTGACCGTGGCCCACAGGAACCGGCCCCCGCCCATCCACTGACGGCCCGTGACGACCGGGCCGGACAGGATGCCCGCGTCGTACAGGTGGCGGATCTCCTGGTCGCCCAGGACGCTGGTGTCGCCGACGGCCAGCGGGGTCGTGCCGGGGCACGCGGAGAACACGCAGATCTCATCCCCGTCGCAGGTGCGGCCCTCGCACTGCGAGCCGAGGAGCGTGGTCGACAGCCACTCCATCGCGTACGAGAGTTCGGCCTCGCCCTCGGTGATCAGAGCGACGGTCCAGGCGATCTCGCGGTGGTTGCGGCGGGCCGGACCGAGCGCCGACCCGTCACCGATCAGCGCGGTTGGGGAGCGGGTGATGGTGGAGCCGGAGAACCCCGCCACGTCCATGCCGAACACGCCGTGGAAGCCACGGCTGGCCGGGACGCCCGGGTCGTACCAGGGAGCCGTGCCGTCCTCCAGGCTGAAGTACGGGGCATCACCCATCGCCTCCGCCACGGCGTCGCACGGGTCGCACTCCATCGGCAGCCCGGCCGCCCGCGCATACGCCACCGCCCTGGCGCTGTTGACGATCTCGTTACCGGCCAACTGCAAATAGCCGTCCCAGATGATGGCCACCCCCTTCGGTGATCACGTGACCTCCAGGTAGGTGATCGCCTTGCGCAGGCGGGTGAGGTCATGACCGAGCAGGCCGATTCCCCGGTTGCAGAGGCCGCAGAGCAAGCCGCGAACCCGGCCCGTGGTGTGGTCGTGATCGATGTGCAGGCCCTCGCCGTTCGCCAGGTCATCGGGGGCGCCACAGAGGGGGCACTGGTGGCCCTGCTCCTCCGCCATCTCCAAACGGCGCTGCCAGCCGATGCCGTAGCTGTGCATCATGGCCCGCTGGTGGCGGCGGTGCTTGTCGCACAGCCCCGTCACGTGGTGGCCCGGGTCGGTGCACCACGGCAGCCAGCACTCGCCGTGCGCCTGGCGCGCGTGCTCCAGGCACCGCGACAGGACGGCGATCTGCGTGGATGGGCAGCCGGGCTCGATGCACTTGGTCACCGGCGCGCGGCCGGGGTGCTTCCGGGTCCCGATCACCCACACCTCGCCGTGCTTCTGGCGCTGCTCATGGTGGGGCTTGCAGTAGCCGTCCCGGTACTTCGCGCTGCGGGTGCAGAGCGGGCCTCGGCAGTCCAGCAGGTTCCACTGGACGAACGGCTTGAGCTCAATGCCCTGTCGCTGCTGGATGTAGTGCCGGTCGCAGTGGCCCTTGGCGCGCTCCACGTCGCCGCACGCGGGATACGTGCAGCGGGGAAGGGTGGGGTCCTGGCGCGCGTGGGTGAGGCACTTGCCGTGCGTCTGGCGGTGCTTGGTGCAGCCGCCTACGGAGCAGTGGTTATTGGTGACCATGCCGCCGAAATATAGCGCGTCGGTTTCCATAAACATGCAGCTCACCCCCTAGATGCCGCTGGCGCGGGCGATGTGGCCGTACAGGTTCTGGGCGATGACATACGCGTCGCTGCCGGGCGTGGTGATGTTCCACGTGTGGCTGGGCGTCTCGGCGTGGCCCTTGAGGGCGCCGGACTTCTTCAGCAGGTCGACCAGGCCGGACTGCTGGGCGAGCTGGATGGCGCGGGCCGGGCGGGTCATCGGGACGACGACTTCCTTACCGGCCTCGCCGATGAGGGCGCGGGTGGGCATGGTGACGATGCCGCCGTCGGCGAAGGGCAGGTACTTCCGCACCGAGCTGGGGATACCGCCCTTGATCTTCGCCATGATCTGGCCGCCGATGTCGCCGATCGCCCCGACGATCTTCCCGGCGAGGCCGGAGAACAGCGACACCACGCCGGAGATGAGACCCGAGACGGCGGAGCGGGCGGAGCTGGCCGCCGACCGGAACACTCCGGCGATGCGGGAGCCGATGCCGGAGATGGCGGACGCGATCCGGCCGGGCAGCGCGCTGAAGAACGAGATGACGGAGCTGAAGCCGGAGCGGACCGCGCTGGACGCGGACGAGGCGGCCGACCGGAAGATGGAGCTGATCCGGCCGGGCAGCGAAGTGATGAAGGCCATGATCCGCCCGGGGAGGGCGGAGAAGAACGAGGTGACGGCGGTGAAGCCCGACCGCACCGCCCCCGCCGTGGCGCTGGCCGCCGACGTGAACAGCCCCACCAGCCGCGAGCCCAGCGACTGGAGGGCGGAGAGGATGCGGCCGGGCAGCTCGGTGAAGATGAACACCACGGCGGCGATCCCGGTCAGGATCGCGATGGCGAGCCCGGCGACGGCCGACGTGAACAGGTCGATCAGCATGCCGGGCAGCGCCTGGAGGAACGCGAGGATCCGGCCGGGCAGCGCGGTGAAGAACCCCACCACGGCATCGATCCCCGTGGATACGGCGGTGGTGACGGCCGCCCAGGCGGACGTGAAGAAGCCGACGAGCATCGACGCGAACGACGACAGCGCCCCGACCACCGCCCCGGGCAGCCCGGTGATGAAGGTGATCACCGCTGTGACGCCCTGGATCAGGCCGACCAGGATCGCGACGACCTTCTGGATGATCGGGACGATGATGTTGATCGCGACCCAGGCCGCGAACGCGGCCTCCACCTGGAGCACCGGCGCCAGCAGGCCGATCAGCATCGAGATGAGCGGCGCCAGCGACACGAGCAGGTCGGCGATCGGCGGGATCAGCGGGAGCAGCGCGCTGACCAGGGCGGAGAAGGCGTCGACGATGGGCGGCAGGACGGGCAGCAGGGCGCCGATGAGCTGCCCCACCAGCGGCACCACGGCGGCAGCGACCTCGGTGAGGGCGGCCCCCACCTCCACCAGCAGCGGGGCCAGGGCCTGGGCCGCCTCCCCGAGCGCACCGCCGAGCGCGGTCGCGACCTCGGTGACGACCCCGATCAGGGGGGTGAAGATCGGCAGGAGCTGGCCGATGAAGTCGATGATCGGCCCGAGCAACGGCAGGACGATCTGAAGGGCGGCCCCCAGGATCGCCCCGAACGCCTGCCCCAACTGGGCTACGAGCGGGGCCAGTTGAGCGAAGACGGGGGCGAGCCCGGTGATCACCGAGGCCAGCCCGGCGCCGAGCTGGGCCGCGACGGGGGCCAGCGCCGCACCGAACTGCTGGAAGGCCTGGGTCAGGACCGGGATGAGCGGCGTCAGTACCGACGAGATGGCCGTGATCACCGGCCCCAGCACGGCCATCATCGTGGACAGCGCCGTGGACAGGACGGTAGAGAAGAGCTGCGCGAGCTGGGTGACCAGCGGCAGGAGCGGCTGGATCGCCGTCCGTACCGCGTCGATGATCTGCGTCAGGGCCCCCAGCGACCCGCCGCCCCCGGCGGCCAGCGCCCCGAACAGGTCCCCGAAGAGGCCGACCAGCGAGCCGACGAGGTCACCGAGCTGCCGGAAGGTGACCAGCGCCCCCTGGACCCAGGCGACTGCCTGGCCGGAGGCGGCGGCCTCCCCGAGGAAGGACCCGAACCGGGCCCCGAGGCTGGCGATGGCGTCGCCGAGCTGGTCGCCGAACGCCTTGGAGACGGCCCCGGCCACCCGCGTGAACCCGGCGACCACCGGCCCGATGGCGGCGGCCAGCCCGGACGTCGCCTTGGTGGTGCCGTCGAGGATGTTGGTGACGGCCTGGACCCCCAGCGCGGAGCGCAGGAAGTTGGCGATCCGCTGCCCGGCCAGCCCGAAGTTCCCGGCGACGTCGGCCAGGCCCTGCTTCAGGGGGCCGCCGAGCGCCTTGGCGACGCCGGTGATCTGCCCCTCAAGGGGCTTGAAGAACGCGTCCTGGACGGTGGTCTTGAGCTGGTCGAACGCAGGCTTGAGCGCGCGGAGTTCCTTGGCCGCCGCCTGGGCCTCCGGCGACAGCTTCTCCAGAGCCTTGTTGAACGCCTCCGCGTCGTCGCCCAGGGCCGCCCCGAAGGCTTCCCCCACCCCCGACAGGGCGATCTTCAGCGCCGACGTGGCGACGATCATCCCGGTGATGACCGCCGGACCGGCGGCGATGATGCCGAGCGCCGGGGCCAGCGACGCCGCGAAGGAGGCGATGGCCGCTGCCGCCGACAGGAACGCCCCCGCCAGGGCGCCGATACGCAGCAGCCCGGCGAAGGCCGCGCCCGCCCGCCCGGCCATCCCGGCGATGGTGCCCAGCGCCCGCTGGAAGCGGTTGGCGTCGGGGTTGACGTTGACCGTGACGTCGGGCGCGTTGTGACGGCGCAGCGCGTCGTTCAGCCGGTCCAGGTCCGGCTCCACGCGGATACGGATGGGCTCCAGCCCGCGCATCGCCCGCTCAAGATCCCGCCGGAACCGGGCGGCGTCCCCCTGCACCCGGACCGTGATGTTGCCCAGTCCGCGCAGATCCCGGTTGAGCTGGCGCTGGAAGCGGGAGACGTCCGCGTTGACCCGGACGTTGACCGCGAACCCGCGTACGTCGCGCTGGAGCCGGGCCAGGAACCCGGTCGTGTTCGGGTCCACGCCGACGTCGACCCGCAGCGCCCGCAGCCCGCGCCGCAGCGCAGCCTCGAACCGGCTCATCTCCGGCTCTACACGGACCTGCGCGGTGACCCCGCGCAGCGCGGCCGTCACCTGCGCCCGGAAGGCCGCTACGTCCGGACTGAGGCGTACGTCGGCGCTGACGGCACGGGCCGCCGCCTGGATGGCCGCCTGGAAGCGGGCCGCGTCCGGCGTGACGCCGACGTCCACGGTGGTGCCGCGTAGCTGGCGCCGGAGCAGCGCGGCGAAGCGTGTGGTGTCCGGCTGGGCCGGGATGCCCACCGAGCCCAGCCCGGTCAGCTGCCGGTTCAGCTCGGTACGGAAGGTGTCGGAGTCCGGCGCGACCCGTACGGACGCGGCGGCCAGTCCACGCAGATCACGCTGGAGCTGGGTGCGGAACCGGCTGGTGTCCGGCTCCACCTCCACGGACGCCTTCAGTCCGCGCAGATTGGAGCGCAGGTCGCGGGCGATGGTGCGGGCCGCGTTGCGGCCGGAGTTGCGGATGGCCCGCTGGAGGGCATCGTCCAGGGCCTGTCCGGCGTCGCGGCCCGCGTCGCGGAACTCGCGCCTCAGCTCGGCGTTGAAGGTTCCGATGTCGGCGGTGATGACGACTGACGCGCGTCCGACCTCACCTGCCACCGCTGCCTCCGGACATGACGAACTGCGTTCGTCGCCCGGCCCATCAACCAGCAGCGATCACTCAATGCGACACCAGGCTACCGTCCGTGTCCACATCCGGCCGGGCGGCCGGGCGGGCGGCCGGGTCCGCAGGCCCATCCACGCAGCTCACGACCTCTTGTCAGTGGCCGTCCGTACACTCCGCCCGCATGGACCGAGCCACGCCCCTGACCAACGACCAGGCCGACATGGTGATCAAGATGCTGCGGGTGGGGAACACCGCCACCGACGCCGCCGAGATGATCAACGTGAAGCCCGCAGCCGTGTACGCCGCCGCCCGCACCGACACCGACGTCCAGCTCGCGCTGGCCGGGCACGACCCCTACGCCTACGACGCCGACAAGATCCTCCAGCAGGCCCAGTACGTCGGGCTCCTGGCGCTGGGCTTCACCCCCACCCAGGCCGCCCGCATCCTGTTCCACGGGGATGAGCGCGTGAAGGGCTGGCGCCAGAACAGCCCCGCCTTCGCGGAGGCGGCCGAAGCCGCCCGCCGCATGAACCCGCCCGCCCTGCGCCAGCGCCGCGAACACCGCTTCACCCCCCACCGGGTCCGGCTGTTCCTCAAGGCCGTCGAGGACGGCATGATCATCAACCTGGCCGCCGAGGAAGCCGGGATCACCAACGCGGTGATCTACCAGCGCCGCCGCCGCGACTCCGTGTTCCGCGACGCGATGGACGCCGCCCGCGCCAGGGCCAGGGCACGCCGGGCGCCCGACCCCACGGAGATCAGCGAGGAGCAGTGGGAGGCCCTGCGCGCGGGCGTCCAGGAGGGCATGACGCTGCGCCGGGCCGCCCTGCGTGCCGACATCCCTCCCCAGCGCGTCTACGACCGCCGCCGCGCCGACGAGCTGTTCCGCCGGGCGACCGACCGCTGGCGGGGCAAGATCGGTGCGCGGGCCGATAGCGTGACCGGGTGAGCGACGCCGACTGACCGATCACCCGCTGCCCAGCTCCGCGAACGCCTTCTTCCAGTCGGCCGCCTGCGCCTGCTTGTCGAACCCCGGCATGATGGCCCGGCGGCCACGCCCCAGGGTCTGCCGGGGCGGCGCGTTGAGCTGGGTCTCCAGCCTGCGGACGTCCTTCTCCTCCTGGCACCCCGACCGCAGCCACGAGTACACCGCGCTGCACACCCGGTGCGCGCTGGCACCCTCGGGCTCGAACCCGACGGTCACCGTCCACCCCGAGAACAGGTCCCAGTGCTCGCGGGCGGTCACGGCCAGGCGCTGCGCCACATGCCACTCAAAGCCGTACACGGGCTTCGCCAGGCCGTACGCCAGGCGCGTGCACACCCGCAGGCCCACCGGCCCGTACGGGTCGCCCAGGAGGGCGAGGAAGCGGTCTTCTGAGTCGCCCTTGAGGCAGCCCGGCACCAGCGCGTACCAGTTGCCCTCGGCGACCCACCCGCACGCCTCCAGCCCATCCACGGGGATGGACAGGGTGTAGGGCTCGCCGTCCAGGGTGAAGGTCAGCGGCCCCGGCCGCGCCGGGCCCAGGCGGGTCATCGTGCCCGCGCCGCCGTCTTCTTGGCGGGGGCCTTCTTGGCGGCCTTCTTCGCCGGGGGCTTGCGGCTGCTGGGCTTACGGTCCTGGGGGGTCTTGGGGCCGGTCTTCTTCACCGGGTTCTCCAGCCCCAGCTCCTCGTACGCCTTGTCCAGATGCGGGCCGTACGCCTCGTACACCCGGCGCACGGTGTCCATCAGGAAGGCGACGGAGAGCGTGCGCTCGTTCTGGTCGACCACCCGCTCCAGGATGGCCTCCACGTCGTCCGGCTCGAACACGGCCGCCGCGAGCTGGCGGACCACGTCCTCGTACGCGGCGGCCGTCTTCAGCTCGGCCGCCTGCGCCTCGATCCGGCCCAGCAGCATGGGAAGGGAGTCTTTGGGGCAGCGGACGCTGTACTCCACGCCGCCCATCTTCACCACGCCCTGGGGCATCTCTGCCGGGGTGTACGCGTCATCCGCGTCGATGTAGAACGTCAGAGCGTCGGGGGCTTCGGCCACGGTGCATCTCCCACGGTGTGTAGCGGCGGATGCACACAGCGTAGCTACCGCCCGGCCGGGCGGGCGGGCGGCCGGGCGGTGAGGGGGCGGACTACCGCCCGGACAGGAACGTGGCCGGAGGCGACAGTAGCGCCCGGCACAGCCGCTCCAGATGGATCAGCAGCGGCGGCGCCGCACCTCCCGGCAGAAGCGGTTCGTCGCTCATGGTGGGCTTCGGGAACGTCAGCACCTCCCCGGTCCGCCGCCGGTCCCGGTTGTGCATCGCCGCCACCGGCGGATGCCCCACCTGGTGGACGATCAGCATCCGCGCCTCCACGGCGCGCGGGTGCTCCGAGAAGTCCCGGGTCCGCCAGTGGTCGCGCTCCGCCTGGTCCGCGAACGCGATCTGCCAGAACTCGATCAGCATCCCCGCCCCCACCATGTCGGCAGGCTTCGCGGTCAGTTCACCGCTGGCGCGGGCGGCCGTGAAGATGTCCGCCATCCTCTTGACCATGATGCGCGGGTGGTCGTCGTAGGCGCGCGGCGGCACCGTCACCTTGCTGATCTTGTTGGTGTAGACGAACAGCACCTGCGGCCGGTGCGTGTCGGTGCCGCCCCCGTCGTCCCACGGCGTACGGCGCATGTAGTCGATCATCATCGCCTGGAGCGCCGGGGCGGCCTCGTGGCGCGGGCGGTTCGTTACTGCCATCGCTGCCTCTCCTCTATCGGGAGACACGAGACTATCGCACGGTGTTGCGGTGCGCATACGGACTGCTATCCTGCTGGTGGCAGACCGGAACTGGACAGGTCCCTGCGCTGCTGGCTCCAACCGCACCAAGGCCGAGGGCCTGCCTCGCTCACGCTCCCTACGCTCCCCCCCGTGGCGTACGGAGCAGGATTGGCGTCCGAGCGAAGGCAGGCCCTCCGTCGCGCCTGGGATGCGAAGGACGGCCAGCGGGCCCACGCCAACGGATCGAAGGCGTCAGGCGTAGATCACGGTGGAGTCCACCGGCCAGGGGCTGGCCTGCTGGAGCGCCCGGAGCAGGAACCGGTTCGGGCGGGCGCCCTTCACCTGACGGGCGAACACGAGGTTGCCCCGGCCGCGTGCGGTGGTGCGGGCGTTGCGGGCCTCGAAGACCAGCACCTTCGCCCGCTTCGGGCGGATCGGCGTGCCCTTCGGGCCGTAGATGCCGGTGCCCTCGTGGACGTACAGGGCGTACTCCAGGTTGCTGTAGACCCACGCCTTCACGTGGGCCCCTGTGTACTCCATCTGGACGCGCAGGGAGGCCCGGAGGGGGCCGTCGTCCACCGGCGCCCCGGCGACCGCCAGCGAGCGCGTAGCCTCCGCCACCCGGCGCACGTAGGTGGCCACGTCGCCGTCCGGCGACCGCAGCATGCGCTCGATCTCCGGCTCGTTCCAGGTGAACTCGATGCGTACGCCCATACCTGCTCTATCCCCGTGGATCGCGTTGGCGTTCCTGCCAGTCGTAGATCCGCCGGGCGCGCGTCTCCCCGATCCCGATCACATCCTCCGGCACCTCCAGCCCCAGGAGCTGCTCCGGCTTGGTGATGGCGCCGCCGGTGTGCCGGTTGTGGCGGGCCAGGAACCCGGCGATGGTGTACGCCTCGTCGTCGCCCCCCAGGGCCTCCGCCACCGCCCGCAGCGCCGCCTTCTGTGCCTCGCGCCGGGCGCGCCGCCACTCGTTCGCCATGAGCGGCAGGGTACGGCCCGGGTACGACAACGCCCCCCGTGTGAGGAGACGGGGGGCGGCGCCGGTATGGAGTCGTCTGGTACGTGGCAACGCGTCAGACGGCGGCGAGTCTAGCCGTCCATCAGGCTGCCGACCTGCGCGATGAACGCTGACACCTGTTCGGGTGACGGCTCGCTGTAGTGCCGCAGCATCTCCTCCGTGATGTGGCCGCTGATGGCGTGGAGCATCGGGGACGGCGTGCCGTCACGGGAGCCCAGCGCCTTGAGCCGGGTGTGCCGGATGCGGTGGGGCTTCTTCAGGCCGGTCAGCTCCGTGTAGATCACCCGTGCCCGGTGGGCGGTGAGCCGGTACAGGTGGCCGTGGCCGGGGTCGTCGGGCCCGGCGGCCGGGTTGCCGCCGGGCGGCCCCTTGTCGGTGTCGGGGCGCTCCCGCCAGTTCCACGGCGGCAGCTCCCCCAGCCATACCGGCCCCCAGGTCCGATCGCCCACGTAATCGCGGAGCAGGCGCCCGGTGTACGGCGTCCACGCGATGTAGCGGGTGTCGCCGCCCTTGATCCGCACCGTCCCGAAGTTCTGCTCCCAGGTGATGTTCGGGATGTCCAGGCTCAGGACGCCCGACAGGCGCTCCGAGCTGTCGTAGAGCGTGGACCACAGCGACCGCTCCCTCAGCGGGTAGCGGTCCGGGTTGAGCAGGCTGGTCATGGTGCCCTGGGGCAGCGCCTTGTCGCGCTGCTTGGTCACCGGGCGGGGGGTCCACAGCTTGGGCGGCTCGGCCCTGGTCAGGGGCGGCTCGTTGTCGCGGCAGTACTTGAGGAAGCTGATGGCGGCGCGGCGGCCGGAGTTGTAGGTCTCGGCGGCGGCGGTGCTCCAGTACATGCCGCAGGTCTTCATCCAGTCCTGGCCGGTGATCTCCCTCACCGGCCGGGTATGCCCGAAGTGGCGGGCGTACATGTTGAGCTTGATGCGGTAGGTGCGCGGTGATCCCGAGCCCGGCTTGAAGGCGTGCACTATCGCCCAGTCCAGGTATTCGTCGATCGCCCGCGCCAGCGGTTCAGCAATGGTGTTGGGCACTTCCCCGTACCCCCTTTTTCTGATCCACGCGGATTGGCTCTGCATTCGGTGCGCTTGGTCCAGACTTGTAACGCCCGTATTCGGAACGGGTACCGATTTCACCACCGTAGAGGGAGCCGACGGAGTAGTGGCTGTCGCCGTACGGATGAATTTCGGCCGGGTCGCATGCCCATGCATCAATGAATTCGCCGGGGCTCATCTGCCCTGCCGCGACGGCGCGCGCGTCCAGTCGCCGGGCCGACTCCATCCACGCGGATGGGCCGCCGGGCGGGGCCGGGGAGAGGTACGCCTTCAGGTCGGCGAAATCGGCGTCGCTCTCAGAATCGCTCTCAGGGAACTCGGAGGAAACCGCCATCAGGCGCCGCCGCCGTGCGCCGGGCAGAACCAGCCCTTCCCCTGGACCAGGCTCCAGCCGCCTTCCTCCATCGCGGCCTGCACGCGCTCCGGCTCCATGGCGCGCGACACCGCCTGCGCCGCCGTACAGCCACCCTGTCCGCAGCGGATCTGGGTGAACTTGGCCGGGTCGAGAGGCTTCTTGGCGTGGAGGGCGTACTGGGACTTGAAGGGGGGCTGGCCGAGTTCCAGCAGGGCGCCGTCGCGGACGACGGTCGCCAGCGACTCGGGAGTGTTCGCCCGGATGAGGCTCTGTGCCTGGTCGGCGGTGACGGAATCCGTCACCCTCCAGACGGCGAACGTGTCGCCGTACTCGGCGTCGAGCGCATCGGTGGCGGCCATCAGGCGCACGTCCAGGGCGTGTTCTCCTTCGTGAGGTATGAACACGCCACCGCCGCCCTTGACCATGGTCACCCTGGACACCAGATAGAGGGGACTTTCGTCACTCATGTCGCATTCCTTGCATTCGTCGCGGGGAGCTGTCGGGAAATCACGGAGGAAACTTAATACGTTTCCTCCGTCCCCAGGTCAGGACCCCTAAGTCTGGCCTATATCGAGCCCCATTTGACCGGCTTTGATATGGCGGATCATGGCATCCCGACGCCGTTGCCCCCTCAAGCCGACTCGACCCCCCAGCGCGGCCGGATGTAGTCCTCCTTGTGGTCCCAGTCCCGCGCCGCCCCGGTGTTCCGCACGAACCCGAAGCCCTCGTAGAACCGGCGCAGCCGCGCCAGGTCCGCCCCGAACTCGTCCGTCGGCGTCACCGCCAACTGCGCTCCGGCCAGGTCGGCCGCGACCACCAGCGTCTCCACCGCCCGCCGGGCCACGCCCTGGCCGCGCCGGTCCTCCGGCACGGCCAGCATCGTGATCGCCGCCGTCAGCGAACGCGCCCGCCACTCCACGTACAGCTTCAGGCCCGGCTCATCCGCGCGGATAGCCTCTACGGCCTCGCTCGCCCAACTCACTGACCCTCCCCGGCAGTTGAACGGTGGGACTCCGGCGGGGGCCACACCGGCGGGACCTCCGGGAAGAACGCCCGGTGCCCGCACCCCGGCCACTCCAGCGTCTCGTTCACGCCGTCCCAGCGCGCCGCCGACACCAGGCCGCAGCCGCCCGCCGGGCACGGCACAGAGCCGTCCGGAGCCCCGATCCACGCCGTCCACTCCTCGCCGGTCATCTCCGGCACCATGCGCTGGCCGTTCACGGCGCCTCTTCCCGCGACTCCTCAGCCAGCCGGAGCGCCGCCGGGCCAGCCTTCTCCGGCGCCAGGTCGGCCACCCCCAGCACGTACTGACAGAACTCCGCCTCGGTGAAGCTGTAGCGGCGCCTCTTGGTGCCGGGGAAGACGTTCGGCCGGAGCGTGAAGGTGGCCCGGTACGCGCCGTCCCCGGCGTCGTACTCCACGGTCCACCCCTCCTCGATCGCCTGGACGCCGTCCCAGTGCTCCAGTACGGCGGCCAGCGTCGCTCTCCACGCGGGGTAAGGGTCCTCCGCAGTCACTTAACTCCCCTGCCTTCCACGACAGTTGACAGTACGGGGTTCAGGTCGGCACCGAGTGCCTTCGCGACTGTTCGCGCCGTCTTCTGCGCCGTCTCTGCATCCGGTGCACCGGCGTGGACCATCCACGCGGATGAGCCCGGCGGCGCGTCCGGCCGGTCCACGTCCTCCACGAACACCGCCTTCACGGTGATCTCGCCGACGTGGGCCTCCGGACTGGAACAGCGGCTGGGCTTCTCCTGCCACTGCATCCGGCCGGTGGTGTCGAAGAACACGAGCATCAGGTGCCCGTACTCCGGGTGTTGGCCGTCCGCGTTCACGGCCAGGTCGTCAGCCCCCATCGGCCGCCCTCCTCTTGATCTCGATCAGGCCGTCGTCGTCCTCGTCGTGGGCGCGGGTGACGACCTCCCCGCAGTCGGGCACGGTGCACTGCACCAGCCGGTCGGTCTCGCCGTCCGGGCCCGACGGCCACGACGCCAGCGTGGCCCACTTGTGCCTGTGCTCCGGCGCGCTCACTCGCGACCGCCCTTCGGCCAGATCTCCGGAGCATCGTCGACCGCCAACTCCAGCGGCTCGTAGCCCAGTTCCTTCTCCAGCTCCCGGATCCGCTGACTGCGGATCTCTCGATTGCGCTGGCTCTCCAGCTCCGCTCGATTTGCCTTCATTCCCTGGACGAACTGGTAGGCGCCTGCTCCGACCCAAATCACCTGGAGCCCAGTGACGGTGATGCTCCAGTAGGGGGAATCCGGGCCCATTAGCTGTGCCCACATGAGAGCGCAGCATCCGTAGATGAAGACGGCGCGCCTCTTCACGACGCCTCCCGTCCGGCGCGCCAGCGCTCCAGCGCCTCCGCGTTGATGGCGCCGCCGCCCGCCGCGATCTGGTCCATCAGCTCGCGGGCGGACACCTCCTTGTCGGCCAGGTCCAGGCCGTCGGGCCGGGGATGGACCCAGGTCTCCGGGTCCATCAGGGTCGGGTACGAGTCCGGGCCCTGGGCCAGGAACTCGGTGAACTGGTCGTCGCACCACGGCGGCACCCACGCGCCGGAGCGGCACACGTACACCGCGTCGTACCAGTCGTCGGGGTCGGTGCCGTCGTCCACCCGCCGTTCCACGGGGACCAGCGGCTCGGGCTCCACGTGGCCCACCTTGCGGCGCCAGGCCGGGTAGGTCACCTGGAGGCGGGAGCCGTGGCCGTGGTGGACCAGCATCCAGTCCTCGCACGACACCTTGCCCGTCGCGTCCCACTCCTCGTAGGAGCCGGTGGACTTGTAGCCCGCGTCGTGGTGGGCGTCCCACAGCGACACCGTGTGCCAGTGGTTGACCCCGTACTCCTCATCCATGCCGAGCGAGGAGGGCAGGATGCGACCGGCGTGCAGGTTGCTGTCCCCGTAGATCACCGAGACGCCGTCCTCGTTGAACTTGAAGCGGTTCCAGAACCCCTCCCAGCCCGCCACCTGGGGCAGCTCCATCCCGTTGCGGATGAACGACGACGCCCGCGCCCCCCAGACCACCGGGCCCAGGTAGAACGGGGCCTCCTTGTGGTCCCACAGGTACAGCAGGGACTCCTCCGTCGGGTCCGCCGACCAGGCCGGGTTGGGGAAGAAGAAGTCCCAGTCCACCACCAGCAGCTTCAGCTCGGGCTCGCTCACTTCTGGTCGGTCTTCCATGCGGTCTGCATCACGCGGAGGATGGCGTCCTCGGCCTCGGTGTCCTGGACCAGGTCCCGCAGCACCCGCTTCCACATGGGGTCCAGTCCGGCGCGGAACTCATCGGTGAGCGGGGGTACCTCGCGAAGGGCGTGGAGCGCCTTGGTGCGGCGCTCCTTCGGGGTGAGCTGGGGCAGCTCGTAGGCCGGGTCGCGGTCGGCGTACGGCTCCTTGATGACGGCGCCCCCCGCCGTCAGGCGCCACCGCTCCTCCGGCTCCTCGCCGGGCTCGGGCCGGGCCTCGCCGCCCTTGCGCCGCCAGACCAGCAGGTAGCCGGTCAGGTCGGCCTCCGGGAACTGCACCGGGGGCCGGGGCGTGACGTCGGTGTCTTCGTCCAGGTAGTAGGTGCCGGACTCCTGCTTGCGGGCGCGGAGCTGGAGCGCGACGCTGGCCCGCTCCACGGACGGGAACGCCTCCAGCGGGCCGGTGGTCTTGGTGTTGGTGCTGTGCCGGTGAGTGGCGTAGATGGTCATGCTCTGCTCCTAGTTGCTCTCGGCGATGGCACGGGCCTCGCCCCGCAGGACGCCCGTGAGGAAGGACAGCGAGTCGGTCCAGACCAGCGAGCGCCCGTCGTGGAACATGGCGCCGATCAGGCTGGTGACCTCGGCGTGGCCCCAGGTGTTGACCGGCTTGCCCAGAGGGCCGGGCGTCACCTTCAGGGTGGTGGAGATGAGGATGGCGCGGGTGTCATCGGTGGGCTGGGGCGAGCCGGGCGGCAGGAAGCTGTCCGCCAGCTCGGCGGCCGTCTCCACGGTCGGCCGCTCCAGGGCGTCGGCGGTGATCGCCATCCACATCAGCCAGATCCCGAACAGGGCCTCGATGAGTTCGGGGTGCTCCACGGCGAGGCCCCGGTGCCGGTCCATGCACGGCTTGCAGTCGTGCCAGGCGGCGGTCAGCACCTTGCCCAGGTTGGGCCGGTCGGCCACCGGCGGGAACGTGGCGGTCAGGTGGGGCGGCGGCGGGTGCTCGCCGCCGGTCGGGCAGGCGGGCCGGGCGGGCTCGGGCATGCGGTGGCTCCCTACAGGTGGTGGGTGGAGATCTCTACGGGCGGGCGGACGGCGCCCTCCCAGGTGGGCGCGTGGAAGGCGCGCGGGTCGCTCTCGCGGAACGGCGTGTGGTCGTCGTCGGCGTCGGCGTCGCGCCAGCCGTGCTCGCCGGGGGTGTCGTGGCCGGGGCCGGGGTCGCCGTCCTCGTAGGGCTCGTCCAGGGCGCACATGACCACGTCGCCGTTGCGGCGGAGCATCCCCCACTTGCAGACGTGGACCGCCGCCGTGTGCATCGGTTCGTCCGTGGCGTAGCCGTCGGGGTAGCGGTAGGTCAGCGCGTCGGGCATGTCCGGCGCGGCCAGAAGCAGCGCCGCCAGCACCCGGCGTACTACCTCGTCGCACTTCTCCGTGTCGTGGTCGACCAGGGCGGTGATGTTGGTGACGGCCTGCTTGATCAGGTACTCGGGGACCTGGGTCAGGCGCTCGGGCCGCCGGAACTCCGGCGGGGTGGCGGGCTCGGTCATGAGGGCTCCTGTGCGTCTGTGTATGGAGCGGGCAGCCCTTTCAGGAGGGCGGCGTACGCCGTGTCCCTGGCGCGCTCCCACTCGCCGCTGTGGAGCTTCCTCATCAGCGAGTCGGCGGCGCGCTCCGCCTGCCCCCATAGGACGTCGTCCCGGTGGTGTTCGTTACGCCCCCGGAGCGCGAGGGCCTGGCGGGCGGTGAAGAAGTATGTGGTCCGCGCCTGGGCGCCGCCGATGGGGTGGCCCACCTGGGCCCACTCCCACGCCTCCGAGCCGGTGATCAGCTCGTCGATCTCCATCCGGTCCAGGAGGCGTTCGGCGGCCGGGTAGTTCATCACCCGGCGGGCCCACCGGGTGGCCTCTTCTGCGCGCTGGCCGGGCGGCTGCACGTCGAACAGGCGGGCTGCCGCCAGCAGGATGGCGGGCCGGGTCATGGGGTCGCGGGCCGAGTCCACGATGACCAGGATCTGGTTCTTGGTCGGCACCGGCTTATCTGCGGGGATGGGGCCGGGGTCGCCGCCGACCGGGTACCGGCGGGCGCGGCTCATCGGTCCCGCCCCTGCACCCGGTTGATGATCTCCGGAAGCTCCGCGTTGAGGGCGGCGGCCGTCAGTTCCACGGACTGGAGGGCCGCGTCCACCAGGGCGCGGCCGGTGGGGTGGGCGGGCGGGGTGACCAGCGTGACCGAGGTGAGGATGTGCTGGACGGTGACCAGGGCGGTGACGGTGGGCTTGCCCCTGCGGACGCCGCCGTGCATCAGGTAGACGTAGTCGTCGCCGCGCCAGTGGTTGTGCCGGGCCCAGTCCTGGTACTGGTAGGGGATCTTGGCGGCCAACTGGTGGTGCTCAAGGGGGAGTTCCACGGTGGCCATCAGGTCGTGGCCGTCTTCGTCGTAGCCGATCTCGATCTTGTGGATGTCGGGGCGCCAGTCCACCAGGCCGGGCGACATGATGGGCGGGCAGGCCACCGTCCAGGCGGTCGCCGCGAACGCGATGGGCTCAGCGGGCTTCAGCTCGGGCTTGGCCCAGGTGTCTTGGAAGCTGAGTTCGCGGGCGCCGACGTAGGAGCCGTACCGGCTGTAGTCGTCGCTGGCGCGGTCGCGGTCATCTTCCAGGTCCACGTGGATGATGTGGTCCGGGCCCCAGGTGTGCGTCATGCGGTGCGTCCTCTTTCTCGGTCTGCGTGGATCAGCGGTCGGTCAGGTGGTCCGCGACCTCGCCGACCACGACGTTCACCTCGATGGGCTCGCGGGCCTCCTCGGCCGTCTCGCGCGGGTCGGGGAGCTGGGTCTCGCAGCGGATCACCTCCCACACGTCGCCGTCGTGGACCAGGAGGTCACCGGCGTGGTGGGGGGCGGGCACGATGACCGGCTCCCCGATCACCTTGCTGTCGCGGTAGTGGGTCAGGGTCAGGCGGTACTGGCGCAGGATCATGGCTGGCTTGGTCCTCTCTCTGTCTGCGTGGATCAGGTGGTGCGCTGGATGGCCTGGCTGGAAGGCCACACGGCGCGGTGGTCGTCGCCGACCAGGCTCCAGCGGGTACGGCCGTCGGCGTGCTCCACGTCCTGGATCACCTGCCAGCCGTGGGAGTCCTTGATGTGGTCGCCGTCCTTGAGTTCCGACAGGCGCACCCACCGGATGTCGGCCAGCCCGGTCAGGGTCTGCACCTGCGGCGGGAGCGGCGCGGGCTTCTGCCGGTTGGCGGCGTCCAGCTCCGACAGCCGGTCCACGTACGCGGCCAGCGCGTCGGCCCACTCGGCGATGGGCTGGCCGGTGCTGTGGGGGAGGAACCCGGGCTCGCCCTCGGGCAGGCTCCAGTGGGTGGCGTGGACGGTGTAGCCGGTGATCTCCCAGCCCCGGGTCGGGGACCACTGGGTGTGCTCGGTCAGCGTCACCCAGCCGCGCATCAGGTCGGCGGGGTCGGCGTACCACTCCTTGGTGAACATGCGCTCTCTATCTGCGTGGATCGGCCCCCCGGCCGGGCGGCCGGGGGGCGGGGCGGTCAGTGGCACTCGGTGCACCAGCCGCCCGCCTTGCGGACCTTGCCCTCGTCGGAGAGGCGGTCCAGGTGGTGGAGGGTGCGGTGGGTCTTGCAGGCGAGGGCGTAGCGGCCGTCCTTGCGGACCACCTCGGCGCCCGCCTTGGGCTTGTCGTAGAGCAGCTCCCAGCCGTCCACGGAGGACGCGCCCTGGGCTGCGCGGCGGCCGGTCTTGCGGACGGGCGTGGCGTCGCTCTGCGGGGTCGTGGGCTCGCTGGCGGGGGCGGCCGGGGCCGGGGTCTCAACCGGCGCCTGCGGGGCCGTCTCAGCGACCGTGGCGACCGGCGCGGCGGGGGCGGGGATCTCGTCGACCTTGGTGAAGACGGCGCGGCCGACGCGGTCCGACTTCTGGCCGGTCACCCGGTACACCTCGTTGCGCTTAATGGTCGCCTTGACCATCACCAGGTCGCCCTCCTCCAGCTCGTAGGCGGAGGCGGAACTGGTGTTGGTGAAGAAGGTGATGCCGGTGTCGGCGCCCTCGCCCTCCACCTTGACGGTGAGGTAGCCGTCCTCCTCGTTGTTGCGCCACATGACGACCTTGCCGGTGATGGTCGGGCGGTCGCCCTCCGCACCGGCGTGGCGGCTGGGCTTGACGGCCGGGGCGTTGGCCTCGTCGGCGATCACCTTGCGGAGCAGGCCGGTGAGCTTGCGGTCCAGGGCGGTGCCGTAGCGGACGCAGCGGATGGCGTACTGGACGTTGGGGGTGTAGCCGTCGTACACGTCCTGGGTCTCTCCGGTCAGGACCTCGTGGGGCTCGGTGCCGGTGGGGGTCTTGGCCTCGGCCCAGGTGATCAGCTCGGGGTTGGCGGCGCGCCACTCGGCGATCTCGGCGTGGCGGGCGGCGATAGCCTTGGCCTGCTTGGTGGACTCGGCCTTCACGGAGCGCTCGATGTTGCGGAGCTTGGTGTCGAACTCCTCGCCGACCGTCCAGTAGTCGCGGAGGCCGTGGCCGGAGCACTCCCAGCAGACGCCGTTGTCGGGGCCGTAGCCGATGTTCCCGGCGCCGTCGCACTTCCAGCAGAAGCCGAACCACTGGTCGTCCATGCGGGCGAAGCGCCACACCTTGAGGGCGTGGGGGGCGGTCCACTTGTACTCGCGGACCTCGTCTACCTTGGTGCGGCTGGTGGACCAGCCGACGGTCGCGAAGGCCTCGCCGGTCAGGGTGGTGATGGTGGTCTCGACGGTGGCGGTGGTCTTGGCGGCCATGGCGGGCTCCTCGGCTGGTCGTGGTGGGGGCGGCGCCCCCGGTGTCGTGAGACACGACGTTAGCATCACAGTCCTGTGCGCGCAAACCTCATGTCTCACCCTGTCGACGCGAAGAGGGCCGCCCCGGCAGCGGGCGGCCCTCATCAGCGTGGATCAGTACGCGGACCCGTCGCTCTCGACGTCCGTCACCTCCGCAGTCAGCTTGGTGCCGCTGCCCGGGGTGCTCACACTGACCTCCGAGTAGGAGAGCTGGTCGCCGTCGGTGAGCTCCAGCGTCTCGATCACCGGGCCGTCGTCGCCGCCCTTGATCTCATAGGTGATGGAGTAGGCGACCTCGGGGTCCAGCGGCAGCACGGCCGTGTACGAGAGGTCGGGCTCCACGGTCACGTTGCACCCGGCCGACCCGAAGCACTGCTGGCGCTTCTTCTTCAGCGTCAGCGTGAAGTCGCTCGCGTCGGGCTCCGTGTTGTACGCCGCCTGGGGCTCCTCCTCCGGCTCCTCCGTGAGCAGCGGTTCGGCAGCCGTGGAGGCGGTGGCGGCGGGGCGGGGCTCGCCCGGCTTCGGGTCTTCGGAGCCGGACACGATGGCCGTGGTGATCCCGGCGGTCGCCGCGACCAGCACCACCCCGGCGAGGGCCACGGCCACCAGCACGCGCCGACGCGACGGCTGAGCCTGGGGCTGGTGCGGGGGTATCGGGGGCGGCGGCGGGAAGGCTGCGGGCGGTGTCGTCATGGTCAGTACTGTCCGTTCCCGATGATGTCGCCGGACGCGTTGTAGACCGTGACCAGGCCGTTCTTGCTGTCCTTGCCCCGGCTCTCCTGGAAGTCGGCGAAGGCGGAGGAGAGCAGCTTGGCGGAGCCGGTGACGCCCTGGTCCATCAGGTCGCCCTTGAGGTCCGTGTGGATGTCGGCCGTGTCGGCGATGTCGTTGTTGTCGTCGCCGCCCTGGATCTTGACGACGTGCTTGGCGGCGGCCTTCTCGTTCGCGGTGCCGCTCTTGGCGACGTACGCGGCGAACTGGTCGGCGACGGACTTGGACGGTGCCTTGGTCTCGGTGTCCTTCTTGGCCTCGGAGCTGGAGGACGAGCCGGTGTCGGCGGTGGTGTCCTCGCAGGCGGTGGCGAAGGCGGCCAGCGCCAGGGCGGCGACGGCGGTGACGGCGGCATGCTTGAGCCGGTTGTGAATCATTTGGGTCCCCCCAGGGTGATGTGTGCAGGTTGTGACGGGGCGCAACGTTATAGGCCCGCATCCCCGTGCGCAAACCCCGTGTCTCATCACAGTGCGTAGGAGGGCGGTCACGGAGGAGGGGGGAACGGCGGAGGCCCCGGGGAACCACCCTCGGGGCCTCGACGCACAGGGTCCGGACCCGCCAAGGGCTCAGACACGGGGGTCAGTACATCAGAGATCCAGGGTGAACTGGACGGAGACGCCGGAACAGCCGCCGGAGACGTCGGCGGGGTCCTGGGACATGAACTCGATGCGGTCCTTCTTGAGGGCGTCGCAGCAGGCGACCGCCGCCCGCAGGGCGCGGGCGTCGCGGATGAACCCCCAGGCGGACTCGGTCCGCTCGTCGCAGGTGACGGGCTCGCCGCCGTCGCCGGTCGGCACGCACCGGTACACACCGGCCTCCACCCAGGCGCGCACCCGTACCGGCTGGCACTTCATCATCGTGGTCCGGTTGCCGGTGGACTGGGGGTCCAGCCGGACCACCCGCACGTACGCCTGGCCGTGGCCGTCCGCACAGTCGCAGTCGCAGTAGTCGGCCGGGGGCCGGGTCGCTCCCCATACCAGGCAGCAGTGACACACCGGCCGCCCGGCGTCGGCCAGCTCCGCACACACGCACGCCAGAAAGCTCTGGAGCTTGGGGCCCAGGACCGGGTCGGCCTGCTCGGGGGTGAGGACGGGGGTGGTCACGGCTGGTCTCCTCGCTGCGCCCACGGCGCCGGGTCAAGGTCGAGGCTGAACACGGCGCTGGGCTGGCGCAGGCTGTTGGGGTTCACCGTGGCGATCCACGTGTCCACGTCGCGCAGGCCGGTGTAGCCCTTGTCCAGCCACTCCCCGGGGTCGAACATCTCGTACGTGACGCCCTCCCTCGTGACGGTCTGGACCCGCTCCGGCAGGCGGCAGCCCCGGGCGCCGGTGCACTGCTTGTAGATCTCGTTGGCGAGGGAGCCGAGCGCGCGCATCCCGGCGGCGGGGACGGCCTTCCCGCGCAGGTACAGCACGGAGAACGTTCCGGGTTCGGTGACGTCCTTCTCCAGGTCTTGACAGGTCGGCCAGCACTCGCCCTCCAGGCCGCCCTTGCGGATCAGGTCGCCGTAGCCGGAGCGCCGGTGGAGCACGTATTCGTCGGGCGGGAGCACCTCCCCGTCCACGCGGACCTCCACCACCGCGTTGACCGGGCCGGGCAGGCGGATGGTGCACAGGGGCTTGCAGCCGCAGTTCTCCCGGGAGCACCCGCACCCGAAGTTGAACCACTTGCCGCGCTCGTCCAGGTAGGGGTTGAGGGGGGCGGTCTGCTGGGGGTCCCAGAGCCAGCCGGTCCCGTGGCGGTCGGGGGAGCACGCCCGGCGGCACGGCCGGATCAGCTCCGGGCACAGCCCGTACCGCCCGGCGGTACGCGCCCACAGCAGCTCCGTGGCGATCTCCACGGCAAGGACGTGCTGAGGGGTCCAGTCGGCCACGAGCGGCGGGAACTCCGGGGCGCACGCGGTGTCCAGCGGCCACGCGCACGGTCCCGAGCCGTCCGGTGTGATGGGGCCGGGGACGGTGGGGTTGATGACGGGCATTGGGCCTCCCCCGGTCGGCGGTTCAGGTTGGTCCGGTCAGGCTACGACGGCTCCACCGCGAACCACTCCACGGTGGATGTCTCGGTCGGGCTGGAGCTGGTGACGGTGAAGCCCACGCCCGCGTTCTTGGTGACGGTGAGGTGGCCGAGGGTGCCCCCGGCGGCGGACCGCGTGATGAAGATCCGGCTGGTGGCGGTGATGCTGGTGTTGGCCACGGTCACGGTCCCGGCCACCAGCGTGGCAACCCCCAGGCGGCCGTTGGCGCCCTCGGCGACGGACAGTCCGCCGCCTCCGGCGCCCGCCCGCAGCGCCTTGGGGTCGGCCGCCCAGGAGGTGAAGGGGCCGCCGGACTGGCCGCCGGAGTTCATGTTCACGTAGGAGTCGGTCTTGAGGTTGCCCCCGATCTCGCGGTACCAGCCCGGTGTGTCCGGCGCGACGGTGCCGCCGCCGAACACCACCATTCCATCCGCGCGGATGACCGAGCGGGGGAAGTCCTCGCCCGCGATCAGCGTCTCCAGGACGTTGTCGGCGGCGGCCTCCTGCTGGGCGGTCGCCGTCCCGGCCCAGTTCCACGCCGACACCGGCGCCACTACGGGGGCGGTGGTGGGGCCGGTGGCGCGGATGATGTTCGGGCCGAGCTGGACGCGGAGGTTGGTGCCGTCGTCGTTGAGCGGGGTCGTGGCTACGTGGATATATGCATTGTCGAGGGTGAACGCCTCGGTGACGGCCTGGAGGTTGACGCCCATCTCCGGGGATGAGGTGCCGGTGCCGTTGTCGTCGGTGCCCGGGTAGACGGTCAGTCCGTCCACCACGATGGGGATGGTGGCCGCGTAGGTGGCCAGGGCCGCGTACCCGCCGCCCCCGGCGCCGTTGTTGCGGCCGTCGCGCCTCAGCATGAGCCCGTTGAACACGATGGGTGTGGTGCCGGTCGCATCCACGTGGATGCCGTCCCAGCCGTTGCGGTCCGTGGAACAGCCCGACGCCACCAGCGCCCCCGCACCGGCGCCTTCGCCCCAGTCGCCGGTGAAGGCGTAGCCGTGGTTGCCGTTCCACTCCGCCCGGCACAGCGACATCTGCGAGTTGGCCAGGTTGCGCAGGTAGAAGCCGTTCGCCCCGTTGCCGATGGACTGGCAGTCGAAAAGGGTGATGTCGGTCATCACGTTGAACGCGAAGCCGTGCCCGTCGCAGTTGTCGATCATGACCCTGTAGAGGCGCCACGAGTACGGGAACACGCTGTCGGCGCCGATGTCGGTGTAGATGCCATTGCCGGACATGTAGCGGATGGTGCAGCCGTACATGCAGATGTTCTGGATGTTCCCCTTCGCCTGGATGCCGTCGAGCGCGGCGGCCGTGTAGGCGGAGCCGTCGATCATCACGTTGACCAGGCGGTGTTCTGCGGGGATGGCCGGGTAGCCGCCTGCCGTCTGGTTGAGGAACCCGATGGCGGCCGGGCCGGTGAACTCATCGAGCGGCTTGATGGAGCACGGCGGGTCGGTGATGCCCGGCACCGCCATCAGGTTGGCGTGGGGCATCATCACCGTCACCCCGGGCGGCACGTACAGCGTCCGCGAGGTGCGGTAGCGGCCGTTGGGCAGGTAGACCACACCGCCCAGCGGGCACGCCTGCACGGCGTCTTCCAGGGCGTCGATGTCGTCGGTGACGTCATCGCCGGTGGCGCCGTGGGTCCTGGCGTTGATCCAGTCCGTCACCCCGTTGGCGTTCAGGGCGCCGGTGACGGTGAGGTCCCCGTTGAAGGTGGCGGCGGCGGCAGCAGCGTCGAAGTCGAAGACGGAGTCGTAGGGGTTGGAGCCGATCTGCACGTGCCCGATGAGGTGAGGCCCGGCGGCCTCCCACCGCATGAGCGGCGTCTGCGTCCCCGAGAAGTCCGGGTTCGCGAAGAACGACACGAACGTTTCGAGGGAGACGTCCAGGTCGTTGGAGGAGCCGGTGGTGCGCAGCCGGTAGCCGCCCGCGTCGTCCGGCTTCTGGACGGTGAGGTTCGCCCCCTCAATGATCACGTCGCCGGTCACGGTGCCGCCGGTGAGCCGGTTGAGGTACTTGGTGGCGGCGTCGGCGATGGCCGCGTCACGGGCGGCGTCGGCCTTGGTCTGGGCGCCGGTGGCCGTCTCCAGGTCGGCGGTGTTCGCGATGCCGTGGACCGCCGTGGTGTCGGCCGCGTGCGCGGCCAGCTCCGCGTCCGTGGCGTACTCGTCCAGGTCGGCCTGGGTCAGCAGGTCGCCGGTGTCGGTGATGCCGTGGACGTCGGTGGTGGCGCTGGCGTGGGCTTCCAGGGCGGCCTCAGTCGCCAGCCCGGCCAGATCCGCATCCGTCACCAGGTCGGCCGTGTTCGCGATGCCGTGCACCGCCGTGGTGTCGGCGGCGTGCGCGTCCAGGTTGCCCTGGACGGCGGCCACCTCGGCGTCCGTCGCCAGCCCGGCCAGATCCGCGCTCGTGACCAGGTCGGCCGTGTCCGTGATGCCGTGGACCGCCGTGGTGTCGGCGACGTGAGCGGCCAGCTCCGCGTCGGTGGCGTACTGCTCAAGGTCCGCGGTCGTGAGCAGGTCGGCGGTGTTGGCGATGCCGTGGACGCCGGTCGTGTCGGCGACGTGATCGGCCAGGCCCGACGCCACCGCAGCCACATCCGCGTCGGTGGCCAGGTCGGCCGTGTTCGCGATGCCGTGCACCGCCGTGGTGTCGGCCTCGTGCGCGGCGAGGTCCGCCTGGACCTGCTCGAACTCGGCGTTCGTGGGGATGTTGGCCGTGTCGGGGATGCCGTGGACGTTGGTCGTGTCGGCGGCGTGCGCGGCCAGCGCCGCAGCCTGCGCGGCGTCCCCGGCGGCGATGTCCTCCTCCAGCTCGCCGCGCGCCTCGGAGATCTGCCCGGCGGCGTCGGCGCTGGCGTTCGCCTCGGCCGCCGCCTGAGCCGCGTCCGCCTTCGCCTGTGCCCCGGCCTGCGTCTCCAGCAGCGCCGTGTTGGCGATGCCGTGCACGCTCGTGGTGTCGGCCGCGTGTGCGGCCAGCTCCGCATCCGTGGCCAGGTCCGCCGTCTCCACGATGCCGTGGACGTCGGTGTGGTCGGCGTTGTGTGCGGCGATGGCCGCCGCGACCTGCGCCGGGGTCACGCCCTCTTCGCTGGTGCCGACGCCGACGCGGATGGACTCGCTGTCGATGTGGATCCAGTAGATCCCCGCTTCGGCCCAGAAGGTGAGGCGGCCGTCGTTGTCGGTGTTGAGGGGATTGGGGAGTTCGGTGTCGCCGGTGGCGTCGGTGTAGAGGGTCGCGAACTCGTTGGAGTGCTCCGGGAAGACGCGCGCGGGAATGTTCCGGGCGAGCGTCCCGTCCGGAAACCAGTACACGTCGTCGTACTCGGCCAGAGCCACGGCGCCTCCAGGACGTACGGCCGGGCGGGCGGCCGGTCAGCCGCCCGCCCGGAGGGTCGATCTGCGTGGATGGGATCAGGCGGCGGCGGTGGAGATGGTGACGTCGGGCGAGGTGAACGCGGAGCTGTAGGTGCCGTGGAGGGCCTGCACCTTGAAGTCGTAGTCCGTGTCGATGGTCAGGCCGGTCGCGGTGGCCGTGAGGACCCCCGCCCCCACCGTGATGTAGGTCCACGCGCCGCTGGAGCCGTCGGCGCGGTAGGCCAGCCGGTAGCCGGTGGGTGCCGCACCGGCCGGGGCGACCCAGTCCACGGTGATGGCGGTGGTGGTGGGGGTGCCCTCCACCGCGAGGGTGGTCGGGGGCCCGATGAGCGTGCAGCTGTTGGGGTTCACGCCGCTCACCTCGGCGTCCGTCGGCTGCACGATGGTGGTCGCGCCCTCGTCCGGGCAGGTGATGGTCGCGCCGCCGGGGGTCAGCGTGAGCGCGGGCGCGCCGTCGCAGACTCCCGCCGGGATCTCGAAGTACGGCAGGTTGCCGTCGGTGCGGTAGATGATGTTCTGCTTGGAGCCGGTGCCGTTGTCCCAGCAGACGAGCTGCTGGGCGATCTGCTGCATGGTCTCCTGAGTGGCGATGATCTTGACGCCAGCCATGGCTGCCTCCTGGGAGTGGGGCCCGGCGCCGCCGCCCGTGGGATAGAAGGCGGCGCCGGGGGTCTGGGTCGTGGGCGGACAGGGGGTCGGCCGCCCGCCCGGCCGGGCGGCCGGGCGGGGGCTGGTGGGCCTACGGGAACGGGATGGTGAAGGTGACGCTGGTGGACGCCGCAGCGTTCGCCTTGCTGGTCACGGTCACCGTCTTGCTGCCGTTGGTGGCGTACAGGTGCGTCACGTCGGTGCCGTCCTCGGTCTGGTCCACCACCGTGCCGTCGCCCCAGTTGATGCTCACGGGGCCGTTGGGGGCGTTGTCCCAGGTCAGCTCGACCGTGTGGGCGGTGGCGTCGGCGGTGTCCTCGGCGAAGGTCACGGTCGGGTCGTCCTGGACCGGGACCGCGACGGCTTCGCGGGCGCGGTAGGTCTCCACGTCCGCCCGGCGCACGGTGACCGTGTAGACCCCGGCCGCCGTGTAGGTGTGGGTGACGTCGACGGTGCCGTCCACGCCGACGGTGACCTCTTCGGGGTCGGTGCCGTCGCCCCAGTCGATGTTCGCCACGCCGGAGGACTGCTCCGGCAGCGTCACCGTGGCGGTCACGGTGTACCGGTCCTCGGGGTCGTCGGCGGTCAGCGTGAGGATCGGGTCGTCGGCGGGGAGCGGGACGGTGATGTCCTTGGTCACCGTGACGGCCGGGGTCTGCTGGTCCCGGACGGTGATGGTGTACTCGCCGTCGGCGGCGTAGGTGTGCGTCACCCAGGCGCCGTCGCTGGCGATGGTGTCCGTGGAGGCGTCGCCCCAGTCGATGGTCACCGGGCCGAAGCCGTGGTTGTCCGCGCGCAGGCGGACGGTACGGCGGGGGCTCTCCCCGGCCACGCCGGTGATGGTCAGCTCGGCCACCTCCGGAGTCGGGCGGTCCACCGGCTGAGCTCCGCACTCCGGCTCCGGCGGGCGGAGCGTGGTCTCGAAGAGCCGGTAGTGGGTGTTGTCGCCGATGGGCTGGAGGAGCGGGCCGGGTGCGCCGTTGGCCTGGAGCTGCACGGCGTAGGGGCCGCGCCGCCAGGCGGAGCCGACCTTGGTCTTGCCGTTGAAGGTGAAGGAGATCGCGTCGTTGCCGATCTCGATATCACCGGGCGCGCCGCCCTTGACCCACGGCAGCAGGATGTAGCCCCACGAGCCCTGGGCGGTGTCGCCGGAGCAGGCGTCGCCGGTGCCGTAGGTGTCCATCCAGATCTCCAGCGCGAAGCCGTCGCCGGAGAGGGTGCCGTTGGCGTTGTAGCCGATCACGTTGCCCTGGGCGTCCAGGACCTTGTCCCACGACTGGTTCATGATCTGGATCAGGTCGGGGTCGACCTGGCAGAACTCGATCTCCGTCGTGTACCACTGGAGCTGGTCTTCGCCGGGCTCGTTGATGCAGGTCTGGCCGTTGGCCTTGGTGACGGTGATGGCGTCACCCTCCTGCACCTCGGCCGACAGGGTGGCCGTGACGAACCCGTCACTGACCACCATGTTCCCGTCCCCGTAGACGGGTCGGCCGCAGGCATCCAGCCGCGTCACGCGCATCGCCGTGCCGCGCAGGAAGCTCGGGCAGCTTGTCGCCACTGGTCATCCCTCCTTCTTGGGCGCGCCGGTGGAGCGCGGGGTGGTCTTCTTGGCCGCCTTGCGGGCCGTCCGGCCGCCCGCCCGCCCGGCCGGGCGGCCGGGTGTAGCGGCGGGCGGGGCTGCCTTGGGCGTGGGGGCGGCGGTCAGCTTGGGCGCGTCGGGGCCGGTGCTCTCCGCGACCGGGCCCGACGCGGGATCGGGGGTCTTCTCCGGCGGCCGGGCGGCCACCTCGGCATCGGTCGGCGGGTCGTGGATGTCCTCGCCGTCGGCGGTCAGTCCGGCGTGGTCGTAGATGGCCTCGGCCCGGTCTGCGGGGACCCGGAGCGCCTGGCTTCCCGCGCCGGACACGACGCTCACGTACGCCGAACCGGCCAGCGCCAGCGCGGCGCGGGTGAGCCGGGGCAGCCCCACCTTCGGGGTGGGGTAGATCAGCGTGTAGTCGCCGGTGGCCATCAGGCCCCACCTCCCACGGTTCCCACGGTCACCAGCGCCGCCGCCCGGTAGCAGTCCGCGTCCATCGCGTACGTGCGCTCGGCCAGGGCCATCCGTGTGTTGTCGGTCTGCGTGAAGGTCTCGTTCGCGAAGGCCGCGCCACGGAAGCCGCGCACCGTGCCCGTCGCGACGAGCCAGAAGGTGTCGGCGGCCGGGGGGTCGTCGGGGTCGAAGGGGTTGTCCGGGTAGCCGCCGCCGAACGCGACCCGGGAGTCCAGGTGGGTGCGGCGGACGGTGCCGGTGTCGCTGTTGGGCTGGAGCAGGTTGAGGCTGTCCCAGTAGGGCTGCGTCCAGCGGGGTGCGTGGAGGGTGGGCGCGCCGGTGTAGAAGAGCGCGGCGTCCTTCTCCAGCGCTCCCAGGGCGGCCTTGAGGTCCACGGCCTCGGCCGCCTCACCCAGCGGGTAGCGCGGGTCCTCCAGGCCGAGCAGGAGCGCCGCGAAAGCCTTCTCCGCCTCGCGCTCCTCGATGAGGCCCAGCCGGGTGAGGGCCATGCCGCGCGGGTCCTCGAACCCGACGGCGTTGCACTCGGCACGGCTGTAGATGGTGAACGGGCTGGAGCCCTCGGTGAGTTCGGGGCCGCTGAAGACGGTCTTGTCGTGGGTGGTGCCGGGGCCGGGGTCCAGCGGGGCCGGACACATCCCGAGGATGTAGCCGCCCTGGGCGCAGTGGTCGGTGAAGTACTCGACTCCGGCGCGCTGCCACGGCCCCTCGCCGTCGGTGATGCTCGCGACGGAGAACAGCCCGAATCGGTACGGCTCCAGGGGTGGGGGCGAGTCCACCCAGGTCTTGCCTGGTGTGGGTGTAGACACGGGGTCTCCGTTGCGTCAGGGGCCTGCGAGCGAAGCGGCCGGGGCCTCCAGAACGGGGACTGGGGACCCCGGCCACACCAGTCGGCCGCCCGGCCGGGCGGGCGGGCGGCCGGGTCTGCTGCTAGGCCGAGCAGGTGGTGAGCTGCTGGCTGCCGGAGATGCCGTTGGCGCACAGCGGCACCGTGACGACGTACGACTGGAGGCAGCGGGAGCACACCTGCCAGCCCTCCTCGGTGAAGATGGCGGTGTAGATGTTCTCGATCAGCGAGGCGTGGTCGTAGACGCCGTCCAGGTTGATGACGTCCGCCTGGAGCTGGAAGAACGTGCCCGCCGGGTACAGGAGGAACTTGACGCTGTCGGGCCACTCGGTGGGCACGTCACCGCCGAAGTCGCTCGCCGTGCCGGAGCTGAGGGCGTCCTGCCAGTCGTAGACGTACTGGGGGGAGACGCCGACCGCGCGCAGGTAGCCGTCCACCATGGAGTCGGAGACGTTCCACCGGTTGTCGATCCCGAGCTTCTTGCGCAGGTCGGACTTGAGGATGCCGCGCATCCAGTACGGCGCCACCATCTCCAGCGTGGCGTTCTGCGACAGGCGCCAGTGGTAGCGCTGGTACTGGACCTGGAGTTCCAGGATGGACAGCAGCGACTCCACCGCACCGGGGCCGTGAGGGTCGACGATGGCGGCGGCGGGGTCCGGGTCGGCGACGGCCGGGAAGGTGACCGCCGTGCTCATGGCCTCCATCTTGGCCAGCTTGCGGGCGTTCATCTTGTGGGCGTGGATCAGGAGCGAGCCCTGGATGAACTGCTCCACGCGCTCCGGCCAGCCGCGCTCCATCAGGATCGGCGTCCGGATGCAGAGCCCGCTCACGTCCATGCGGCACTCTTCGAACTCCGGCGGGCACGGGACCTCGACGCAGGACTTCTCGACCCCGGCGATGGCCTCGGCCTCGGTGAGGTAGAAGCCGGTGGAGCCCCAGATCGCGGACCAGTCGAAGTCGGCCGGGTAGCGGATACCCCCACGCCTGGCCGTCACGGCCGGGAGGTCGATCATGCCCTCTTCGGTCATGCGGATGGGGCAGAGGTCGTACAGCTGCTCGCTGGGGGCGCACCATCCGGCCGCCGCCACGAGGGAGCCGCCGGGCAGGCGGGACTCGTCGGTGGCGTGGGCGATGACCTCCTCGGCCTGGCGGCCGTCCTCCCGGATGACGAAGGCGTCGTCCACCTTGCGCTTGATCCGGGCCAGGCCCACGCGGGTGCGCTCGCCGTCACGGCCGGAGTTGACGTTGCCCGTGATCATCGGGCCCATCCGGTTCTCCCAGGCGCGGGCCACGTCGGACAGACCGTGTTCCATCTCCTGGCCGGTGGCGAACTCGGGGACGTCGGCGGCGGCGATGAGGTTGTACGTCGCGAAGGGGGACGGGCCGTCGCCCTCCTGCGTGGCGGGGACGGCGCCCCGGCGGGTGCCGAGCGGGACGCGGGCGGTGTTCTTCACGTTGGCTGCCACCAGTTCTCGTGCCTGGGCTCCGGCTCCCTCCTCGGTCTCGTCCGGGGTGTCCCCCGGCTGCTCCTCGGGGGTGTCCTCGGCGGTTGCGTCTTCGGGGGTCAGCTCCGCTTCGGGAGCCGGGTCGGCGTCGCCTTCACCGTCTTCGGTGGTGTCGGCGGTGGGCTCGCGCAGGCCGCGCAGGCGTTCGCCGATCTCGGCGGCGCGCGCGGAGCGCTCGTCCTGCTGCTGGGTGACGACCCCGATGCCGTCGGCGACCCGGGCCAGGGTCTCCAGCTTGGCCAGGACGTCTTCGCTGGCGGGTCCGGCGTCCTCGGGGGACAGCTCGTCGTACAGCTCCAGTACGGCCTGGCTGAGTTCTGCGGCCGTGACCTCGGGGTGCTCCGTGAGGTGCTGCTGGATGACTGCGGGCTGGTCCTCTGCCGGGACATCTGCGAGCCGGTTGAGAAGATCATTGATGAAGCTCACGGCATGGGCCCTCTCGGGATCTCGTTACCGTGCCCTCGGCCCATCAACCAGCAGAGCGTTCTACGTAGAGTAGCCGACCGCTCACGCTTCGTGCTCAAGCGGGCTCTTATCCGCGTGGATCAGGTGCCAGATGTGACACAGAGTTTGCGCGCGCCACCCCGTCGTGATAACTTCGTGTCTCGCAAGGGGGCAGACGCCCCCACCACCACCGAGCCGAGGAGCCCCAAGATGGCCGCCGTCGTCGCCGCGATGCTGTTCTACTGCCCCACCTGCCAGTCCGCGCCGAACGAGCCGTGCTACGAGTCGGGCTACGAGGTCAAGATCCACGTGGAGCGCACCCACAAGGCGGCCCGCGAGATGCGCGCCCGCCGTCAGGCCGGAGCCGACCTGTTCGCCCCCGAGCCGGAGCGCGACTGGAACGCCGACTGGGCCGACTACAAGGACCAGTACGCCCAGCGCGAAGCCGCAGAGGAGCGCGCCGCCTACCAGGCCGAGTACGACGCCGAGACGGCGTACGAGCGCCACCTTGAGACCAACGACCAGTACCGCTGGGAGGTCGACGAGGATGAGCGCCGCGCCGCCGCCTTCGGTGGCTACGACTACGGCACGGGCGGCCACGAGTACTACGTCTGATCCACTCCCAGGGGCGGCCGACCGGCCGCCCCTCCCCCATCCCCGCAGATAGAACACAGGAGACCCGCCATGCCGCACTTCACCGAGGACACCGTCACCCGCCTGCGTGACCGCATCACCGAGGGCGCGCACCTGGTGCGCCGGTACTGGCCGGACGACAGCACGCCGAGCGGCGCCAGCTTCCTCAAGGCCGAGGCCGTCACGTTCGACGCCGACGGCTGGGTCACGATCACCACGCGTGAATGGAACGAGAAGAACGGGCGGTACGCGAAGGTAAAGCACTCCTACGGCCCGGACGATGTCGTCGCGGTGGTGGAGATGAAGCCGCTCGGTGACACGGGCGCGGAGACCTACGCCCACAACGACTCGCGGCTCACCCTGGCGGGCGGGCACATGGACGCGCGGCCGGGCGGCAACCTGCGCGCGTGGGACGTCTACCGCGCCGACGGGGCCCTGCTCGCCGAGGGCGTGGGCACGGCGGAGGGGCGCGCGCTGCTCGCCGAGGAAGCACCGGAGATGATCTGGGTGCATCACGGTGACGGCAAGTGGAACGCTCGGGGCCACGGACGGCACTGGAAGATCCAGCGCGGGCGCCGCAACCCGGACTACGACCCCCACACCTCCCCGACGTGGCAGTGGTGGCTGTATGACCTGCTGGCGCGCCCGCTGGACGGCGGGGAGTGGAAGGAGATCAAGACGGACAGCGAGAGCCCGCAGCAGGCCAGGGAGGCCGCCCCGGCGCCGCAGGCCGCAGACGAGGCGACGCACTGATGGCGATCGGCAAGCCCGAGGGATGGATGTGTGCGCACAGCCCGTGGCACGCGTACGCCCCGGCCAACCCCACGCGGTGCCGTTACTGCGGGGAGGCCCGGTCGGCGGCCGACGCGCTGGTGTCGCTGGTGGCCGGGTGGGAGGGCTGGAGCGAGACCATGGCGCGCGACCTGGTGGAGCAGCACGCGGCGGAGGTGAGTGCCGGTGCCGCGTAGTGAGCATTCCGACCAGCGGTACGAGGCCACCCGGGAGGATGTGCTGGCGGCCGTCGGCCCCCAGCCGCCCAACCCGTACGCTCCTCCGGACAACCCGGACCCGTTCGGCGTGAACGAGACGCCGTGGACGGACTTCGAAGTCGCCGAACGCATCGCCGAGTTGCGTGGGCTGTCGCTGCCGCTGGGGCACGTGGGCCGGGCGCTCAAGCGCAACCGGCTGCGGGAGCTGCTGGCGGAGATGGTGGCGGACGGCTCCGTGGTGGGGCGCCCGCGTACGGAGTGGGCGGCCGTCGGCCGGGAGCGCCCGACCCGGATGGCCGACATCCTGTACGCGCTCCCGTCCGAGGTGGAGCGCTGGGAACGGGAGGACGCGGCCCGATCCGCGCAGATGGAAGAGGGGGGTCATGGGGAAGAAGAGCGCGGGTAGGGCGTCGGTGCGGATGCGCCGGGCGGCGGAGACCAACGACGCGGTGGAGCGCATCCTCGCGTCCACGAACCGGCTGTCGTCCGACCTGGGGGGCATCCCGCAGGCCAGCGAGAACGTACGCAGGCTGCGCCGGGGCGAACCGGCACAGTGGGGCCGGTCGCTCATCGAGAAGATCGGCGTGGAAGACGTGATCGCGGTCAATGACCACGTCTCGCGGAACGCCATCGTGGACATCTGGCGGCAGCAGGGGCGGATCGCCTACGACATCAACCCGGAGATGGCGGCCCAGCTCTACCGGGCCGACCTGAAGGGCAAGCTGCCCGGCGGGCTGTTCTCCCGGTTGCCCCACATCAGCCCGATGGTGCCGCTGCCCCGGCCGTGGCCGTTCCGCTCCAACAACGGGACCACCGGCCTGATCCGGGCGTACTTCCTCACCGGCCGGGTGGGGCGGGAGGCGTTCTGCCCGACCACGGACCGGCGGTCGGAGGGGCTGTCGGTCATGCCGTGGGTGGAGTGGGAGGACTCCCGGGGCCCGGAGTGGTACGAGGACGTAGCCACCCCGCTGTTCGTGCTGCCGTCCACCGACGACCCGTTCACCATGGACGACGTCATCGACCACACGAACACCTGGCACAACACGCACAGCGACGGCGACGAGATGAAGATGGTCCGGCAGATCCTGCCGGGGTTCATGTCGATCATGACGTACCTGTGCTGTGACAACCGGGACATGGAGGAGCCCGCGCCGCCGCCGACGCCCAAGGGCCGGAAGCCGCAGGCGCCGCCGCGTGACCCGTTCTATGTCCGCGTGGGCTGGCATGTGGGTCCGGCGCTGCACGCCAACCGGATGCGCGCGCAGCAGGAGCAGACGCGGGACCGGGGCGGGGTGTCCGAGCCGACCGGTGTGGAGTACGGGCCGCAGCACCGCGCCGGTCACTACAAGAGCGTTCCCCACGGGCCCAAGCGGTCGCTGCGGTCGGTCCGTTGGATTGACCCGTACTGGACGAAGCGGGAGCTGCTGGAGGAGGGCCAGGAGCCGGGCACCGGCATCATCCCCGTGAACCCGCAGCGGAGCGACCCGTCCGGCCACCGGGACGTGAAGCTCGCGAACCTGGGCCGGGCGAAGGAGAAGGAGATCCGCGAGCGCGAGGCGCAGCGGGTACGTGAGGAGACGATGGACTGGTGAGCGAGGGGCACTACGTGGTCGGGGAGCCGCCCGGCGGGGGGCCGGTGCTGCTGCTGGGTCCGTACGCCAGCGCTCAGGGGGCGGCCTCCCAGGTGGAGCGCGCCCGGCGGGGACACCGTCGGGCGCGGCCGTCCGCGTACGGCTGGCGGTACGGGACGCAGCGCGTCACGGCTCAGGCCGGGCGTCCGCTGCCGGGCGGGTCGCTGAACCGGGCGCTGGGGCTGTGGCCGCTGGCCGCGCCGGAGGACATTGCCGAGGAGGCGGAGCCTGCGCCGGAGCCGGTGAAGGAGCGGGAGTGGCGTGCGCTGGAGCGGCCCACGGACCGTAACGGGGTGTCGGCGGTGCCGTATGTGCGGGCGCGGTTCCGGCATGCGCGGCTGACGGGCTGGGACGGGGAGCCGATGCTGTGCCAGGTGACGCGGGTGAGCCTGGGCGAGGTGTGGTTCCGGCCGATCCGCGCGGATGGAAGCCTGGGTGATTCGATGCGCGCGAAGTGGGGCGCGGGTCATCCGGAGTTCGAGGGGCTGATCGGCGAGTGGCAGGAGCACCCGACGCTGCGGGGACGTGCGAACGCCCCCGGCGGTGGGCCGGGGGCGGCCGGTGGAGCGTCGTCCGCACGACCGGAGTACGCGCCGCCAGTCTAGCGGCCGTACATGGCGTCGCGGGCAAACCACACCAGGGCTGCGGGCCAGCCCACGACCATGACTCCCCACAGTGTCCAGCGCTTGGCCGGGGGCAGGTCCTTGCCGCCGGTCTCCTGGAAGCCGGAGGCCAGCCACGCGGGCGACGGCCCGAGCGCCGCCATCGCCACGGCGCCGCAGAACCAGAACCAGAACAGGTTCATCACGTGATCGGCTGCCCGGTGCGGTGGTCGACGGCCTGGTAGGAGGAGCCGGGGGTGGCCTCCTGTGCCTTCTCGGCGGCGAGCTCGGTCCAGTAGTCGACCGTGGCCCCGTTGGGGTGGGTCAGCCGGAACACCTTCGCCGTGCCTCCGGCCATCACCGTGGAGGCGACCGCTCCCCGGCGGCCTCCGCAATTGCAACCCATGGTTCCTCCTTCACCGGCCGCGCCGGGCCGCTAACGTTCGGTGTGCAACCGGGCACAGAGCGGGACGGCAAGAAGGCGCCCTGTGTGCGGGTCTGTCGGGTGGCCCCCCGGCGTCGTATCGGAGTCACAACCTGTTGGGAGGCTGGGGGGCCGTCTGATCCGCGTGGATCAGGCAGGGTCGAGCCACTTCACCCGGGTCCGCCCCTCGTGGCCGCTGATGCCCAGGGCCTCTTCGATCGACGACCACTCCACGATCGAGCGGACCTCGCCCAGCCACATGAGCACCACGCCCCCGTGGGGGAAGACCACGCCCTCCACGGCGATGCCCTCACCGCTGGTGCCGGTCTCGTCCTCGGTCCGCTCGTAGATGAACCGGCGCGGCGCCACGTCGTAGTCGAGGCCGCCGCGCTCCAGACACCACAGCAGCATCCCCTTGCCCCACCAGTCCTCCATCAGGGCGCCGGTGTTGGCGTACCGGTGGCAGGTGCGGCCGGTCTGCGACATGACGACGATGCGGCCGTCGGTGAACATGGCGCCGGAGGCGACGGGGACCTGGTCGCGGTTGAGCATGAGGAACGTACGCAGGGTGCCCTCGTACGTGGCGGGGATGAGGTGCCCCTTGTTGAGCTCTGCGGGGATGACCTCATCGTCGGTGCTGGTCGGCATTCGTCTCTCCCACGGTGGTGCGGTCAGTCCTGCGGGTATCCGCAGGCCTCAAGGAACAAGGAGCGGTTGAAGCCGTAGCCGCCCCGGTACTGGCGGGCGCAGGCGCTCGCGAGCTGCCGGGTGACGGACGACAGGGCGGCGTGCCCGGCTTCGTCGTCGTCACCCAGCCAGCGCTTCGTGTCGGCCACCGCGTTGGCGATGGCCCAGTAGTCCTTCTTGCTCATGGCCATCAGCTGGCCCTCGCGGCGGCCTTCATGGCCTCCCACTTCTGGACCGCCGCGCACGCCTCGGCCTTGCTGCCGGGGTTCACGGACTGGATGCCGGGCCAGTTGAGATCGCCGGAGGCGCACATCTTCTTCGCGGCGTTCACCGCCGTGGCGATGGCCCGGCTGGTGTCCATGCCCTTGGCGGTGAGGTGGTCGGTGATGCGCTTGATGTAGGACGGGAGGCCGCCCTGTTCGTCGACCCAGTTCTTCGCGAGGGCGATGTCCTGGTTGGAGGGGACCGGGAGCCCGCCGAACCCGGCCAGGGGCATGGGGACTTCGGTCTTGGGCTGGGGCTTGAGGCCCCGGATCTTCCCCTTGGCCAGCTCGGTGCGGCGGGCCAGCTCGACCGCGCGGCGCTGGCTGGCGGTCTCGCGGAAGGCGGTCATGCGGTCGCCCAGGGAGGCGGCGCGCTGGCGGCGGGCGGCGCGGCCTTCCAGCTCGTCGGCGACGGCGGAGGCCAGGTCGAGAGGCTCCGCCGTGCGCAGCTCGAAGGACTGCGCGCTGCCGGACGCCACGAACGCGCTGTCGTCCGTGGCGGCCACGGTCAGCTCCGGCTCCTTCTCCTCGGGGAAGAACCCGGCGGCCGTCAGCGAGTAGAACTGGCCGTCGGTGCCGGTCTTCTTGACGGCGAGGGGGAAGCCCGGCGAGTTGACGGCGAGCGCGGCGATCAGCTCGGCGCCGCCGCGTACCTCGCGCCAGTCGCCGGAGAGGGAGGACAGGGAGAGGCGGAGGCGGTCTTCCTGGCTGACGAAGGGCAGGACCGCCCCGGCCACCCAGATGCCGTGGGCGTCTTCGCCGACGCGGATCACGGCGGCCTGGGTGCCGGTGTGGTCGTAGTGGGCCATGGCGGTGGTCGCGGTGTCGTGCGGCTTGGCGTGCCCGGTGTTCATGGTGATCAGGCCGCAGTACACGGTGCCGCCGCTGGTGCGGACGGGGCGGATGTTGTAGTAGCCGTAGCCGGAGGCGGAGCGGGGCGGCGGCACGCAGCGGTCCTTGAAGCCGACGTGGCAGCCGCCCCACGGGGCCAGGTAGCCCGCCACCTGGCCGGTCTCCACATCCACGCGGACGGACCAGGCGCCGCCGCCCCCCTGGGGGGGCTCGAACCATTCGGCGGGCGGCATCCAGCCGGGGGCGAAGGTGTCCGTGGCGGAGGCGGTGATGGCGACGGCCTGGCACGGCTCGCACCCGGCCGGGGGCTCACTGGCCTCCTGGGCGATGGCCTCGGCCGCTTCCACCACGGCGGCGGCCACCTCTTCCGGGGCGGCGGCGGGGGCCTGACGGGCGCCGGTGATCTTCTCCCAGGGGGTCTCCTTGACCTCCTCGCGCAGGGCGCCCATGTCGGCCAGGTTCTCCGGCGTCCACCACGCCACGACCTCGATGCTGTCGCTGTCGGGGTCGTCGGGGTTGAGAACGTGGCGGTCTTCGGCGTCCATGTTGATGCCGACCTCGGCCTCGGTGGGCACCAGGATCACGAAGCACTGGTAGACGCCGTTCTCCGACGTCCACGAGTCGACCACCTCGCCCGATCCGCGCAGATCGAAGCCGGTCTCCTCGGCGAACTCCCGGTACGCGGCGTCCTCGGGGGTCTCGCCCTCCTCAATGCCGCCGCCGGGGAACTCCCACATCCCGGCGGCGGGGTCCTCGTCGGACAGGGCGCGCTGGAGCAGCAGCACCCGGCCGGTGTCCTGCGCGGTGACCGCCAGCCCGGCGTGCGTGGGGCCCGACTGGGCTGCCGGGCTGGCGGCGTCTTCTTCGGCGAGGGTGACGGCCAGCTCCAGGCCGTCGCCCTGTTCGGCGGGGCCGTCGCCGGTGGCGTTGGCGGGTACGGCGCCGGGGGCGTCACACGGCGCGGCCACCCACCCCGTGCCGTCTTCGGTCGGCACCACGCACGGGACCTCGTCCAGGGGGGCGCCCTCGTCGGGGACTTCTCCGGCCGGGGCGTCGGCGTCGGGGTCAAGCTCCTCAGCGGCCTGCTCGTCGTCCGCCGCGATGTCCTCGGGGACATCGTCCGCCGGGTCGGTGGCGTCGTCCTCAGTGGGCTCCTGGGAGTCGTCAGTGGCGACGGCCACCTCTTCCGGGGCGGCCGGGATCTCGCCCTGGCCCTGCTCGGGGTCGAACGGGCCGTCGCCGGTGGGGTTGGCGGGGACGGCGTCCGGGTCCTGGCAGTCGGCCTCCGTCCAGGCGCCGGTCTCGTCCTGCTTCACACACCCCCACTCGGGGTTGTAGCCCACGATCTCCTCGAACTCCGCGCCGAGCGCGGAGGCGGTGAGGGCCTGGCCGTTCTCGTCAGCGAGGGCGATGGCGGCGTTGGGGAACGCGGGGTGAGCGAGGAGGGTGGCGCCCATGACGCGCCAGCCGTCGTACACGTCGCCGATCATGAGGGTGGGGTCGTTGGGGTTGCCGTCCTGCACGATCGTGCCGTCCTCCTTGAGGAGGACCTGGTGGGCGGTGGCGTCGTCCACGTCCAGCGACACGAAGCGGATGAACCCGAGGCCGACCTTGCGGGCCAGTGCCCGGCCGATGGGGTCCTCCATGTCGAAGCGGCCTTCGCCCCATACGGCGGTGCCCTCGGTCCAGATGCGGTCGACGACGCCGACGCCGAGTTCGGAGCCGTCGTGGCCCTTGGCCAGGGTGCCCTGGACCAGGAGCGGCAGCGGGAGCGGGCGGGCGCGTACGCCTTCCTCGGGGGTGGCCAGCATTCGCTGGTCCGCGGACCACTCGTCCATGAAGCCGAGCACGCCGCGCCACCGGCCGCTGGGCTCCACGGTCACGGGTCCTGTCTCGGTGACGGTGGGCGTGGTCATGGGCTCCTCCAGTGGTGCTGAGGCGGCGGTGAGGGCGGGTTCTCCGGCGGGCCCGTAGCGGGCGCTACAGCGGCAGTTGATGACCTCGCCTGCGGGGCCGAGCGGGTCGCCGGGGAACTGGAGGCGGTGGCCGCCGATCTCGAACGGGTCCGCCAGCGGGCGGATCTGGCCGTCGGCGTGGCGGTGGGTCTCGCGTACGCGCTGGTCGGGGGTGGACTGCCAGCGCTTCTCCCACGGCTGGCCGGTGCGCTCCTGTTCGGCGAGCGCGCCGTGTGCCGCTCCGGCGTTGAGGGCGGTCATGGTCTCGGTGCGGGTCATGGTCATGACCTGGCCGTCCCACTCCTCCAGCGTCATCAGGGCGGCCAGGCGGGCCTGGAGCTGCTGGGGGGTTTCGCCGCGCGGCCGGTGCAGGAGGGCGCGGAGCAGCCGGTCGGCGAAGACGCGCCGGAACCCGGCGAGGCGGTCGCCGAGTCCGGCGCCGTGGCCGTCGTCGTCGTCGGGCGTGTCATCTGCGCGGTTGGTGACGCGGCCGAAGGAGCCGCGCCACAGGGAGCGGGTGGGCCCCAGGACGAAGCGGTCCAGGATGCGCCGCCAGGTGGCCTCGGAGGGGATGCCTGCCGGGTTGGTGTCGTCGTCTCCGGCGGCGGCCGTCAGCGCAGCCAGCGGACCCTGGCGGGCCTCGGTGAGGAACGCCTCCACGGCGTCGCGGATGGCCGGGTACAGGGTGGCTTCGGCCCGGCGGATGTGCGTGTACTCCCGCATGCGTTCCGAGAGCCACGGGTCAGGCGTGGGCAAGGACGGCCCCCTCTCCGTCGCACTGGAACTGGGCGATGGCCCGGTCCAGGTAGTCGGTCTGGTGTTCCTCGCGGGCGAGGATGAGGGCGCGGACGTAGTGGTCGACCGCCTGGTGCAGGCAGGCCTCGTCGGGGGTGGACTCGTGGAACTCGACGTAGGCGTTCTGGAGCATCTGGTCGAGCTGGCCCGGGTCGGCGTGGAGGGTGAGGTGGACGGCCTCGGGGGGGAGCTGCTGGAGGGATGTGCGCTGGTTGCGGGGGGTGGCGCGGATGAGGAACTGTCCGGCCCGGGACAGGGCGCGGCGGACGGCCATGTCCAGGCAGCGGGTACGCCAGTCGCCTGCCTTGTCCAGGGCCAGGCGCGGCCGGGCGCTGGCGGTCATGGCGCGTTCCAGGCTGTCGCGGGTCACGGCTCCCTGGCGGGAGGCGCCTGCCTGGGGCGGGCCGTTGCGTCCCCCGGCCGACGGGAGCCCGGCCGGGCGGGCGGCCGGGCGGCCGGGCGCACCGGCCGGGGTCGGGCCGGGGGTGCCCGGGTAGCCGCCGATCCGGCTCACGTTGGTCGGGTTGCCGAGCGGCGCCGATGTCCCTTGGGGGGTGGCGGCGGCGATGGCCTCCGGCGGCAGCGGGATGCCCAGGCGCGGCAGCAGGTAGGGGGCGAGGTTGGCGTTGGTGAGGCAGACGCGTTCCATCAGGCGGCGGGCGCGCTCGTCGTCGTCGGGGGCGTCCTCCTCGGAGAAGCCCAGCTCCCGCAGGTAGGCGGCGTCGGAGATGACCTGGTTGGCGAACGCGGTGTCGGCCTCGGGTGCCCGGTTGGGGCGCATGGTGAGGTCGCTGGTGTCGTACCAGATGGCGTACTTCTGCCAGCCCTTGATCCCCAGCGCCTTGAGCGCCGGGCGCAGGAGGTTGGTGGTGAGGGAGTCGCAGATCAAGCCGAGCAATGGCTCGATATGTAGCTTGATGGCCGATTCCTCCACTTGCCAGGCCGACCAATGGTTCGTATCGCCCAGACCGGTCAAAACCTCCGGTGGCATGTCCATGCCAGTAGCGACGCGGCGGATGGCGGAGTCACGGAGGGTCTGGACGTTCTCGTCCAGCTTGGTGCTGAAGCTGAGGTGCTTGAGCTCCTTGCCCTTGTCGGCCGGGCCCCGCACCACCAGCGGCACCACCGCGCTGGCACTGTCGCGGTTCTTCAGCGGCGCGGCCATGGCCTCGATCAGGGAGGCCGTGAAGGGATCCGGGTGCAGCGGGTTGGCGCCCTCGGACTGCTCCGGGCTGGGGGTCGTCAGCTCGTCCGGCACGAACAGGACACCGGCGCCCGCCAGGCGGGACTCCGCGCTGGCGGTGATGTGGGCGGACAGGTCCACGAGTTCGCGGAGCGGCTGGCGCAGGGCGAGGAGGGGGGAGTCGGCGTTGTAGCCGAGGCGGGGGTGCGGGCGCCAGATGCGGAGGATGGTGGACTGCTCGGGGTCCACCTCGATGAACTCGTTGGGCATGTCCGGGCTGACGATCTTGATGCCGGAGCCGGTGGACTGGATCTCGTCCGCCGAGCACACCAGCCACCGGCGGCCCTGGTCGCCGTCGTCGCCGACCACGACGTTGGTGACGTCCTGCCCGAACCCGGCGCCCTCGTCCTCGGGGTCGTCGAAGCCGATCAGGTAGCTCTCGCCGGGGACGTTGAGGTGGATGGACAGGCGCCGCAGCATCTCCGCCTGCCCGAGCTGGCCGCCGCCCAGCTCATCCAGGACGGCGACCGCCTGCTGGGCGTCCAGGTCTACGGCGCCGGTCTCCTCGTCCTCGGCGAGGTCCAGGGGGACGGGTTCGCTGGAGCCGTCCGGGTCGATCTGCCCGACGTACAGGCGCGCCCGGCTACAGGCGTTGGCGATCCACGAGACGCCGAAGCGCAGCTCGGTGACGGTGTCGTAGAGGTCCCAGGCGTCGCGCTGCCAGTCCTGCTTGCGGCCGACGACGGTACGGACCTGGGCCTTGCTGACGAGAGCGGCCGACGCCATGACGGTGGAGCCGACCACCTGGTAGTCGGTGACCTTGCCCGCGCGGTTGCGGCGGATGAGGTGCTTGGGGCGGCGGTGGATGCTCCAGAGCGGCATGGGCGGCGGTCCTCCTCTTCGGTCAGGGGGTGGGCGACTGCGTGACGTTCACGTGCACGTGGCCGGAGTGGACCTGTTCCTTGGGCGGGGCGGGGGCGTCGAGCCAGTCGGCGAGGAGGGCGGACACCCAGGAGAGGGCGAACACGGAGACGAAGAAGGCGAAGGCGTGGGGGGCGGTGGAGGGCCAGAGGCCGAGCCAGAGGCGGAAGTAGGCGGTGGTGAGGGCGAGGCTGACCCAGAACCCGGCGCACCACGGGCAGGTGACGAGCTTTGAGGCGTAGCGCCACAGGCGGGGGGCCGGGCGCAGGGGCTGGGGGGCGTCGGGGTCGGGGGGCTGGTAGCCGTACATGCGCTTACCGGCCGCCCGGCCGCCCGCCCGGCCGGGCGGGCGGGCATGTCGGGGTTGCGCCTTCATATGGAGCCAGTCCCTGAACGGCTTGCTGATGGTGTCCTCGGTGACGAGCCGGGTGACCCGGCATGTAGCGAGGAGCGTGAGGAAGGAGATGAACACGGAGAGCCATACCACGCTCCACAGAGTAACGATGCGCTCACGGACTGTCGCGTAAGCGGGTGATCGCCCTCCGGAATGGGTGCACTGACCTGCGCAGACAACATCCGGCCGCCCGGCCGGGCGGGCGGCCTGTCAGTGGCGGGTCGTAACTTTCCGTAAGTGATCGCCACCGAGTGGGCCGATGAGCTGCTGCGGGTGATCCGCGTGTACGGCCAGGGCCGCGCGCGGACCTTCGCCGAGAGCGGCTACCCGCTGCCCGCCGGGGTGGAGCTGACGCTGCCCACCGGCGCGCGCATCTACCTCCAGACGGTGACGGACCCCTCCGCCGCCCACCGGCCGCCCGACGGCCCGGCCGTACCCCCCATGGCGCCGGTGGAGCTGCCCGCACAGGGGCCGACGGAACTGGCGGCCGTGGAGCGGTGGCTGGGCTGGTGCCTCACCGGCCACCAGTCCCCGTGGATCGAGTCGGTGAGGCTGTTCCAGAACCGGCCGCCCGGCCGCCACGGCATCCTCCACGGGCTGACCGTCCACGCGCACTCGGGGGCGCGGGCCTGGGTCTACTTCCGGCACGCCACCCCCGCCGGGCGCGAGCCCCAGGGCATGGCCGTGTGGCGCCTCCAGGGAACCGTGTAGGCCTCAGCCCTGGGGCAGGACACCGGGCAGTGTTCCGGCCCCCCTGCGGTGATGAACCGGCCGTCAGGGGGGACCGCACAACGCGACCCGCTGACGGCGGGAACTGCACCGCCAGGATTGATCCCGCCCGGCCAGGCTAGCGGACGGTGTCGGTGGGGGCGTTTATCGTGTCCGGTGTCGGCCCGCCCCGGCCAACGTCATCCATGCTGCTGGCGCTCACACCGGGGCGGGCCGCCCTCGTCAGTAGGAGCCCTGGGGGGCCTGCTCGTAGCGGGGCTCCTCGTCCTTCACGTCGATCCGCCAGTTGACCATGCAGCCGTCCGCGTAGACGGCCATGGTCGGCGCGTGGGTGCCGGTGTCCGGGTCGTTGACGAACAGCTCCTTGTAGAAGGTGAGCTGGGTGTTGGCGTTGCCGTAGTGCTTGGGGCAGCCGTCCCGGAGCTGGGTGCGGCGCTCCATCACCCTCAGCAGGGTGTCGTCGTCCCAGTCGGGGCGGGGGAAGCCGGGCGGGAAGTCCTTGAAGGGGTCCGGCGGGGGGGCTGAGGTCATGGTGATCAGGCTCCGGGGCGGGGTCAGGGGCAGTCCGTCGGCGGCGACCCAGGGCGGCGTGCGGAAGTCCCAGGGCTCGGTCGTCAGCTGCATGGCGTGGGTGGGATGGTCGGCGCGGTGCACCTCGGCCCAGGCGTCCCGGTCGGCGGGGCTGAAGAAGGGCTCGCGGGTGGTGCAGCAGCAGCAGGAAGCGTAGTACGCCCAGAGTTCGTGGAGGCCGGAGGCGTGGGTGACGATGGTGGCGCCGGTGGCCTGGCCGTCGGCGTTCACGGGCATCTGGCGGTGGACGATGTCGATGTCGTCGTCCTGATCCGCGTGGATGAGGGTCACCGGAGACACCTCCCCGGCCGACACGGGCTGATCTGCGTGGATCGTTCTGTATGGGAGGTCATGAGTGGCTTGGTCTCCATCACAGCACCGTAGCGGTGGAGCGCCGTCCGGCGGGGCTGGCGGCCGGTGGGGTCGGGGGCAGCCACGGGGACGGGGCGGAGCGGGCGGGCCGGTCAGGCTGGCAAGAAGGCGCGAGGAGACGCGGCGGCCCGGACAGGTTGCTAGCCGGTGATCCACTCCAGGAGCTGCCCGCGCAGGCGCGCCTGGGCTTCCTCCTCGGTGCGGCCCTCGGCCCTGAGCATGGTCACGGGGCAGACCGCCATGTACCCCCGGCCCGGCCGCTCGTGCGTCTGCACGCCCAGCTCGGTGCCCGGCTCACGCCCGGCGTCGGGGAAGTGCACGGCGTGCGCCTCGGCCATCGCCAGGCCGAAGCGCTCCGCCAGCTCCTCGCCGCTGGTGGAGGAGTTGATGTGGCGGGCCAGGGCGTGGTTGCCCTGGATGGCGATGTACTCCACCCAGCGGGTGGTGAACATGCGCAGGCCCCGGATCTGCCCGTCGCGGCCGTGCTCCTCGGTGAAGCGGGTCATCTGCTGGAGCTCGGCGTCGAAGTGCGTCACGGTCTCCGGACTGATCTCCGCCACGGCGGCCCGCAGGTAGCTGGCGGCGCGGGTGGCGGGGACGTAGGTCCGGGTGCGGCCGTGGGTGTGATCCACGGGGACCGGGACCAGGGGCAGCGTGCCGGGGCCGGTGGGGTCTTCGAGGAGCTGGCCGATCGCAGAGGCCAGACCGTCGATAGCGGACTCCGGCATGTGCCGGATCTGACGCATCACCTCGTCGCTGATGGAGACCTGGACCGGGGTGTCGGTGGGTGTCGTTGGCTCGGTCATATGCGGAGCGTACCTGCGCTTCTGGATGGAGAGTTGAGCCCTTAACCGAACAGCGTGGGCTGGGTGTACGGGCTGGTGACGGCGGGGCGGGCGGCCTGTCTCTGGAGTCCCTTGACGGGGTGGAGCGAGCCGGGGCACAGCGTGAACGCATCGCCGCCGGGCGCCCGGTGGCGGGCGAGCAGGCCGGTACGCATGTGCTCGGCGGGCCACCTCTTGCATGCCCGCTCGGGACAGAGGTAGCGGTCGGGTTCCGCCGCCCGGCTGGCGGCGGCCCCCGGGGTGGGGGGTTGGGTCATGCGCGTGAGGCTAGTTCGCGATGCGCAGTGCAGGCGGGGAGGCTGGCCGGGCGGCCGGGCGGGCGGCCGGTTCAGCGGCCAGAGTCCGTCCGGCCTCCAGGAGCTTGTCCGCCGCTTCCCGGACGAGGCACCGCGCCTCGAAGTGGCCGCCGGGATGGAGATCCTTGGCGAGGGTGCGCAGCTCAGCCTCCCGGCAGAGCAGGGATTCGCGCGCTTGAACAGGGGTCAACGTTGGCAAGAAGTCGCTGTCCATCCAGTCACATTAGCTACCGACTGCACACGGAGCGCACCCGTTTGTCGCAATCACCTGTGTGGGTTTCCTGCGTGAAGCGTGCACGTGCCACCGGCATTGGATGATCACGCTCCGCTTCCGGCCGCTCACGCGTGTCCATCTGCGCGGATCAACGCACCCGGAAAGGGGCGGACCCGCCCGGCACGTGGCGGGGCGGGTCCTGACGCCTAGGGCGCCCATCCTGGCGTGCGCGTTGCGGACGCTCGGCTGATCGCCCAGCGCGGGCCAGGGTGCTGACCGCCGCCCCTCCCCGGCCTGAATCCGGAGGGGGGCGGTGGGGCCACCCCCGCGAGGGGGCGGCCCGTCTCACCTGATCGACACCAACTCCGACGCCGTACCCCACCCGCTCTGGCCGTCGGGACAGCAGGGGAACCGCGCGCCCCGCCTGTCCCCCGCTCGTCGAAGAAAGGGAAGGCGGAGCCGGTGCGCGGGGCGGGGGTCGGCTGTCCTTGGGGAGGTAGCGTGCCCGTCCCGTGCACCGCAGACACGAAGTTAGCACACGTGCACGGCGTGTGATTACCCATTGCCGTAAGTTCACCGGCCGCCCCCCGGCGGGAGCCCCGGCCCCGACCGTCCCAGCGGAATCGACCCGAACCCGCCGCCCTGTCCGGCCTGCTGCGCGGCCTGGGCGATGCTGACCTGGCTCGCGTTGCCGATGTGCTGGCTGGCGCCGGGCACCTTGAGCAGCCCGTACGCCAGGTAGGTGGAGGCGTCGATGCGGCCCGGGGAGTCGGTGTGGTCCGGCTGCCAGGTCGCCCACTCCTCCTCCATCTCCGGCAGGTACGCCGTGGTGCGGATCCAGTCCTCGATCCACTGCTGGGCGATCGGCTCCGCCCGCAGGTACTTGCCGGTCTTGGCGTTGACGAGCTGGATGTACGGCTTGAGGGCGTCCTTGGGGATGGCGCCCTCCCGCTTGAGGGCGTCCCACGCGGTGGCGATGGCCAGGTTGACCATGTCGCCGCCGTAGTTCTTCTCCACGTAGATGACCGTCGCGCCGATCTCGAAGGCGAGGAGGCACGCGCGGCGCGACCACTGCGCCGACGAGCACGGGCGGGAGCGGTCGTGGGTGATGTAGAGCCGCTGGTCGGTGCCCCGGAACCCGCCGATGATCCCGGCGACGTCCCGGCCGCCGCCGGACGGGTCGACCGCGACGGCGGTCCGCTCGCGGGCGGGCACGCGAGGGTCGTGGAGGCGGCGCTGGGCGGCGAGCTGTTCGCGGCTGATGAGCGCGCCCTCGGACGGCTGGGGGTCGCCCTGGTAGAGGGCTCCCCAGTCGCGCGGCGTGGACGTGGAGCGCTTGTCGGCCCAGTGTGCGGACAGGGCGGTGAGGTCGTCGTCCAGGAGGGCGGGGTGGGTGAGGGGTTCGCCCGGCTGGCGCCCGAGGGGGTCATCCGCGTGGGCGGCGATGGCCGGGAGGTGGATCACGCGCCACCGGCCGCCCTTGTCGGTGGTGCCTTCGTGCTTGAGCACGCGCCCGGCCAGGTCGTCTTCGTGCCAGCGGGTCATCACCAGGACCACGGGCACGCCCGGCCGCAGACGCGACAGGAAGACGCTGCTCCACCACTCCCAGACGTGGTTGCGCATCCGCAGGCTGTCGGCGTCGCGGCGGTCCTTGTGCGGGTCGTCCACGATGCCGACGCCGGTGATGGGGAAGCCCGTCAGGGAGCCGCCGACGCCGGTCGCGCGGACGCCTCCGCCGCCGGTGACGGACCAGTCGTAGACGTTGGACTCACCGCGCTGGAGCTGGAGCCCGTACTGGGCGCCGCGCTCCACCACGTGACGGCGGACCGCGCGGGACTTCTTGATCGCGAGGGAGGCGGCGTAGGAGGCGATGGCGTTGCGGCTGGTGGGGTGGCGGGTGAGCCACCAGAACGGCAACAGCTCGGATACCAGCGTGCTCTTGCCCACCTGGGGGGGTGTGGTGAGGAGCAGCCGGTCGTAGTCCTTGCCGAGGTGGGTGAGTTCCCCGCCGATGAGGCGGGTGTGGGTGCGGGCCTGGAAGCCGGGCGGGTCCAGGTAGCGGCCCATGGTGGCCGGGTTGCTCAGGGCGGCCAGGCGGCGCGCCTCGGCGCGGGTGTCCGCCGAGGTGAGGTCAGCGAACGTTGTGGACACGGATCACCCCACACACGCAGTGCGCACGTGTGGCGCGTGCGCAAATCTCGTGTCTTGACCCGCACATGCCCGTCCGGCTACGGTGCGTGCCGACCGCATCACTCACACAGAGGGGGCGCACATGGGGCGCAACAGCAAGCCCACCGTCCAGGCGGCCGTCGGCAGGCAGGAACGCGACTCGGCGGCGAACGGGGCGGTGACGCCCGCCGAGAAGCAGCAGATGGTCTCGATGGGCCTCACGGAGAAGGCAGTCAGCGAGGGCCGCGACCCGGGCGAGGCGGTGGGCACGGCCCTGCCCATCCCCGACGAGGACGAGTAGCAGCCCGTCAGACCGGCGGGTCCGCCCTGAGGTGCGGCGGACCCGCCACTGCGCAGGAGGCTGGCTCAGCCCTCCGGGCCCGGGGCCGTCTCCAGGTAGACCTCCGCGCCCTCGTCCAGGCTCGCGATGCCCCGGCCGCCCTGGTGGAGGCTGATCTGCGCGGATGACCAGAAGTCCAGCGTGTACCGGGCCAGGGCCGCCAGCGTGTCGCGGGCTTCGCACTCCAGCACGGCCACCGGCCGCGCCAGGTACAGGCGGGTGCGCAGGTTGACGGACTCCAGCAGCGGGGCGAGCTGGGGCATGGCGGTCACCTGATCCCAGTAGGCGTCGCGAAGCTCCATCTCCTGGAAGCGGACGTGCAGTTGCCAGGTCATGCGTCTCCTTCGGGTCGGGGAGACACGAGATTAGCGCACGCACGCCGCGTGCGCCCGGCCGTCCGGGCGGGCGGGCGGCCGGGCGGCCGGTCAGCCCTCCTGGGAGGCGCTGTCGTCGGAGAGGGCCAGCCGCGCGGACGGGAAGGTGATCGCCCACGTGGCCAGGGCGGCCAGCGGCGTACGGTCCGCCGACCGTGCCACGGCCTGGCGGTCGTCCGGGTACTTGGTGATGCGGACGCCGGGGGTCTCGGCCTCGGGGCGGTCGTCGATCCCGGTCATGAACGCCGTGGCGTCGGCGGAGTCGCGCAGGTTGACGGTCAGCTCCCACATGGGGGGTCTCCTCTTCTGGTGTGGCCGGAGCGCTCATGACTGCTCCGGGAGGTCGAGTACGTCGTAGGGGTCCACCTGCCCGCTGGTGGCGTGCTTGCGGGCCAGGTGCATGATCGCCTCGTCGAGCTCCGCGCGGAGCGCGTTCTCGTCGGCGGGGACGTGGCTGAAGCGGACCGGCCCACCGGCGCGCCCGACGATGCCCACGTTCTGGTCCGGCTCCCCCAGGGCGAAGCGGATCAGCTTGCTGTAGGCGTCGGCCACCCGCACGGTCTCCGTCGCGTTCAGGTTCTGGCCCACCAGCGCGGTGATCGCCTCGGTGGCCTTCTCGTGGAACGTCGCGGCCAGCTTCAGGTGGTCCTGGACCATCCGCCGCTGGCGTTCCTTGATCGCCGCGACCCACTGCTCGTCCATGTGCCGGTCGAACGCCTCGGCCCGCGTACCCCACCGGAAGGTGTGGCTGTACTGCTGTGCGGTCCGGTGGGTGATGTTCAACCTTTCCGCGACCCGCTTCAACGTGCGGGTGCGGCCGAGGTCCCGGTAGACGGTGAACTGGCCCCAGCGTTTGGCGCTCTCTCCGGTCTGGCGGTCCCAGAGGTCGCGGCCGTCTTCGGCGAGCGTGATGGGCTCGCGCGGGGTGGGCATCGGCGCCTCCCTTCATCTGCGTGGATGGGCTCAGGGGTGGACGGGGGTGGCCGGGTCGGCGAAGAACCGGCCGCACACCTGGGCCGGGAGCCCGCTGGGGTCGGGGTCGTGGGGCATGTGGCAGCGCTCGCACCGGGGGTGAGGGCTGGCGTTGGCCGCGCCGGGCGGGCTGTGGGGCATCACCTGGGGGGCGGGTCCGCGTCCGTCGGCGCACACCGTGCAGAAGGGCTGATCCGCGTGGTTGGAGTAGGTGACCTTGGCGGAGCCGCACTGGACGCACCGGGCGGTGGGGTGGGCGGGGACGGCGGGGTCGGTGGCGTCCAGGGCGTTGTGGGCCAGCTTGACGGCGCGGGTGACGGCGTCGTGGAGCGGCGGCATCGGCGGCGGGCGGCCGTCCAGGTTCCCGTTGAGGAGGTGGGAGGCCTGGGCCTGGAGCCCGATGTAGTCGCCCACGTGGATGAGGGTGGCCAGGGCGATGTCCAGGGCGCGCCGGGCCTCGACGAGGTCGGCCAGGTGGGGCGGGAGCGGGGCGGGCGGGTTCACGGCGCCGGAGTGGCACGGGCAGTAGCACGGCTCCTCGCACACCTTGCAGTGGGCGGCCTTCTTGGCGCCGGTGACGCCGGTCTCGGACTGGCAGTACTCGTGACCGGTGCGCCCGTCGGGGAGCAGGGAGTTGCCGTGGAGGCATCCGGTGGACAGGTAGCTGTGCTGGTCGGTGCTCATGCGTCTCCCCCGGCCGGGCCGTTGACGAGGACGTAGTCCTCCTGGCGGGCGCCCCGGGCGCGGGCGACCGCCGCCAGGAGCGTGCGGATCATGGACTGGACGTCGTAGCGGATCATGAGGTCGCCTCCGCCGGGGTGTCGTCTGCGGGGATGAAGAACCGGTACTGGTCGGCGTCGGGGATGCCTGCCTCGCGCAGGGCGGGGCGCAGGTACTCGGTGGTGAGCCGGTCGCAGAGGTCGTCCAGGATGCCGGTGCGGGCGGGCGGCAGCGCGGGCAGGGCCTCGTTCATGTGGTCACCTCGGCGGGGGTGTCGGCGGCGTCGATCTCGGCAGCGAGCCGCTTGCGGTTGCGGGCCTCCACGCTGCTGACGGCCTTGCCGGTCTCCTCCGGGTAGCTGCCGCACTTGATCATGTTGGCGCGGAAGTAGCTGACGACGCTGATCCGCTCGGCTCCGCAGGTCTCGCACATGCCGTTGCGGCGCTGGCCGCACTCGCAGAAGATCGCCGTGTTCCCGTGGTGCTCGTGGGCGTCGATCAGGGCCAGGTCGCCGTGGCGCATGTCGAGGGCGACCCGGTACTTGGGGAAGACGAGCTGGCCGCCGGTGTAGGAGCCGCGCCGCAGGCAGGCCAGGGTGGAGAAGCCGGACTCCAGGTCGCCCGCGTCCTGGTGGACGCCGGTGGGGTAGGTGTTGTTGACGGTGACCGTGGTGAACGGGGTGCCGGGCACCACCCACTCCGGGTAGGTGGCGGCGACCTCACGCATCTGCACGGCGTACCGGTCGGGCAGCCGGGCCTCGAAGTGGCGGGCCACGCCCTGGAGGAACGGGCGCAGCATCTCCCACTGGGGCAGGTTGGCGCCGGTCCAGGCGGTGAGGCGGCAGTACTTCTGGTGTCCGGCGGAGTCGAACGCGCCGATGATGGCGGACGGGACCGGGAGGGCGCGGCTCTTGTTGCCGGAGCCGGACTTGACGCGGCGTGAGCCGGAGGCCGTTCCGCGGTTCTCGGTCTTCGTGGACTTCAGGGAGTGGAGGGTCTCGTACACACCGGGAAGGTCGGCCTCCTCGCTGAGGGCGCCGGGCAGGTAGATGACCAGCGGCTGGCCGTTGGGCTTGAGGAGCTTGGCCGGGCCGGTGATCAGCATGTTGAAGTCCTCGGGCCCGAGGATCTTGCCGACCTTGGCCTCCAGCTCGGCTGAGGGGATGCGGGTGCGCAGGCGGGCCTCAATCACGGCCGTCCTCCTTCAGGCGGATCACGGCCTCCGGCCACGGCCCCGACGCCGTGGCGTCGGTGAGGAGCGTGGCGCCGACGATGCGCCAGCGGGTGAAGATGACGCCCTGGCCGAAGGCTTCGTACTCGGTCTGGTCGGCGTCCAGGCCGACCGGGAGTTCGGGGCGCTCCGGGGTGAGGATGCCGTCGCGGGCGGTGCCCTCCGCCCGGAGCTGATCCCCGTGGATGGACAGTTGGTTGATGGAGCCGACGGGGCCGTCAAGGGTGAACAGCGGCAGGGGGAGCGGCCGGGAGAGCAGGCGTTCGGGGGTGGCAAGCGCGCGGCCGTCGCCGGTGGGCTTGTCCAGGAGGGCGAGAACGCCGGTCCACTCGATCATGCGGGGTCTTCTTTCAGGCGGTAGGGGTGCGGTGGCGCTGGGGGCGCGGGATGAAGGACAGCTCGCCGATGCGCTTGGGGTGCGGCTTGAGGTACTGGGGCCAGCGCTCGGTGAGCGTGTTGACGAGGCCCATCTCCGCGCCGGGGGTCCGGTTGGCCACGGCACCGCCCCGGTTGCTGTAGTGCTGGTAGCTGGCGATGTACATGTCCAGCCGGGCAACCTTGCCGTAGGCGTCCAGGTGGGCGCAGGTGTAGTCGTAGTCCTCCTTGAAGGGCAGGCCCTGGTCCCAGCGGGGCTCGTAGGTGTCGGCGGCGCACAGGGAGCCGATGACGAAGCCGTAGTCCAGGACCCGGCCGCGCGCGAAGTAGGCGTTGTCGGTGGGCGGGACGCCCGCCAGGTGGACGGTGCCGTCCAGGACGTTGAGGAGGGCGGCGCGGAGCTGGACCCAGGGGGCGGGGCGCCCCTTGGGGTGGGCGTCGCTGACGTGCTTGAAGCCCTTGCAGTCGTCGTCGGTCTGGATGCAGACGGCCCCCTGCTGGGTGGCGTGGAGCAGGGCGGCGTTGCGGGCGGCGGACAGGGCGAACTCGCCGGGGGGCGGGTCGATGACGGCGAGGGTGAAGTCCGCTCCGGCGGCGGTGTAGTCGTGGTGCTCGGGGTACGGCACGACCCAGGTGATGGGGTCGGGGGCGAACAGGGCCTGCATGGCGGGGACGTTGGCGGGGCGTCCGGCGCTGATGCAGTACACGCCGTAGCGGCGGCCGTCGTCGGTGGCGCGGAGGTTGGTCATCAGCGGCTCCTGTGGGGGCGGGGGGCCGGGCCGTAGGGGCTGGCCCAGGCGGGGCGGTCGGGGCGGCGCCGGTTGACCGTGTCGGCGTACTGGCGGACGGCGGCGGCAGCGTCGGCGATGGCCTCGCCGGTCTGGCGTACGAGCTGGACAAGGGGGCGCAGCGCCTCCCGGATCCGCTTGAGCAGGGCGTCGATGGCGGCGCCGATGCGTTCGCGCTGCTCGGGGGTGAACTTCGGCATCCGTACGACGGGAGGCCGGGCGGGCGGGCGGCCGGGCGGGCTGGTCATCATGCGGGCTGCTCCTCCTTGAGGCGGTGGGTGACGGCGAACTCGTCGTCGGGGACGGGGTACAGGCGGCCGTGCTCGTCCATGACCAGGACGTCGCCGGGGGCGGCGTAGACGGTGCCGCAGCGGGTGGCCAGCGGGATGCACGGGCCCACGCCGGGCAGGACGCCGAGCATGAGGACGCGCCCGAAGAACGAGCACAGCTCCGGCAGGTTGTCGCCGGTCCACACCATGGCGCGGACCTTGGTGGGCCGATGGATGTAGAGCCCGGCCGGGCGGGCGGCCGGGCGGCCGGGCGTCATGACGGGATGCCCTTGAGGAAGTGCCAGCGGGCACGGACCAGCCGCGCGTCGTTGAGGGCGTGGTGTTCGCCTTCGGGGCCGGGCTGCGGCAGCTCGGCATCCGTGAAGCCCAGGCGGGCGGCTTCCTGCTGGATGTCGTGGGTGAAGCGGGGCATGTACGGCGGGAGCAGGATCATGGAGCCGTAGAGCTGGCTGAGGGCTACGTGGTCGTAGGCGCCGTAGTCGGCCCACAGCTCCGCCGGTCCGGCCTTGAGCATGAAGGCGTCCACGGTGCGCCGGAACTGGGAGAGCGGGCGGACGTCGGGGTGGTCGCGGTCCAGGTGGCCGCGCCCGTTCTGCATGCACCGGCAGCCGGTCTTGCACTCCACGGTGGGCAGGAACGGCCACACGTGCTCCCCGAGCCAGTCGTGGGTGGCGACGGCGCGTTCGTCCAGGTCGGCGTTGACCACGTACAGGGTGTCGCCGTGCTGGGTGATGCCGCCGAAGCTGACGGGGCCGATGCGCTCGCCGTCCTCCAGGAACTCGAAGTCGTAGAAGACGCGGTCCAGGGTGACGGCGCTCATGCGGCGTCTCCGTCCACGCGGATGGCGGCCTGCCCGAGGATCTTGCCCCACTCCAGCGGGGGGCTGTCGTGCTTGGCGGCCTCAAGGACAACGTTGGCGATACGGACGGCGTCGCACACCAGGGGGCCGGTGGGCCGGTCGCCGAGGTGCTCGCGCATGGCCTCGATGTCCAGCAGGAGCTGGGACTTGGCGTCGACCTCCATCACGAACACCATCTCGGCGAGGCCCTTGGCGGCGAGGGACTGTTCCCCGGCGACGCGGTTGCCCCGGGTGCTCTCCTGCTCGGGGGTCTCGGCGTAGTGGGCGCCGGACGGCCCGGCCTCCATCACCACGCCCCCGTCGTCGTCCTCTTCGCCGACCTCGGGCAGCTCCGGCTCCACGCGGGCGGTCAGCTCCTCAAGGAAGACGTCGTCGTAGCCGGTGCCCTCCAGGTCCTCGATGTCGGCGAGGAGTTCGTAGAGCAGGAAGTCGTTGCGGGTGCTGAGTTCGGCGGTGCGGTTGGCGGCGGCGACGATCTTTTTGGCGCGCTGGTCGTCCACATCCACGGGGATCACGTCCAGGTGGGACCAGCCCAGGCGCTCGGCGGCCTGCGTGACGTGGTTGTGGCTGAGGATGTGGCCGGTGGAGCGCTGGACGATGATCGGCTCGAACAGGCCGTTCTCCGCCAGCGACTCCGCGATGGCGTCCACGTCGCCCTCGTTGGGGTTGCCGGGGAACTGGGTCAGCTTGCTCAGGGGCCAGCGCTCCAGCTTCTCCAGGAGGGAGTGGAGGTTGGCGTCCGTGTCGGGCGCGGCGGCCGTCTTGGGGGTCATCGGATCTCCGTGGATCAGGGGGGTTCGCCTCTACCCGAAGATAGCTCTAGGTGACTGATCCGATGCGCTCCGTGACGGACACGCGGCCCCGCCCCCTGTCAGGGAGCGCCGGGCGGCGGGGTCGTGCAGGCTCGCACGAGTACCTTCCAGAGCTTTACAGCCGTCGCGGGCGCCGGGGCCCCGGCGCCCGCCTCCCAGAGCGCCAGGCGCCACGTGGGGACGTTGCAGGCGCGGGCCATGTCGTCCACCGACCAGCCCGTCAGCATCCGCAGCCGGGTGGCCGTGCCGTCCCCCAGGGCTTCCAGGGCCAGCCGGGCCCGGTCGTCGTCGGTCAGGCGCGGCGGCGGGAAGCGGTCGTCAGCTCCCATAGGGCGCATGATGCCGGGCGGGCGGGCGGCCGGGCGGCCGACCCGCCGGATGATCTGCGCGGACCGGGAAAGTGCGCAGGCCCCCGGTCGGACGGCTGCCGGGGGGACGGACAGCCGCACGGCCGGGGGCCTGATGCAGATCGGCGGACGAGGGGGGGTTCACCCGCCGTCCGGCACGCTACCGCCCATCTGGCGGATGAGGTCGTAGGAGGCGCCCGCTTCGGCGCGTCGTTCGGTTGCGTTGCGGGCGTCGAAGTTCTCCCCGCCGTGGCACGAGCACTGTCCGCGCAGATGGAACGGGGACCCGGCGACCTGCCGCATCCAGCACTCGTGATGCCACGGCACGGCGCCCGGCTGGCCGCCCGCCAGGATGGCCGGGGTGATGATCCCCCGGTCGCCGTCCTGGATGGGGTCGGTGCAGAAACCGCACCGCTCCCCCACCGGCGTGCCGGTGCGGGGAGCGGTGTCGCAGAACGGCGAGTCCCAGGGCTCACCGAAGTACGGGTTCGGGATGTAGTCGGTCGGGTCGGTCACGGGGCTCCGTGGGCTCAGGTCACGTCCACGGGCCGCTCCTTGGGCGGCACGTACGTGAAAAGGGCGGGCTGGAACTCACCGTACGGGAGCAGGATCTCGTCCGGCGCCTTCAGGATGTGGCGGCACTTCTGGCAGTTGACCGGCTTGCGGACGGCCCGCAGCGAGCCGGGCGACCAGCCGTAGACCGGGGTGTGGCACAGCGGCTGCGGCACCAGCTCATTCATCAGCCAGCGCTCGGTGTCGACCGCATGGACCACGTCACTGTCGCGGACGGACATGCGCTGCCCGTCCGCGAACTTGAGTCGCATCTCCAGGGCGAACGCGCGCAGGTCGGCGACCGCGATGAGCGGCGCCATGCCCTCCGGGTCGTTCGTCGTTATGGTCATGCCCTTATTGTCACCCGTTCGGTGCAGGAGTATCCAGGGTTTTCGGTGTAAGTACGCCCCGGTGACGGCGTGTCACCGGGGCGTCACCTGCCGGTTGTGTTAACGCGACAGCGCCATCACGAAGGTCGCGACAGCCTGCGTGGCCAGCAGAGCAATCCCGATGAGGACCACCGGGACGGCGTAGGTGAGGTGCTGGTGGCGGGCCCGGCGGACGCGACGCTCCGTAGCGGCCACCGCAGCCGGGTTCCCCGACAGAAGAGCACCCTCCGTCAAGACGCGCATCCTGTACGCCCTGAGGGCGGACAGCGAGCTTGCAGCGAGCGTGACGACGGCCACCACCGCGACGGCCGGAAAGGAGAGGGGCCACATCATGGCGTAGACCTCCCCTGTCATGTCTGCTCGATGCGCTCGTGGGCTCCGCCCCACCATCCCGGCCGGGCCCGGGTGCCGTACCAGCGCCACGCCGACACTCCGGTGGCGACGGCCAGCAGGGCGAGCATCGACCAGTACTGGAAGGCGAGGGGCCAGTCGGTGTACCAGGCGGCCACGGTCAGCGCTCCGTACACCAGAGTGCCGACGGTGAAGAAGGTGTGCGCGTGGCCGCCGCGCAGGGCGAGCCAGAGCACGACGGCTCCGGCCACCAGCAGCGCCACCAGCGCGTTCTCGTCGAGGGTCATCAGGGGTCGGTCCTATCTGCGTGGATCAGGGAGGCCAGGTGGGCGTTCCGCCGCTCGCGGGCGGGGACGGTCCAGGCGGCGACGGCGAAGGCCACCGCGATGCCGCCGGGCATAAGCGCCCACCAGGTGCCCGCCCCGGCCAGCGCGCCCATCACGAAGAACTGGATGACGGCCGAAAGCCGGTAGAACGTCCCGGCCCCCACGCGCCGGGGCGCGCACACGGACACGAGCATCAGCACCACCTGAAGCCCGGCACCGACCGCGACGGAGTAGAGCGGGGCGCCTTCCATCAGGCGACCTGGACGGTGCTCAGGTACTGCCCCAGGGCGTGCACCTCACGGCCGGTGGCGTTGCGCCGGGTGAGCTGCTTGGCCTTGAGGCGGGCGAGAGCCTTCTCCGCGTCGGCCTTCACGCAGTAGGCGAAGCCATCCCCGGGGATGGAGATGAGCTGGAAGCGGATGCGGTGCGCGGCCATCTCCGGGTCCGGGTCCAGCGTGGCCTGGCCGATCCTCATGAGCTGCCGGTCCATCCAGCCCAGCGTCGGGTCTTCGAGGGCCCGGTGCTGGGCGTCGCTCTGGCGGAAGCCGTCACCGAGGGCGGCGTAGGCGTTGGCCGAGCTGAACCAGACCTTGGTCGCGCTGTAGTGGAGGGCGTGGTGGGGGGCGTTGGAGCCGGGCACGCGCTTGATGTTGGCCTGGGCGGCGGCGAGGTCATCGCGGGCACCTTCCTTGTCGCCGAGCACGGCGCGGGCGTTCGCCCGGTGCGTGTAGCCCATGAGCAGAGCGGGACCGCCGTGGCGTTCAGCGGCGGCGATGATGCCCTCCGAGCGGCGCAGCACCGTGTGCCACTTGCCGGAGTACATGGGGACCCAGTTGGCCTGCGCGCTGATGAACGTGCGCAGGTCGGGGTGGGCCTCCCCGGCGGCATGGTGGGCGCGGGAGTACAGGTCGGTCGCGGCGCCCATGTGGCCGAAGTCCACGTAGCACCCGGCGGCGAACGCGGCGGCCTCGGCGGCGAGGCGGCGGGCTTCGGCGGCCCGGCCGGTGGGGGCGCCGTCGCGGAGGGCGTTGGCCTGGGCGTAGATCCACAGACCGGAGTCGCGCACGTCACCGTGGTTGGTCATGCCGGGCTCGGTGACGTACAGGTGGGCCAGGTAGTCGAGTTCGTGGCGGGCCCGGCCGAAGCTCTCCTCCCAGGAGCCGGTGCCGTGGGTGTGGTCGGAGTCGGGGGTCTCGGCAGCACTGGCGGCCCAGGCGGGCAGCGCGGCGCCGGTCAGCCCCAGGGCGGCGGCGATGAGAGCGCGTCGTCGCATGATGATCGGGTCCTTGTCGGTGAGGGGTACAGGGGCAGTGGTGGAGCGCACGAGGTACACGACTTCTCCTCTGGAAGGCGCGGGGTCGGCGGTCATCGGGCGAGGGTGAGCAGGTGGACGCGGAGGTCTTGGACGGGTTCGCTGCGGGGGTCGCGGTCGGCGGCGCGCCAGGCCAGGTTGCGGGCGCGGCCGACGATCGGGTTGGGGGGCCTCTCCCATCCGCGCAGAACGGTGAGGGCGTGGGCGGCGGCGGCGCCGGGGTCGGTGGTGACTTCGGCGAGGCCCATGTCGAGCATCGGCTTGTGCATCTGGCTGACGCTGGTGTCGCTCATGGCGGCGTCGTACGCCTTGGCGTGGCGGCGGGCGTCGCCCAGGGCGGCGTATGCCTCGGCCGTGGCGAGGCGCAGCTTGACCCAGGCGAAGCGCTGGGGGTGGTGGGCGGCGGGGAGGCTGGCGCTCCCTGCGTCGGTGTAGCGGGCCATCGCGCCGTACGCCGACCGCAGGGCCTCCTCGGTGCTCTTCGTGTCGCCTATGGCCGCGTAGCAGCGCGCCAGGAGGGCGTAGGCGGTGACGGCCGCGCGCCCGCCCGGCCGGTCGGCTTCCTGGAGGGTGGTCAGGGCGACGGTGGCGTTGCTGATGGCGCGGTCGTGGTTGCCTGCGTAGAGCGGCAGGTAGGCGCGGCCGGTGAGGATGGTCGCGGCGAGCTCGGGGTTCTCGGCCCGCTGGGCGGCGCCGGTCGCGAGCCGGTACATCTTGGTGGCCTGGGTGAAGTTGCGCCGGTCTCCGTAGATCATGGCGAGCTGGCGGGCGGCCTCGGCCTCCACGGCCAGGGCGCGCCGGTGCAGGTTGGGGCCGCGCGACTTGTTGGTGCGGTTGGCCGCGACGCAGGCCTGGGCCCACTGCCACAGCCCGACGTCGAGCAGGTCGGCGCGGGCCGGGGCGGACTCGGGGTCCACGTAGCGGGCGCCGGTGCGCCAGATGTCGGCGGCGATGTCCTCTATGGCGGTGGGGAGCGTGACGGATCCGTTGAGCCGGTCGGGCGCCTGGACAGCGGCGTCGGCCAGCGACGCGGGCACTAACCCGGCGCCGGTGGCGGAGACGACGGCAGCGATGAAGCGGCGGCGTCGCATGGGTTCCTCCTTGACGTTGACCTTCGGCTCCCAGGCTGGCCGTCTGGGCGCCTCGTGCGGTGTCGCTGTCGTCATGATGGCTCGGTCCTCTAGTTGAGTGGAGCCGTCTGGACGGCCAAAGGGCGGGAACCGAACACGGCGCGGGCGGCCCACAGCGTCAGCAGAGTGGCGAATGCTGGCGGGATGAGGGGTGCGTCGCTGCCGTGGTCGTAGACGTTCAGCCACTGGCGCCGGGCGGCGGGCGTATCTCCTATGTGCAGGAACATCAGGAAGCTCTGGAGCGGCAGGCGTGCGGCCTGAAGGGCGCCGCACTGTTCGAGGGGGGACCCGTGCAGCCGTCGGTGGCTGATTAGGTACTCGAACAGTGCGGCGGCCTCCAGGTCGCCATCACCGACGGTGAGGGCGAGGACGGGCAGGCCGCCCATCCCCGTGGATGGGGGCTGGTGGCCCTTGCGGACGTATCCGGCCAGCAGCGTGGACAGGAAGTACTCGCCGGGCGGGCCGTAGTGGTCGGCGGCCCAGTCCCCGTGGATGACGGCCTCGGGCCAGGCGCCGGTCGCGGCGCGGGTGATGAGCCGCTTGGCGCGGTAGCGGATGGCTTCGGCGCCGTCGGGGTCCACGGTGCGGGGCTGGCCGGTGCAGCCGTCGCCCTCGTGGTGAGGGGTGCGGCCGGGCGGTGTAGTCATCAGGGCCTCACTCTCTGTATCTGTGTTACCCATGATTAGCGGTCGCGTATGCCGTGTGCAAGTCACATGTCACATTACCGCCCGGCCGGGTGGTCGGTTGTGTTATCCCCGGCGCCGGAGGGCGGTCCGCCGCATGTACCCGCCGCCGTTGTTCCAGCCGGGGGCTACGGAGGGGTCGTGGCTGGCTTCCCGGCCGGGGGCTACGGCGTCCATCTGGGCGACCATGGCGTCGTGGTTGCGAACGCCGTAGGCGGCCGTGCCCAGCACCATCGCGCCCTGGATCAGCTCCTGGGGGTCCTTGCGGCCGGGCGCGCGGAACAGCTCCCCGACGACGGCGCGGCGGTCGCCGGTGGTGCGGGCGGCGGACAGGGCGGCGCGCAGGTACGGCTGCCAGCGGCGGGTGAGGTCGATGCCGTTGTCGGTGTCGGCCAGGGCCTTCTGGAACGCCAGGTGAGGGGGCAGGCCCTCCTCCGCCGTGTACTTCTCCCTCTTGTCGGCGGCGATCCGCAGCCGCTGCTCGTCGTCGGCGTCCATGACGATGATCGTGGCCAGGTCCACCACGCCGGTCATGTCGCGGAACCGGCCGTCGCGGGTCATGGGGCTGCGTTCGATCTGCGCGATCCACTCCGCCATCACGTCCACCGGGCCGCGCCAGCCGTAGTCCTCCAGCAGCCCCTTGAGGGAGCTGATCACGACTTCCAGGCGGTCCAGCCCGGCGACGTAGGTGATGGTCTCGCGGTACTCCTGGCTGTCGCGGCGGGGCGCGGGCGGCCCGTCGTCGAAGGCGCCGCCGGTGGCCATGTCCAGGAACTCGTTGAAGCCCACCTCGATGCCGGTGTCACCGAGGACGACCTTGGTGTTCTCGCCGAACAGGTCCGCGAAGAACTCTTCCAGGGAACTCATATCTCTCCTTGATGTGCAGCCGCCCGCCAGCCGGGAGCGGCGGGCGGGCGGCGGGGCGGCACGGGTCAGTCCTGTGTCGGGGGGACGGTGGCGGTCCAGCGGTCCATCAGGGCCTGCTCTTCCGGGGCGAGCGGGGGTACGTCACCGACGGGCAGGGCGGCGCGGGCGGCGCGGTGGGCGGCGCGGGCCGCGAGCTGGGCGGTGATGAGGGCGATGGCCAGGTCGGGGTCCATGTCGCCGGACAGGTCGTGGCCGTAGCTCTCGCACCAGATCTGCACGTCATCGACGTCCAGCGTGGCGTGGCCCCAGCGGTAGCGGAAGTAGACGTGTTCGCCGTCGGGGCTGGTGCCCTCGATCTGCGTGGGTACGGAACGGCACGTCACCTTGAGCCAGTCGGGCCGGGCGGCTGCGTCCATCGGTCTCCTCCGTCGTGGTGTCGGCGGGTGGACTCCGGCTGTCCGGCGGTGGTGCTGCCGGTTCGCTGTCCTTCCCGCCCCTCAAATACGTGAGACACAAGGTTAGCACGGTCACACTCCGTGCACAAACCTTGTGTCTCACGTGCCTGCTCAGTGGCCCTTTTTGCAGGTGCACCGGCGCTTGCGCCTCTTGCTGCCCTTCCTCGCCTCTATGGAGCGGGCCACCCAGTTGTCCACCAGGCCGGGCTGCTGACGGCGGATGTCGTTCAGTCCGGCGCTGCGCGTCCAGGCGATGGACCCGGACACGTCGGGCCCGTCGTCCAGCATCGTCTCCACCCACTCGTCACCCGGCGGCAGCGCCCGCCACCGCCAGTAGGTGTGCGTGGTGGCGGCGGCCACGACCGCCGTCTGCACCCGGTTGTCGTAGGTGTTCAGCCAGCGTGTGAACAGCACCCGTGCCGACTCCATGTCCTGCACGCGCTCCGCCTTGCGGAGCAGGGTGGCGGCCTGGTTCCACACCGGGAGCAGGTCAAGGATCAGCGCGCGCATCTCCTCGCCCTCGGTGATGGAGAGCGCCAGGGCCTCGTGCCGGGGCAGCGTGGGGTGCACCCGGGGGGCCAGGTCGTGAGCCTCCCGGGTGATCTCCTCGTCGTCCATCACCATGACGAGGGAATCCAGCTTCACGTTGCCGAACGCGTCCACGCACGAGGCCGGGCAGTTGATGGACGCGGCCCCGATCAGCTCGCACATCACCTCCACGGAGGCCCGCCAGCCGCGCCACTGGAACACCGGCTTCATGGCGGCCTCGTAGTCGTCGGAGGTCCACGTGGCGCAGATGTTCAGGATCGCCCGCCGGTAGCCCACGCTGCCCACGGGCGGCGGCTCCGGCCCGAGGAAGTCCCCCTCTTCGGCGTCCTGCGCCTCAAAGATCGGCACCGCCGGTCCCCTCCCCCTTGTGCTCCCCGCCGCCGTCTTCATCGTCGTCGTCGGCGAGGTCTGCGTGCACGTGCGCCATGAACAGGTCGTACGCCATCTGGTCGTCGGCGTCGCGGCTGTGGCGCAGCCGGATGCCCGCGTCCGACATGAGCGTCAGCAGCAGCGCGTTCGTTGCCGACTGGCTTTCGCCGAACTCGTTGACGGTGTCGGCCAGAGTGTCCAGGTCGCCCTTGCTGGCGGCCGTGGCGATGACGTTGCAGGCGGCGCCGAGCTGGTCGCCCTGGGCCACCAGCCGGGCCACCTTCTTGGGGTCGGGCTCCTCCCCCATCATCCGGCGGGCCAGGTCTGCCATCTCCTGGTGCCCCGGCGAGACGGTACGGCCGGGCGGGGACGGCAGGAAGAACCGTGCCGCTCCCCACACGTAGACCATGCGCACCGTGCCGTGGCCGCCCCAGGTGTCGGTCATGTCGCTCAGGTACCCCCGGGCGGCGTCGTACCAGCCGTTGGCGTAGGCGGCCGACGCCTGGAGGGCGACATGCGTCGTCTCGTGGATCATGGCACCGGCGGTCTCGTCGGTGACCTCGATCCGACGGTCGATGCCGCCCTCACAGCGTTCACACATATGGGTCAGTCCTCATCGATTTTGATCCCCTTCTTCTCGAAGTGGGCACGCAGCGCGTCCTCCACCTCGTCGTAGCGGCGGGTGTCGTCGCGCTCGACCAGGGCGGTGAGCGCGTCGATCAGCGACGCGGGGATCTGGACGGTCAGCTTCTCTTTGGCGACGCGCCGGGTGCGCTCGCGGGGCAGTACGGCCCCGCCGCCCCGGGTGGCCAGGGCGCCGGTGGTGCGGCTGGTGCGAGTGCGGCCGGGCAGCCGGGCGGGCTCCGCCGGGGCGGTGTCCGCCTCCTGTCCGGGCCCGCCCTCCGTGTCGCCGCCCTGGCGTGCCTGGTGGGCTGCGAAGTCCGGGTCTTCGTCGGCCGTCGGCGCCGGGTTGGTGAGCAGCGAGCCGAGGCCGGAGGCGCGCGTGTTCTTGGTGCTCATGCGGTGTTATTCCTCTCGGGGTGCGTCCAGCTCATGCTGGACGGCGGGGTAGTCGTGGAACCCCTTCACCGACTCCGTGTACGCAAGCTGGTAGGCGGTGCGGTGCTTCACGACGTTGGACAGCACGGGGATGCCTGCCTTGCGCATCTCGGTCTTGGCGTCCTCCGCCATACGCGACGACTTCACGCCGGTGAGGAGGATGGACGCCGGGATGTCCCGTGCTTCTGTCTTGCCGATCGCGGTCCGCGCAGAGTCGGCAAGCGTGTCCAGGTCAACAGGGCTGGGGCTGGCGGTGAGCAGCATGTAGTCCGCGATGCGGTACGCGGCCTGCAAGATGCGGTCGTTGTCGCCGCCCGTGTCGACGATGATCAGGTCGAACTCTTCGTGCCAGCCCTCATCCAGGATCCGCTCCTCCAGGTCCTCGGAGGGGTGGGTCTTGACGGTGAAGGGCAGCTTCTCGCCGCGCCCCTGAGCGACGCGCTCGTTGGCGCGCCGGTTCCATTTCCGGCTGGTGCCGGACTTGGGGTCGGCGTCGATGATGAGCACCTTGAGGCCCATGGCCGCCCACACGTAGGCCAGGTAGATGGCCGTGGTGGACTTGCCGATGCCGCCCTTGATGCCGCCGATGGCCAGTATCACCGCGCGGGTGGTCCGGGCCAGCGGGACGCCGAGCAGGTAGCTGATCGCTGTCGTTTTGGTGGTGCGGTTGAGCGTGGATTCAGACACGGTTGGGTTCTCTTCTCTGGGGGCCGCCCGCCCGGCCGGGCGGGCGGCCTCATAGGGGCAGTGTGACGGATGGCCTAGTCGATCGGCGGGAAGGTGTGCGCGCCACCCCGGGGAACGATCGGGTCGGCGATGGTGAAGCTGGTGGCGTCGTAGCTGATCGACTTCACGGTCTTGCCGAGGCAGGTGTTGTTCCACGCCTGCATCAGCAGGTACATGTCCAGGTCGCGGCGCGGGCGGCTCTTGAGGGGCTTGCGGCGGGCGGTGGCGCTGTCCCGGTAGAACAGGCCCAGAGTGTGGCCGGGTTCGCCGCGCCGGAGGTCCATGGTCTGCATGGCTTTGTACCAGGCGCTGACCAGGGCGCCGTCGCCGCCCATCTTCCGGGAGATCAGGTAGTGGGCGACCATCGTTGCCTGGGGGCTCATCTTCAGCTTGGTCAGGCGGCCGTGCTTCACCGATTCACGCAGACCGGGGTGGGACTCCAGGATGGCGTACACCTGGGCGTCGGTGATGGTGGGGGTGGTGCGCCAGTTCTCCTGATCGACGTTGAACCACAGGTACGCGAAGCGGGCCGCGCTGGCGAGGAAGGTGGTGTTCACCTCGCCCGCACTGTGCAGGTCGTCGGCGGTGGAGCGCTTCTTGCCACGGTCCATGATCGTGTACGTGTCCGGCGCGGTGTCGTAGGCGACCCAGCACTGGAAGGCGACTTCGGCCTCCACGCAGGCGTTGAGGCGGTGCATGCCGTTGGCGGTCTGGCCGTTGGTGTCGATGCACAGCGGGTCGGCCGGGTTCAGGCGCCACTCGCCGCGCCGCATGGCGGCTGCGTAGTCGCGGACCTTCTTCTTGTCCAGCCTGCGCTGGTAGGGCGCCACGTCGTCCAGCAGGTCAAGGGCGCGCTCCGGGGTGATCAGCTCCGCCTGCATCCGGCCGACGTTCGCCAGGAGCTGCACGGCCGCCTCGGTGGAGGGGGCGGCGGGCTGCGCGGCGGAGAAGTGCGCCTTCACGGACCCGGCGACGGAGCCGCCCTTGCCGTGGCGCTTGCGCTGCGGCTGGTGGTCCTCGGGCTCCGGCTTGGGGGCGTCGGGGTCGATGCCCCAGGCCGTGAGGAGCGCCTTGGTGAGGTCGTCGGCGGGGTCGGTGTCCGCGATGCGGTGCGATCGGGTGAGCTCCTCGATCTCGTCGAACAGGTCCTGCGTCCAGCCCAGCTTGTTCTTCAGGCGGGTCAGGTCGTTCAGGTGCTGGCGGTCGGCGGCGTTCGCGCTGACGGTGATGCTGACCTCGGGGACGTCGTGCTTCTCGTCGGCGAGGCGGACCAGCTTGTACCGGCCGCGCTCCTGCGGCTCCATGGCGTAGCCGGGGGTGGACCCGACCGCGCGGATGATCTTGATTGCCTGTGCGTTTCTGCTCATGCGGTTGCCCCCTTGGCGGCCACTAGGTGCTCGCCGTCCTGTGTGATGCGGTGAAGTCGCGGTGCACGCTGGGGCTCGCTGCCGGTGAGAGTCTTCACGTTGGCGGTGTAGGTGGTGACGGCGGCGTCCAGCGAGCGGTGGGCCAGCAGCTCGATGAAGCGGCTGGCGACGGTGAAGGTGTCGTCCGCGCTGATGCGGGCGAGGGTGACGCGGGGTGCGTCGCGGTCGTCGCAGCGCCACAGCTCGTGGCCCAGCCCGGCGGGCGGGAAGCTGTCGGCCCAGCCCCGGCCCTGCCAGAACAGCGTGCGCCGTTCTGCGTGGAACAGGAGCGCGTCCAGGGCGTGGGCGGGCTGCGCCGGGTAGACGGCTACCAGCCAGAAGTCGGCGCCGTCGCGGCGGAAGGTGAACGGCCGCCCGCGCGTAATGGGCTGCGGGGCGCCGGGCGGCGCGGGCCGCGTGGCGTAGATGTGCAGGGCCACGTCACTGCGCCAGGGTGCGCAGGCTCTTGGCGATGTCCGCCAGCGACACCGCGATGGACGCCAGGGCCACGCTGTCCACGTCGCCGGAGCCGACCCCGGCCAGCAGGACGCCGGTGTGGTCGGGGCCGGGCAGGTTGATCCGGCGGCCGAGTTCGGCGTTGATGGCGGTCGCGGCCTCGACGGCGTCCTTGGGGATGCCGGTGGGCTTCCCGGTCCGGCGCCGGATGTTGTCTTCCAGGCTGGTCATCGTTCCTGATCCTCGATTCGCTCGATCTTATCGATGCCGTGTGTCACGACATTATCACACGTGATCTTTGTACGCATGGCTTGTGTTGCCCGGCCGGGCGGCCGTCCGTCCGGGGGAGCCACCGCCCGCCCGGCCGCCCGGCCGGGCGGTGCGCTACGGTTCCCGGGCGCAACCTCCTTGATCCACGTGAGGGCCGGAGTCCACCTCCGGCCCTCACGTGTTCACTCCGACGGGTCGTCGCCGTCGCCCGGCTCGTCCTCCGGGAACAGCTCACGGAAGAGTTCTTCGACGGTGTCCAGGGCGACGGCCGCCTCCGTGGACTCCTCGCCCTGGAGCTCCGCCGCCATCTCCCGCAGCCGCGCGCGGTTGCGCTTCATGAGCTCGCGGGGCGGCAGGTCTTCGTCCGGCTCCACGGCCAGGCGCGGGCTGCGCCAGGTCTTGCCGACGCGGAACGCCTTCCGGCCGAACCACACCGTGGCCAGGTCCCACGTGTAGAGGGACGGGATGCCCTGCTCGGGCAGGCGCGTCTCCCGCATCCCCCGGTCGGTGAGGTAGACGCCAGCGATCCCCGTGGACAGCAGCGCCTGCCAGTTGATCATCAGGTCCATGATGCCGCCGGTGATGCCGCCCGCCCGCAGGAGCTGGGTGACGGGGTTGTCGTCGTACGGGAACGCCTCGTACAGGGCGACGGCGTCAGCGGCGCACCGGATGACGGCGAACGGTGCCGTGGGGTCGGGGTGGATCTGGGTCTGCCACCCGTAGTTGATCCAGGACTGCATGTCCTCCATCTCGCACCACTCCGTCCACGTGGATCGGCGCGGGACGGGCCGCCACTTGCCCGGCGGGAGGATGGCGGGGGCGGTCCAGAGGCCGCCGTGGGGCTTGTTGTCCCCGGGGTGGTTGACGATGGGGCGCCACTTCATGCGGGCCAGGGAGCGCGGTGCGGGGTCGTGCCGGAGCAGGACCGGCAGCTCGCTGCCGAACATGATCGGGATGGGGAGGGCGCGCCAGGGGCTGCGCGGTGCCATGCGGTGGGTCCTTCTGTGTCGCCGTGTATCTGCGTGGATCGGCCGATGGGCCGAAAGGGTAGACCGGCCCGGCCGCCGCCCTCCCGGTCTTTACAGGATCGGCAAGGAGCGGCGGCCGGGGCGTCTGGGCTACAGGCGGCCGTCGGCGGCCAGGACCGCCAGGTTGCGGGCGCGGATCTTGAGCTTGTCCTGGGTGAAGACCGTGCGGCCCATGAGGGTGTCGGTGTTCTTGTAGGTGCGGTAGTGGTCCAGGTACTCACCGGCGCCCTGCATCAGGCCGTAGGCGGTGCCCCGGATGCCCTCGCACGTGTCCGAGGCCAGGATCGTGGCGACCTGCTGGCGGGCCACGGTGACGTTCTCGTGCGCCTTCGGCTTCAGCTTGTGCTCGTTCTTGGTCGGGTAGACCCACTCGTCGACGAACGCCTTCTCCTGCTCGGGCGTGACCGACTTCATGATCATGTCCTCGGCCAGCTCGGCGTACGCCTTGGCCTCCTTCTCGGCGCCGGACAGGGCCTTCTTCACGTCGTCCTGGATCTCCTTGACCTTCTGGCGCCACTGGGAGCGGTGGTGGAAGGCGAAGGTGGTGGCGTTGGCCTCGGAGGTGGTGTCGGCGTAGTGCCAGGTGTTGGCGCACACGATGCGGATGTTGGTCGCGATGGCCTTGCACGCGCCGTGTCCGTCGTGCCGGTTGAGGAGTGCGATGTAGCGGGCGGTCGGGCTGGGGTCGCCCTTGATCTCCAGGAGGTCGCCGACCTGGAGCATCGCCCACACCTGGCGGCCCTCGTCCAGGCAGCCCGCCGTCTCGAAGGCGATCTTGTGGCCGGTCATGAACGTGTCGATGATCTCGCCCATGTCGGTGTTGGTGATCAGCTCGTACTGCTCCAGGGCGGTGTCCAGGACCAGGCCGGAGTCCGAGCGGACGATCAGCTTGTGGCCCTCCACCTGCTCGTAGCCCTCCGTCGGTCCGTCCGGGCCGACACCGGCCGTCTTGCGGTAGAGGGGCTCCTCGACCGGGTCCCAGTCCAGACCGGCCAGCGGGCGGACCTCGGCCCAGGTCTCCGGGTTCTGCTCAAGGATCAGCGTGCGGCCGTCCGCGCCGGTCTCGTCGTAGTGCCAGGGCAGCTTGTGACGCGGGGCGTTCGCGCCGCCTTCGACGACCGAGAACATCTTCTCGACTTTGTGAGCCATGCGGTGCTCCTCCTGCTCTGTGCGGTGGCCTCCGGCCGGGGCCGGTGACCGATCCGCGCGGATTGGCGTAACACCAATATTGCATAACCGTGCGGCGTGCGCAAACCCCGTGTCTCTTTTATCTGCGTGGATGGGTCAAGAGGGGGGCGGCATACCGGACTTGAGCAGCAGAAAGGCCCCGTCTCCCACGGGGGAGACGGGGCCCGTCAGGGCTGACTGGCGCTACACCGCGACCGGCACCGGAAGGTCGGCCTCGTCGGCGGTGAAGAACGCGGCGGCGCTCTGGAGCTGATTCCCGCACCGCTCGTCCAGGCCCTCCAGGACCGCCCTCATCAGGCTGTCCCGGTCGGACACGTCCGGGTTGGCCAGCGCGGCGTCCAGAGCTTCCTGCACGTGGGCGCGGACGCCGGGGTACATGTCGGCCTGGGCCAGGACATAGGCGGGAACCTCCCGCGTGTCCAGCGGCCTCATCTCACCGTTCACCGTTTCGACCTGGTACGCCGGGCGGGCGCCGGACCTGTCGTAGCGCTTGTACTGCGGCCCGCCCGCCTCGTTCATGACGCGCAGAGCCGCGACCCGGAGCGCGATAGCGTTCTTGCCCAGTTGGGGGGTCTGCGGCGCGTAGACCGACATCCTGCTCACCTTCTTCCCATGGTCCGATGTGACACCAGTATTGCACGCGCGTCATGCGTCAGCCATCGTGCCTTCACCCACGCGGATGTTCGCTCCGTCACTCAGTGATGAACCCATGGGCCTGGCTCACGGTGCTGACGGTGGACTGGAGAACGTCAATGAGGTCGCGGGCGTCGTCGCCGGACATGCGCTCGGCGAGGGTGTTGACCAGCTCCCAGTCGCGCAGGACCGCCGCGTGGAGCAGGTTCATGGCGAAGCCCTTGGACCGCAGCGCCGGGTCCGTGCCGATCCGCTCGGGAAGGTTGTCCTTGGTCGCGAGCTGCTGCATCAGCTCGTGCATGCCGTTCAGGGCGCGGGCGGAGGCGTCCTGCGCGGCGGCCACGGACCGCCCGCCCAGGAAGATGAGCCCCTTGTTCTGGGTCACGTCCGTGCGGTCCGCCTCCCTGGGTGGCAGGCCGGGGTGCAGCTCCACCCGGCCCGCCTCCACCTCGGCGCGCAGGAACTCGCACACGAGCATGGCGTCCAGCCCGAGCTGTTCGGCGACGTAGGCCAGGTGCTTGATGACGTCGGTGGCGGCGTCCATGCCGGACAGGCCGGGCTGCCCGTTGGTGAGGGCCAGGTGCTGGGCGAGGTTGGCGGACTGGCGGGCCAGGTTGCAGGCGGAGGCGGGTGCGTCGTTCATGGCTTGGTCCTATCTGCGCGGATCAGGAGTGGGCTTCGGGGGCCGGGTCGGTCGGGCGCGGCCGGGCGGCCTGGGCCTCGCTGGTGATCCCGGCGATGTCCGCCAGGACCAGGCGCACCTGGCGCAGGAAGTGGCCCGGCAGGGCCGCCAGCATCTCCACCGCCCCGTCCCACCCCTGGTCCGCGTACAGGTCGTCCACGGCCCGGGTGAAGACGCGGCGGACGATCAGGTGGTCCTGGGAGTCCTGGTCTTCCCGCGTCCGCTCGGTCAGTGCCCTGGCGCCGGGGGTGCCCAGGCTGGACTGGGACAGCAGCTCCTCGAACTCCCGCTCCTGCTCGGTGGGCGCGGCCTCGGTGTGGGTGCGGGCGGCGACGTCGCCGGGCGGGACGCCCACCAGGCCGGTCGCCACGGCGGCGTCGAACTCCTCCACCAATCCACGCAGATGGGGATCGTGCTGGGCGTAGTAGCGCAGGCGGCCGATGGTGTTCAGGGCGGCGGCGTGCACGACCTCTGCTTCGGCGGGGTCGGTGGGCATGATCGGCTCCAGGGGCTCGGGGTCGGGGCAGGTGAAGCACTCGGCCAGGAGGATGCGCAGATCCAGCGGCCGGTGGTCGACGGTGAACTCGCACTTGCGGACGGCCAGCGCGAGGCGGGCGCGCCCGGCGGCCACCTCGGGGCAGACGTCGGCCAGCATCTGGTGCGCCACCACCAGCCCGCGCATCTGCCACAGGTGCCGCTCCAGCACCTGACGCTCCGTCTCGTGGTCGGGGTGGATGATCTGGTCGGCCTTGCGGCAGACGTACCCCTGTCTGTGTATGACGGCCATGGTCAACTCACCTTGTGGGGGGTCACTTTGGAGTGGCCCGCGTTGGGGTGGAACAGGCACTTCCAGGCGCCGGTGGCGGTCCTCCACAGCGCGTCATCGTCTTCGCGGGTGACGTTCAGGCGGCAGTACACGCACCGGCCGGTCTGCGGCGGCGCGGTCTGTTCAGCCATCGGTGCCCTCCAGGTCCACCACGGCGGCCGGGCCGGTGCCCTCCTTGCGGCGGCGGATCTCCGCCTTGGTGAGGCGGCGGACGGCGACGCCCGTGTCCGAGATCTTGTCGCCCGCGCGGAATGCGGCGGGCTCCTTGATCCGGCGGGCGGCGAAGCCACGGTCCGGCAGGATCTCCAGCAGCCGCTCAAGGGCGGGCTCGTTCGGCAGGATGGAGTTCCTGTCCGGGTCGTACCAGCCGATCAGCACCTCGTGCGGCTCGATCAGGTTCTCTGCCCGCTGGTACTTGTCGCTCACGAGGCTGTAGCCGGGGGTCTGGCGGGTGCGCCACTCGTCCTTGAGCTTGAGCGCGGTGGCCATTCCCTTCTCCGTGGGCATCGGGTCCTGGATGGACTCCACGCCCTCCAGCCAGTCGTCGTAGACGGTGCCGAGTGCCTTGTGCAGGGACTCCTGTGGCTTGCACCGGCCGCACAGTTTGGTCGGCAGCTTGTCGGTGGTGGCGGAGCCGCGCGCGTAGCGGAACGCCCCGGCCAGCAGCACCTCCTCCACCTGCGGGCGGCGGGCCTCCTTGTACTCGTTGGCGTACGGCAGGTGCTCGTGGCCCCCGGTGACCTTGCAGCCAGCCACGTGGATGACCGGCACCATCATGTCCGGGGCGACCTTCACGCTCCGGCGGTAGGGCGTGTACGTGACCCAGGTGCGCGGGCCGAGTTCGGCGTCTTCCCGGTCCTGGGCGTCCTGCGCGGCCTGGGCCTGGGCGCGGCGCTCCGCCGCCTCCGCCTCCAGCCGCATCTCCACGACCTCATCGCGGCGCTCGGTGACGGCGGCGTCGGTGGGGGCGTAGTCGTTCCAGGCGTCCTCGATGGCGGCGGAGTGGAGGCCCTGGGCCGTCTCCCAGGCGGCGCGGGCGGCGGACAGGTTGTCGTCGGCCCGCTGGATCTCGGCGGTGAAGGTCTCGTACGCCTTGCCCCAGGTGGCGCGCTCCTCGTCGGTGGCGCGGGCGGCGTGCTCCTCGTAGTAGTCCTCGCCGACGTCCATCGGGTCGACCTCCAGGTCCGTCAGGGCGTGGACGAGGTCGTCTTCGTTGATGCCGTCCAGGACGTCGCTGACGGCGGTGGATGCGTGGATGCGGTAGTACTTCGGCGGCGTCTCGCCGGTCGGCGGTTCAGTGGTCATGCGGTGCTCCGTCGTTCCATCCGGCCGGGCCGCGCCAGGTGAGGGGCACGGCTCCGGTGTCGTCGGTGTCGTAGAAGGCCAGGGCGGGCGCCGGGGTGTTCGCCTTGACGATGGCCAGCAGGGTGTTGAGGCCGGACGTGAGGCGCCCTTGGTGATCCACGCGGATCCGGGCGGTCATGTCGAAGCGCCACTCCCCGGCGGTCAGTGTGTCGGCCAGCTCCTTCACGGTCTGGGGGTTGTAGTCGTCGGCCACGGTCTGGGCGTCGGCGGTGTTGGCCAGGGTCAGCGCGACCAGCGGCTCGAACACGGTGATCGGGCTGGCCGCGTGCTCCTCGTCGTCGGGGAACAGCAGCTCCTCCAGGCCGAACAGAGTGAGCGCGCGCCCGAGGGTGATGACGATGGTGTCGCCGTCCTTGCGGCACAGCGGCAGGAAGACGCCGGTCTCCAGGACGGCGTCGGGGACGGCCAGCTCCAGGTCGGGATCCACTCCGGCCTTGGCCCGGTGGATCAGGTCGCCCAGCCAGACGCCGAACACCGTGGGCAGGGGCGGCCAGATGTTGCGCTGGACGTAGCCGATGGGGTCGGCGGCCGGGTCGGTGACCGGCTCCGGGGTGGTGGTGTCGCTCAAGTCGCTCTCTCCGGACGTGTGGTGGGCGGGTGCGTTGACGGGGCCCGGCGGGCGCTGGCAGGTCCTCCAGCGTCCGCCGGGGAGCGTCAGCGGCCGGTCGCCTCGTAGACGGTGGTGTAGAAGACCGGGCCGTCCATCAGCGCGGATCGGACGCGGCCTTCGTGTTCCAGCCTCAGGAGGCGCCGGTGGGTGGACCAGCGGGTGCGGGCCAGGGCTTCGGCGGCTTCGTGCACCTCGCTGTACGGGTGGAGCTCCAGCCAGCGGACGAGGGTGTCGTCCCGGCGCTGGCCCAGGCGCATCCACCCGGCGGCGCTCACGTAGTCGGCGATGGCCATGGTCACTCGAACACTCCGTCCTCGGTGTCCTGGAGGCAGTCCATGGCGTGGCACTGCCAGCCGGTGGCGCCGGTGGCGTCCGGTCCCCACCGGCTCATGGTCGAGCGCCGTCCGCAGGAGGAGCACGGCGGGTCGAGGGTGATCACGTTCTCGTTGAGGGCGCCGTCGGGGAGCTGGTTGGCGGCGGCGATGGCGCACTGGGTGACCGGTACCCAGACGCCGGTTTCCTCGTCGGAGTCGGTGCCGCACACCTCGGCCGGGACCGTGACGCGGTCGGGCTCGAAGTACACGAGCACCGGCTCATGGTTGGCGAAGTCGAGCAGCACGGGCCCTCCTAGGCCGGGTCGTGGGTGGGGTCGAGCGGGACGCCGAGCAGCGACCGGGTGCACACGTCGGCCTCAAGGATGTCGTCCGCGCCGACCTGCTCGACCCGCTCACCGTGGGCTACATCCACGTGGAACGGGGTCGTGCCGCTGGCGGGCTCGTTGGCGCCCAGGACGCCCCGGTGGGAGTGGCCGTTGACGGCGACGCGGACGTGTACCTCCTGGTGCTCGCCGAGCCCGTGGAGCATCGCCAGCAGGGAGAGCTGGCTGTAGGACGGGAGGGGGCCCTGCTTGTCCAGCTCCTTGAGCAGGAAGCGGAGGCGCCCCTGGGGGCACGGTTCGTGTCCGAGGTTCCAGCGGTGGGGCTCGCACTGGCCGTGCTCGGTGAGGACGCAGGGGCTGGGGTCGGCGAGGTCGCGGAGGATGGTGAGGGCGCCGGTGAGGGCGGCCCGCTGGCTGAGCAGGATCACGGTGTTCCAATCTGCGTGGATCGGTGAGGCCGGGCGGGCGGGCGCCCGCCCGGCTGCGCAGGGTCATTCGCCCCAGGACAGGTGCAGCTCGATGCAGTCGGGCCAGTCCGGCACGCGCCGGACGGCCGACTCCTTCGCCTGCGGGTGCTTGGCGTACTCGCGGACCAGCGTGCTCATCCGCTGGCGCAGGCGCTGCTTGTCCGACAGGGGCAGGCCGGACTTCTGGCCCACGCCCTGGAGCGGGCGGCCGGGCCGGGGCCGGGTCCATCCGCCCTCGAAGCGGCCGAGCCGGTCGGTGGTGATCAGGACGGGCACGCGCCCGAAGTAGGCGCGGGCGGCGGCCGTCAGGTCGTCCATCACGGCGCTGGCGGCCAGCGGCATCCGTGCGTCGGTGGTCGGGGTCATCGGCTTGGTCCTCTCTCGATCTGCGCGGATCGGGCTGGGGGTTACTCGTACAGGTGGACTTCGACCATGGCGGGCCACTCGGGGTACGTGACCACGCTGACGAGCGGGTTGCGGCGGGGGTGCTCGGCGTACAGCCGGAGCATCCCGCCCAGGTTCATCAGCGTGAACTCGCGGGTCTTGTCGCTGGTGGCCGCGAGCCAGGGCTGCATGGCCACCGGCTCCAGGTCGCCGTCACGGGCGACCCAGGCGGCGTCGACCTTGCCGGTGCGGTCGGTGGTGATCACCGTGGGCTCGCCGTCGAAGGCGGCCTCCACGAGGTGGGTGACCAGGTAGTGAAGCCGGTCGAAGTCGTCCTGCGTCGGCTCGGGTTGGGCCTCGTTGGTGACGGGCACGGGGTGCTCCTCAGCGCATCGGGTGGTTGGTGATGGTGGTGCCGTCGTCCTTGCCCGCGTTCACGGGGATGGGGTCCAGCCACTTCAGTTCGATCTCCTGGCGGCCGGGGCCGACCCGGTACAGGTGCAGGTGCGCGCCGCGCATGTGGGGGCGGCGGCTCTTGCCGGTGCCGGGGGCGTCCGTGTGGGCGGCCGGGCGGCGGACGCTGTCGGTGATGGCGGCGCCGGTCACCCAGCCCATCCGGCGGATCCGCGCGGATGGAAGCGGCTTGGGCTCGCCCTTCTTCCGCTTGACCGGCGGTCGGCTGGCGCGCGGCTTGTCGTCGATCTCCGCCGTCCGTGAGCACGCGTAGAGCAGGTGGGACACCGTGGCCCGCGACACGTCCGTCAGGTACTGGAAGCGGGTGTCTCCGGCGAGTTCGCCCATGGTGGCTTCCCAGTTGAAGCCGTCCGAGGCGATGGCGAACACCAGGTCATCCAGGGTGAACGCCTCCCGGACGGGGACGGTGAGGTGGCACCAGTCCATGTCGATGACCTGGGTGCCTTCGGGGTTGTGGACCTCGGAGACGACCATCGCGTGGAAGCTGTTCGCGGCGGGGTCGTGGGTGTCCAGCAGGACCGAGGCGTTGCCCGGCCCGGCGTCGCCCAGGCGCATGGGGTCGCCGTCGCGCTGGAGCCTGCGGGACACCGCCCCGGACACGAAGATGGCCAGGATGCGGCCGGGGTTGCCGTCGGCGTGGGTGATCGGCGGTGCGCCCGGCAGCAGGAACGTCGGGTTCGGGTGGCGCAGCCGCCCGAACACCTCGCCGGGCACGGCCGAGTCGGACTTCATCTTCACCAGGGCCTGGCTCATGGCGGGGTGCGGCTCGTACGTCTCGCGGTACTTGCGCCACATGTTGACCGGCCGTACGTCCTGGGCCAGGGTCAGGATGCGCTGCTTGTACTCCGGCCTGATCATCGCGATCCGCCGCTGGAGGTCTTCCCTCTCCTCGTCGCTGCGGGCGGAGATCTCCGTGGCCAGGTCGGAGACGTTGCCCGTGCGGAGCATGTCCTCCCAGGCGGAGGTGAACGCCTGGAGCGTGTCCATGATGTACGCGGCTGACGGCTCCGCGTGGATCGGCTTTGGGAAGCGGAGCGCGGGCGGGCGGGGGCGCTCCTCCTGCGCCTCGATCTCCCGCTTCAGGCGGTCGGCTTCGTCGCCCAGGCGGGAGGCGGCCATGGCCGCCTGGATGATGTCTCGGCCTCGTTCAGCCATGACGGGCTCTCTCAATCTGCGTGGATCGGCGTCGCCTGGGGGGCGAGCGCGGCGTACAGGGCGGTGAGGTCGGCCAGGGCGTCACGCTTGGCCTCGTCGGCGGTCGGCCTGGCGACCAGGGTCTGGCCGTCGGTGACCTGGCTGACGCGGAAGCCTTCCTCGCTGGGGACGGCCTCCAGCCGGAGCACGATGCCACGGGCACGGAAGTCCTCGCGCCAGTGCCCCACCTCCAGCGAGCCCAGCCGCCGCATCTGGTAGCCGCCGCGCGTGTTGAGGAGGCTGTTCCCGGCGATGGCGGCGGCGTTCTGCGTGGATCCGCGTACGCGGCCCAGCTCCTTGCCGGGCCGGGGTCCGTCGGTCTTGGCGGTGAGCACCCACACCTCCGTGCGCTCGCCGGTGTCCTGGGCGGGGATGCCGGGCGGGAGCGGCGCCTGGCCGCTCATGTGCCGGAGCATCATCACCTGGTCCAGCAGTCGGGGCACCGGCCACCGGAGCGCCTCGCGGTAGGCGCGGCACACGCTGTAGCCCCGGGCGCGGGCGGGGCTGCCCTCCAGCGCCACGGCGGGCGCGGTGTGCGCCACGTAGGCGGCGGCGTGCCCGCGCTGAGCCGGGCGCAGTATGCCCTCCCGGTTGCGGATGATCAGGTCCAGCTCCGCCAGCTCGTCGGCGCCGGGCTGCTGGGGGATGAGTTCCGCGGTCCAGGTGATCGTGAAGTAGGTGGAGGTGCGGCCGTCGCGGTGGCGCCGGGTGCGCTTGGTCGAGGTGAGCGTCACCTCCGCGAGGCCCTTGCGTGCCAGGGCCTCCACGGTGGGGCGGGGGATGCCCCGGCTCCACCCGTCTCCCGACTTGATCTTGTGCGTGGGGCTGGCGCGCAGCGCGTTGCACGCCTTGGTCTGTGTTGGTGTGAGCTTCATGTGGCCTGGTCCCTCGGTCATACTGCCGTGTGAGACACGACGTTATCACCGTGGGGTGTGGTGTGCAAACGTCGTGTCACGTAGCGGGGCGGGTTGCCTTCCGGCCGGACCAGTCCTCAAACCCTGGCCCGATCACGTCCACGAACTCCACGCCGCACCCGGCGGGCAGCCGGTCGATCAGGAAGCGGTCGCCCTCCTGGAAGTGGTGGGGCTCCGGCGGCCGGGCGATCCACGTGGATGCGTCTTTGCGGGTGATGGCGCACTCCACCCGGCCGCCGTCGGCGGTCGCGATGACGCACGACGTGGGTTCGTTCGGTTCGCCGGGCTCAAGGTCGCGCCCGTAGCTGGACTCGGTGCTCACGGTGCCTCCGTTGCTGCTGCGTCTGTAGTTGGCCATCCTGCCGCCCAGAACCGGCCGAATGGGGGAAAGGGCGCCCCGACGGCCCGCAGGCCGCCCACGCGCCGCCTGGAGCGCGTCAGGCGCCCGCCGGGCCGCACCCCTGACCACAGGCGCCAGTGACGTCAAGCGCGCAGGGTCGCAGACCCGAGCACTTGAGGTTGCTGGCGGTGGGCGGTCCAGCGCGCCCTAGGCGCTGGCGGGGGGTGTGGGGGCGCGGAGCCCCCGCGTAGTGACGTCAAGTCGACATACGGCGGCGGCCGGGGACGCTGACCTGGGGTTTCTCTGCGGTGGCCGGTTGTAGCCCGCTGCTGGCGGCCCTCGCGCGCCCGCGCGTATTTAAGAAGGGACCGCCCCTCTGACCAGGGGAAACGCGAAAGTTATGTAAAGCCCAGGCTTTACATAACGACCCCCCTTATGACGCACCCTGCTTTACATAACGATGCGTAAACCCACGACCTGAAATCTGTCTGCGGGGAGGGCCGGATGCGCCGCCGTGTGCGCCGGTGGTGAGCCCGATGCCAGGTTTGTTGTCAGAGTTCAACCCTTGCGGGTGAATTCCCTCCGTCCGTGTGACCTTCGGGCGCGGCTGATGCTGCGAGTGGAGTACGGCGCGTTTAGTCGGACAGAAACCCCTTCCTCTGTCGCAGGTGGGACGACACACGGGGTGTCCAATGTCGGGTTAAGCTGACATTGCGCGTCGCTACGCCGGGCCGGTGCGACATGAGGGGGGCCTAATGTCGGGTTAACCCGACATTAGGGGAGACGTATGTAAACCCTGGGACGACACAAGGGGTGTCTCATGTCGGGTTAGCCCGACACTATGTAAGATCACTTCGGTGGAGCACGCGCGAACTGGAGGCCACTAAGTGGCGACGAGGCGAAGCATGCACGACGTGATCGTGCTCGGCGGTGAGGACAGAAGGGATGACCAGCGAATTACGGCCGCCCAAGAGGCGGCGGAGCATGTTGGGCGAACCCTGGGTCCCGGGACCTCGGTCGAGCTCACCATCCGCAAGAAGGGGAGTTACCAGATGGCGACGCTGTCAGACGAGCTGACGGAGTGGTTCGACACCGCGTCCGTGCACGTGGTGGTGTCTGTAGCCTTCCTGAGCCACTTCCCCCGGTACAACCTGACCCCGGTGGCCAAGGACGCGTTCTGGGTCGTCGTGGGCAAGCTGGCGGAAACGAATCCGCGCGGACAGTACATCCACATGCAGGGGCCGGGCGAGGTGCCCATCACCCAGGACGTCATCGCCCAGGGCTGCGGCGCCAAGGGGGTCAGCCGTCAGACGGCGTCCGGCGGCATGCAGCAGCTCATGGAGCGCTCGTTCCTGTGGAAGGCCGGGCGGGGCAAGTACCAGATCCACCCGCACCTGCTGTACTTCGGGTCGGCCGAGAAGCAGTCCGAGGCCATCGGCTACGCCACGGCGCGGCGCAAGGACGGCAAGCTGCCGCCCATCCCGGTGCCGGGCACGGAGATCGTCATCATGTCCGTCGGGGCGCGCGGCGGCGTGCGCCGGGTCATCGCGTAGGAAGGGGGGAGCTGACGATGTCACGACGTGACCCGGTCGCATCCGCGCTGTTCGGCGCGGGCTGCGTGATGGTCATCGGCGCGCCGCTGTTCGCGCTGGCCGTGTCGTGTACCGCCAGCAGCTCCCAGGAGTCCGTCCCGCCGTCGCGCAGCGCCACCGCGACCCCGGCGCCCGGGGCCTCCGCCGTGCCTCCTCAGCGGGAAGCACAGGAGGGCGGTCCGCCCGTATCTGCGCAGTTCATCGCATAGGTGAACCCGGCCGGGCGCCCGCCCGGGACAATGCCGACATGACGATCTCCGTTGACTTCGACGTCCCCGTACACGACTACACCCGGGGCTGGCAGGACGGCTCCATCTACGGGGATGAGACACCCGGCGCCTT